CACGTACGGTAGGTACGGTCTGCAACCTGTGTTCATAGAGCCACGCGATATGACATGGGATAATGTAATATTACCCACACCAATGCGCGACGATATCATCCTCAATACGGTTAGTGTAATCGAGAGAAGCGATGAACTTAAGTCCAAGGGATTACCGAGAAAAAGAGGGGTGATGCTGGTTGGTAAACCTGGTACTGGCAAAACCCTTACATCAACTATACTTACCCACGCATACCCATGGACAGTAATCATATTAACTCCAGATATAACTAGCCACGGTCCAGATGCTGTCAGGTTTACGTACGATCTAGCAAGACAACTTGCTCCAACCATGGTGGTAGTTGAGGACCTTGACCTTATTGGAAGCAAGCGTAATATGAACGCGTCAGCCAAGGACGCTATCCTTGGCGAACTTCTCAACCAACTCGATGGTGTCGATGATAATATCGATATTATCACGGTTGCCACAACAAATGAGAATGGTATGCTAGATGCTGCCCTTGGCGATAGACCAGGCAGGTTCGACCTCATATGTCCGTTCGATCAGCCATCGCCAGAAGCTATTGCAATGATACTCAAGAAAAATCTCCCAGAACAGAATGATATATCATTCATGGACTTGAAGAATGCATCGGAACTCGCACATAAGCTCTTGTGCGAACCGAGTGGGTCGATGATTAGGGAGATAGTTATCACAGCAGACCAGATCTTGTATAAGAAAAACCAGGCAGATGGCACTGACTACGTATTAATCGGTAGACATTTAACGGAGTCTATTACAAAGCTAGCAAATAGGCGTGCCATTAACCAAGCGTGCATATTGCAGCGTAAATCAGGAGGGTAATCATTGTACCTGCTTAGGTGTAGATCGTGTAAGGATATCGTCTCTATCAATGATAGACAGCGTAGATGTAAGTGTAGCATGTCGTACGCCAAAATCGACTCTCGCTGCGTTGTTATGTATAGTGGACCATGCGATATTATCCGCATGAGGGACACTGATTTAGAGAATCCACTTACATATCAGATACGACCGTGGTATAAAGTCGATGATGGCGCAAGTGTGGAGAGAGTAAGTCATAGAAAGAGACAGAGATCTAATCCTACGATTGAAGTCGACGATGACATCGATAGTCATCACCACGAAATACATAGTGGTCTAATCGAAGACATCGATGAGCTACCTAGTATCGATGATGCGTAATGCATTCTTTTAGGTAAATTGTGGCTGAATTTACCGTTCAGCCACAATATATACGAAAGGAGTAAATATGTGTTCTGGTAATTGCAATATAATCCTACTCAGAGAGAGTCATTCTAATGATCGCATTGTAACATTTCCGCATATGTCGTCACACGACGATATACTTTCGAGACTTGGACTAAAACCTGATGCTGGTGCGAAAATACAGTATTCACTAATCGTTAGATCATGGAGATTAGAAGGGAGTGAGTTCATATTAGACCAGGAAGAAAATGATATGGTCACGGCATACTATGAAAATCTTTTCTCCACGATAGAAAAGACTCTTGAATGGGTAAGAAACAATGGGCAGCATTGTAGCCATAGTGTTTTGAGTATGTTTAGATATGAAAAACTTAGCAGATCTGAACGAAAGGAACTAGACGAGGCGTATGCCAAATATATACATATGTCGAATATACGCAGTAGGACCACCTCTGATATAGGTCGTAGTATAAAATGCGCTAAACTGAATTGGCTCGAAAATATTGAAAGTGCTATTAGTAAAGATATTGCCAGTAGCACTAAGATCAGACATATCGATACTAAGATTAATAAAGCTATTGGCGTGAAAAATAGACTTATGAATTCTGCTAGTACTCGCTATGAAAATAGTAAGAAATCTGGTGATTCCTCGGTTCAGTACCAACGGTACCTAGCATCAATAAGAAATATATCTACTAAGTATGGTGCCATTATCGATGAACTGAAAGTAGAACGAGACACTAGTGTAGGCTTCATAAAGAAGTGTTACGAAAATACTTACCATAATATGGAAGATTTTGGTACTGTAACCTGGAACGCTATCGTAGATGGTGCGGTTGCAGAAAATATGCCATTATGGAATGAATTCTGCGATATTGTTGCAAGGCTTATGGTAGACCCAAATAATCGAATTAGCTGCTGGGTAAATATGCCATGGGACGGTAGTAAAACTACGGTAGGTTCTTCCGAATAGACTCTGCCAGAATCGGCACCGCTCAGCTCTCTTCACGCGTCTACACTCTTGAGGGGCGAACATGCTCTTCTCCTTGATAGGAGGATATTACAAGATGGAGGCGTGGTACAATGACAGAAACTCAAAAGGCAAAAAGAGCGATGGACTTTCGTATGGATCAAGTCGATCGACTACACGCGGCATTCACAGATGAAATGCGTAAGATGGGAAAGTCGATAGGCGATCCATTCAGAACGAGCATCAAGAGGATGGCCACAGACGCTCATTTGGGTAGCGATTACGAGCCTATACTGAATGAACTAGAGAGAAACAGAATTATTGCTGTCATACAGCGACCAGTGGGTCGTACCAGCGGTACATATATGCTCAACAAGTACGGACCGACAGAGGCGTTCCATGATGATGTGGCGCGTGTTAAGGCTGTATTAGATGACATGAAGAAAGCGAAGAACCTTAATGATACAACACCAGTTGTTGTTGAGGATACTATTGTCGAACAGGAATTACCTGTAGACGTCGTTGAATCAGAATCGCCAGAGGTTATCGTTAGTAGCATAGTGGAATCTATACAAGAAGAAGCCGCAACTACAGAAGAGTTTGCGGTTATCGTAAGTGACGACATGGTTATCCCTGAGATGGAAGATGATTACTTGGATGAACTTAAGATCCCTATACCAATAGCTCCAATCGTAGATGTTGCGTCTATTGTCAAAGAAATACGTGATGGCGTAACATCTACAATGCAAGAAATACGTAAATCGGCATCTGAGGCTGCGATGAAGGCACTGGGTGAAGCATTCCAGAATGCTGGTGAAGTTATCGTTAACTATGGACCACTAGAGATTGAGCGCAATGAGTATCGTGACGAGCTCATCATAATGAGACATAAGGTGTCAAGTCTACAGCATCAGGTATCTACCCTTAAGGAAGAGCGCGACCTATATGAAGATGAAGCATTGCACCTTCAGGACAAGGTAAGCAGGACTAAGACATTCGTTGAGTCTAGTCTTATACCACTCCTAGAGGTTATACACCCAAATTTGGGATATAAATACGATAGCTTGATGCAAGCAGCACTCCAAACTGCTGGAGTTAGACATGGTCAAATCCAAGAGGTGACAGCAGAAGCTAAAAACATACTGGCTGACATCCTCAATATCAAGGCTAAAAAGTAGTAGTAATGTATGGTGGTGTGGGACTAGTTACCTATGGTTCCACACCACAGTTTATGGAAGGAATATCAATGACAGCAGATAAGATCGTTATACCCGACACATGGCCTACTGAGTGTAGCACCTGCGATAAGGTATATTGCGACGATGACAAACAATGCCAATGCCACGTGTATACGAATCCGGAGCGTGTACGTGGTAATAAGGCAATGAGCCCAAATGGTAAGTGCCGAAGTTATAAAGCTTCTATTAGTATTAAGTAGCTGCGTCGTATGATAGGATACAATATTTCGATAGATTGCTCGGATGAGTTTCCGAGCATTGTGCCACAGTGAGCGTGGGGCCTATCACCCACGCTCATGCACACCACATTTAGCAGTCCACATCAAACAGGAGGCATAATGCAAAGACCATCATTTGACAATTATTTCCGTAATATTGTTGAGGTAGTTGCAAGTAGATCAACTTGTAAACGTCACCACTTCGGAGCTGTCATAGTTAAGGATCGCCGTATACTATGTACCGGATATAACGGCTCACCAGTTGGATTCAAGAATTGCGATGAACATGGGTGCATGCGTAATGACCTTGGAATTGTCTCTGGAACACGTCAAGAGATGTGTATGGCAGTACACGCGGAGACGAATGCTATCGCTCAAGCGGCATTGCATGGTATTTCGATAAAAGGGGCGACTCTTTATGTCAACGGACAGCCGTGTTCCATGTGCTTACGACTTATGATAAATGCCGGAATATCGAGACTGGTGTATTGGAATCCATACCCAGACGAATTCTCGGTAGAGCTAATGAAGATGTCTAATCTAGAGATAGTAGTACTAGACGACGATATAGAGCCTGTGTAGTATAATAAATATAAGGAGAAGTCAGTGATTCAGAGAACGTTAATAATACTAAAACCGGACGCGTTAGAGAGAAGTAATGAAGATATCAAGGCTGGAATCGATCCATGTACTGCAGATCAAATTATGGATCGATTCAAAAATGCTGGTATAGGGTGTCTGCACTATGCCATGATAGACCCCACACACGATGAAAATGGCAAAATACTAAAAGCTCTGAAAGAACTCTACGCTGAGCATGAGGGTAAAGATTTCTACCAGCGTAACATAGATCATATGATGTCCGGTGCATTACTCCTATTGGCAGTCGAGGGCGAGAATTGCGTACAGGTGGTACGCGATATGATAGGTAACAAGGATCCGTCTAAAGCGGAAAAGGGTACAATTCGTGGGGATTTTGGTGGCGAGTTGCCAAAAAATTTAATTCACGCATCAGATTCTGTTGAATCGGCTGATCGTGAATTAAATATATGGTTTCCACACCTTGATGCTGTAATAAGACTTGGGCAAATGCTCAGAATGTTCTCCGATGAATTAGAAGTGGACGAGCAGGAGATCAACGTGCCTGTTGGTACAGAGGATATTGGAGGTAGTGATGCAGATCCTGAATGAAACACCAATCCTGCATAAGAAGAACGTGAGTGGTCTTAATCAATATTGGATGGGTCAGGTGGTTACTGATGGTGAGAACTGTTACGTGACCACAACTACTTGGTCAGAACTTTCTGGTGGTGTTGGATATTCGAAGATGGTATCGAGTATACCTAAAATGGCGATACCAAAGAATATTGGTAAGGCTAATGAGACAACACCGCATGATCAGGCATTATCTGAAATGAACTCACGTATGAAAAAGAAACGTGATGAGAGCTACGTTGGTGAAGGCGAAGTATATTCCGGTAAACCGCTAGCTATGAAGGCTCTCAAGTTTACCGATGCAAAACATCGTGTAAAATACCCATGTTGGGCACAACCTAAGCTGAACGGTGAACGAGCTGGTACTGATGGTGATGATTGGTGGACAAGGACTGGTCTACCACACATACCAGAGGTTGTACAGCATATACCGATGAAAGCACATATACTTGGTGGTGCTCCTACCGATGGTGAATTATTATTGACGGTTCGCGGTACAGAGAATGACCCAATACCAAAGTTTAGACTATTGCAGGATACGTCTCACGCAATCAGTAAGTACTACCCTGACGATAGTGAGTACGCTAGTAGTAACCTACAGTACTGGATATTTGATACTATGGATGAAAATGATCCATTTTATCAACGTAATATACGGCTCGATAACATGTTTGCCAGTATTGTAGCACCAGGTAGTATTCGACGTGTACCAACATACCTCTGTCAAGATGAAGCTGACGTCATGATGTATCACTCACGGTTTACCAAGTGGGGATTCGAGGGTACTATCATTCGGTCATATGATGGGCAATATAAATTCGGCCATCGTGTGGCAGAGCTCCAGAAACTTAAGGACTTTAAAGATGGTGAGTTTAGGATAATCGATGTGACGAACGGTACTGGAAGTCACGCCGAGTGTGCCATGTACGTCTGCATGACTACATCGGGCGTCACATTTACCGTGAATCCTGAGGGTGAACTCACCGAAAGACAAAGAATATGGCACGATTTCCGCGCACACTCCGATAACTATGTCGGTAAGTGGCTTACGGTGAGATATCAAGACCTTACTAAAGACGGTATCCCTCAATTTGCGGTAGGTGTTGCTGTTAGACCTGAACGAGATATACTATAGATACACTGGTGGCGCAATGCATACCACATTGCGCCACCAGCCCCTTAATAAGTAGCCCAACCAGGATTGGCCCCATACATACCATCCTCCATCAAAACACCACTACTATATCACTAGGAGGTGCTTCCATGGATAAACTTTCAGCACTTACAATCGAACGTGCGAAACAATCTATAGGTGTGCGCGAGGAAAAACCGAATTGGGGTAAATGGGTATCAGTGTACCTAAAATTTGTGAATATATTCACACCAGCCCCATGGTGTTGTGCATTTGTCTTATATAAGGTGCACCAGGCAGCAGGTGAACTCAAAACAAAGTCAATATTACCAAAGACAGGATATGTTCAGGGTCTTTATAATTGGGCAGAAAATAGGGGTTACATCAGTAATACTCCTGAAGCTGGTAAAATCTTCTTCGTGTGGAGCAAGGAACTTAAGAGGTATGCTCATATCGGATTTGTTGAGAGTGTTAAGGGAACAAGATTTGTCTCAATAGAGGGTAATTCTAATAGTAACGGGAGCCGCGAAGGACGTGAGGTTTGTAGTAATACTCGCGTTTACGTTCCTGACCATCATAAATTTATGAGGATCATATAGTATTAGAATTCCATATTAAGTGCGGTTTACAGCTCTCCATGCTACTTATGGAGAGCTGTTGTTCTTAGTAGATATAGAAATGTTAGTGAGGATATATATGACACAGAAGAAACTGCGTGACGATGCTGTAACATGCCGCATTTGTGCTAATGATGGTATAGACTACTCTGCAAATAGTCTTATTAGCCATATCACTATAGTACATGATGGAATGTCTCTATCTGAATATGAAGATCAGTATGGACCAGGTATAGCACCATCACTTAGAAATGTCTGGAAGGAGAAGCCCAGTGCCAAACCGTGATCTTTACTTGATAACATCGAAGAATGCTCAGAGGTACGTAGCCCATATATTTTCTGAAATGGGATTGATACCTGGTATAGAGTATATGCAAAATAAATTTTGCATAGATGTCCCAAAGCCGTTAATAGATATTATCGCTGACATGTATGGACCTAGAATTACCGATGATATACTGGATAATATTAATGCTCAATTTGAGCATGATTTGAGCGAGTGGACTGCAAACATAGAAGAATCCGATAATGTCCAAGAACTGAAGGAACTTATTAGAGCTAAACATAGACAGTGCGGTGAGCCTGTATTTAGTGGTAATACTGCACAGATCGCCATAAATGAGGAGAACGCTAGACAGGCTGAACAAAAATTGATATGCCCAGCCTGTCAATCAGAAGATGTAGATAAATTAACGATCCTTGTCTGCCGTAAGTGCCGGAGCCGTGTCCACGGATTGGACTGATTCCTCTGGATCTATTCCGTAAGATTTCTCATTAATGAACTTCTCTCTACCCTCACGGAGTTTGCGTACTAATTCGGCTAGTTCCTCAGCATGCTCCGTGGGGTCAGAGGTAACTGAGATATGGACAATCTCTCGCCATACCTCATAGTCTCTTTCCTTTTTAGACTCTAGTTGGTGTTCGTCAAATATTGGTACCAATACATAAAACTGCTGATGCTTATCTATGACTCTAAAACTTGCCTGGGCTTTAGCACCACCATACGCCTTCACTCTATGTACCATCCCAACACCAAGTCGTCTTTGTATTGTATCAAGGAGTGGTTTGTCGTCGACACGGAGCGTTATTTTAAATTCATTGTAAACGGTGGTATTGCCGGATGGCAGTTCCTTCATACGTGAATAAAAAGTCGCCTCACCAGAGCTAATACCCGCAAACCAATCATAAAATTGGTCATCAGGCATGGTGTCTGGAGCTACTTCTGTTTGTGCTATGTGTACCATAACCTCTGTCATAGGCTTATATATAATATCAGAACCATTCATCTCTACAGTCCTCCCTAATCTTTATCCCATTTATCAATATAACATAATCGATTTATAATCCAATATGCATAGTAGGGCAAACGCCTGTAATGAGTATGTTCGACTATTATATTGGTGTGCTGCCCTGTGCGGTATAAGTGAACACATGCTGAGGCGGTAATTTTCTCATATGGAGGGTCCGCATGTTTAATGCGATCAGTAGGGGTATGAATAGTGTTGCATCGTTTGTGAAAAAAGCGATGCATATAGAACAAGCGGAGCATTCCATGGTTGTTACATCATGTGATCATGCTCATGAAGTTGTTGCTATTGCGCAGCTCACTGGAAATCAACCTGGATCGGTTCTTGAAGAGTACCTCATTGAACACAATGTACCTATTAGACAGTGGCATGATATACAACAGTCACTAGTGACTGTTGGTGTTTACGCACCAATATCTCATGGAGCATATAGACGTGCTGGTGCGTATAATTTTGCTAGTATAGATAGCGTACCACCATATGCCATCATACACAATATTCGAACTGGCGCATCTTGGGTAATAGACACTAGCCAGGATCCACCACAATATATAGGACATGGATATAGCTCTCCACTAGAGGCACGTAACGTTGTTGGTAGTATTACGAAAGAGGATCCAGATAGTCGTACAGCACGTATGTCATTCGGTAAATATTACGATGGTATGCCATTCGGTGTGATAGATACCGATAATGGGCACTACATCATGGATACTGTATCTGACCCACCTAGCATCCTTAATGGTAAGTATGCATCATTACAAGATGCACAGTCAGCAATACAAGAGATGTCTGGTAATGGCATGGAGAAATCTGCAGCCAATGGAGATGCCAATGTTGATCATGGTACAACTAGAGTAAAAGTGATATATCAAGGTAAAGTCACAATGGGTACTATACTTGCGATGCGTGAGTATAGTACTGGTGGTAAAGAGTATAGAGTATTGATCGACAAGCCAGCGAGTATCGTATGGGTTAAGGAAGATAGTGTAGTGAAGATTTATGACAAAAAGGGAAGATATGGAGAGTGTGATTCAACCGGTACTCTTACTAATAGAAAAGCACTAGCAGTACGTACAATGTCAACACGTTCCATCACTAATAGGCCAGTTTCTGCACAGATGGTTCCGCCTCCACAAGGAGCGCGTCCCAATCTAGGTCCCGCTGGTGGTCCGCAAATGCCTCCACCAGGACTGCAACCTGGACCAGGGCAACCACCTAGTCCTGCACCACCGCAAATGCCAATAGAAAACATGCCGCAGCGTACACCCGAACAAGATGATAATATTGGTGGTGATGATGATAGACGTGGTGAAGTTGAAAACAATATGAACCAGCTTGAAGATATTGTTAAGCAAGTCACTAAATCTATTTGGCGTACGAATCTCTCTGATGAGAGTATGAAAAAACTCATTGAACGTGTCGTTGATGAGATATCAACTGTTGTAGCAGATGAGACTAACGATAGAGTTATGAGTATTGTTAACCCTGAACCAAATCCGCAAAATCCACAATCGCAAATGTAAGCGTACATCGGAGGTACTATGGGTAGGTTAATCACCTCCAATCTGAATAATGAGTTCACGAATGCCTTAAATGGCATTCCAATGAGTGATGGCGCACGTAATAATATGAAACGCAGCGCTGGCGGATCTGTAGACCTTATGACCCAACAGTATTTCAACCCATTTTGGGAAATGAGTACTATGGAGGTGCCAAAAGATCGAAGGAAGATAAATGCATGGTGCAGATATTTCTTTGATTCAGAGCCAATTGTTAGAGCTGCTCTTACTCTACATACTGAATTTCCGTTATCAGATATATATGTAGAACACGAAGATCCGGCTATACAAGCATTATGCCAGGAAATGATTGATAGGGCAGAAATATTCGATTTTCTAATGGATGCTGTGCTTGAATACTGGACAGTTGGCGAATTTTTCCCATTTGGCATACTGGACGATCCAGACAATCCTACAATGTGGGACAAATTCATATGTTTAGATCCAGATTATGTAGATGTATTCTCGCTACCAATGGCACATGGTCTTGCATCGAAAAGGATTAATAAACTGCCAGACCCTATTACTAAACGTATTGTAGCGAATGGTCCTAATGATCCCAACACTGGCGAAATATATCGTAATATGCCAGAAGATGTGATATATTACGTCATGCGAGACGAACCGATGCCCCTCGACCCAATATGTGCATCGCACGTTAAGAGTATGGGCAATGTTCATAATGAACGTGGAACTCCATTACTTCTCGCGTGTTTCAAATTATTAATGTACAGGGAGAAATTGAGAGAAGCTCAATACGCTATTGCAGATCGCCACGTAACACCAAAAGAGTTCTACATGATTGGTGAAGCTGGTGAGCCTGCAGATCAGGAAGAGCTTAACTCATTTAAAGATGCACTTGAGGCATCATGGACACAACCAAATCAAGCAATAGTGTGGCATCACGCACTCCGCATTCAGTGGGAGGGTGCCTGCCATGATGATCAAACTGAATGTCTCACTAGGGATGGCTTTAAGTATTATAATGAGCTATCACTTAATGATGAAATAGCGACTCTAAATCAAGGTACTGGAATAATTGAATATCATAATCCTGAAGCTATACACATATACGACTACGATGGCGATATGTACCATTTTTCCACTGATAATAAAGTAGATACTATGGTGACACCGAATCATAGAATGTTAGTTAGTCGTCGTAAAAGAGCAAATGGGGTCCGCAAGTATGCAGACTACGAAATAATACGTGCTGATGAGTTGCGCGGTGATTATAAGTTCCGCGTCGGTGCAGAGTGGCATGGTACTAAACTTGATTGTGATACTATAGATATAGGTAACCTTAGTATCACAATTGGTCAATATCTAAGACTCGGTGGATATTTTGCGTCTGAGGGGTCGTCGTACTTTAGATCGGACACTGATGGCAGATTCTATATATCGCAAAATGAAAATACTCGCGTCTTAGATGACATGCGCACTTTAATGTCTGATACCAAAATACCGCATTTTGAGTACGTATCGTCTCCCAATAAAGTTGGTAATAGATGTGTGCGACTAATCTGTAGTGATACAGATTTAACAAGAAAACTTGCTGATGATTTTGGACATCTGTGGCACAAAAAATGCGTACCACAATGGATCAAAAACCTACCGCCGCGCTATATACAGATATTTCTTGATGCTGTCTGTGATGGTGATGGGTGTGATCATCGTGGGTCCGGTTACTGGACATATTGGACGACTTCAGTGAAATTAGCTGATGATATTCAGGAATTGGCGTGGAAGTGTGGATACGCTCCTACTATTAAACCATATACACCTGAACAGAAAGGTGGGTTTGATAATCGTCGCGACTGTTATGCGGTATATTGGACCACTAAAAATGATATAGGAAAATATCCACATGTTAATAGTGGTGATATTAATATTACTAAATATAATGGTAAGGTATGGTGCGTAACAGTTCCTAATGGTCTATTTGTAACTCGTAGGAATGGCAAGTTGGCGATACACGGTAACTCAGGACGTATTCTACCTCTGAATGCAGAATTTGATAATATAGAAAAGAACATCCTTGCCGGAATGTTGATGTCTAGAGGGTTTATTGATGGAACAGGACCAGGATTCTCAGCAACAAGTGTAGCTATGGATGTCTTAATCAATAGATACCTATTCCTACGTAAGAAGGTCGAGCAATGGTTAAAAGTCCATTTCTTTGGTCCTATCCTTAGGATACATAACGTATATAAACCTGTAGATAGTGAATTGTTGGGTCGTTACCGCGTTAGTGGCAGAGATAGAGTGCCTTGGTACCCTGAAATTCATTGGTCTAAGGCAAACTTGAGGGATGACTTGCAGAAAATACAGCTAATGCAAGCATTATATGACAAAGGACTTATTCCTGCATCAACGGTACTCAAATCTGTTGGCATTAATCCTAAGGTTGCTATTGAGGGTATTGAAAAAGAAAAGGGTACTGTATTTGATAAAGCGATGAAAATTCCTGGTGGTGGTCCCGTACCACCAGGACCTGATATGCCAATGCTACCATCAGATGGTGGTATGGGACTACCTGAGGCTGGATTTGGTCCGGAGGACATGGGTGAGATGCCAATAGAAAGTATGCCAGAAGGTCTTCCGCCTGAGGCTACTAGTAATGTGAATCTACCCAATACGATGTAATGATGAGTAGCTTAACTACTATAAGAGGTGATAATGATGCCAATGGTAAGGTATGTTACAGCGTCTAATATGACGTCCAGTAAAGGCATGATACGTGATGCTAGTGATCAGATTCCGTGTAAGTGTGGAAAGTACATGCCAATGATAGCACCAAGGTGTCCACATTGTGGAGCTAATAATACGACTGATGTACCTTCTGGTACTTCTGGTAGTTAGGTGGATATAATAAATGATGTACAGACAGGCACGTGCAGAGATAGTTAATACGAATCCTGATTTAGACTCTATATATAAGTCTAATAGGACTGCATCACGCCAATTAATGCAGCGCGATCCTAATATGAAGTATTATATCGTTACTGGTATTCATGGGGATACACCAAATAATAATGGTGATTACTTCAGATATGCTGAAGAGCTATTAAAGATAAGGCCATCTATTCTAATGGCTCAATCTAGTGATCCAGCACAGCATAAATTACCGGTATATACCTACCAAACGTGGAACAATCGCGGTAGCTATATTAATCATAATTCTATACCAGAAGATTGGAATAATCCCAATAGGGTCGGCACGATCATAGATACATATCCTATCCATGATGATAAACGCGTCGATTTCCTCGTGGCTGTTGATAAGCGTAAAGCACCATGGTTAGTAAGGGCAATTGATGAGGGTGCCGTAACCGATGTTAGTATGGGATGTTGGGTAGATTGGTCACTTTGTGGTAGGTGCGGACATCTTGCTACGGCAGAGGAAAATTGGTGCGACTGTTTGCGCTACTATAAAGGTAGAGACATGGATGGCGATGGCACCAAGGTATATGAAGATAATCGTGATATTACTGGTATGGAAATATCATGGATTGTTGGTGGTTCGGGTGCTGACTCTGATGCGAAATATAGAATGACATTGGCAGGTGAAGACGAAATGGCGTTTAGTAAAGTACAGAGGTCCAACGGTGTCGGTGGTGGTGTTGCGTCTAGTGGCGTAAATAACGACGATGTAGCTAATGCAAAGCGTATCGCGAATTTGGGGTTAAATGGTAAGTCTATGATAGACCCCAATAGCGCGCCGTCGTCTATCATACTGCCCCCTGGTGTAGAACAGAAACTCGCCATGCTAGATAAACTACTTGCACAACACCCAGAGCTAATTGATGGACCTAGTACTGTTGTAGCAGAAGAGAGAGATCTTATGTCGGAGATTGAAGAGATCGATAATACTGTTCCTACTATTTCTAGGCCAAATGTTGAAGATATAAGACAGCAAATAGCTAGCACGAGATCAATGCGTGCTAAATTTGCTATATCACATGGTGAAGATTCAAGGGCTGTAAAGAGCTTTGATAATCAAATCAGCATTCTGGAAGCTGAGCTCAGTGGCACGTCTAGCCACATAGAACCAGAAATGTCTATGGAGGAGAAAATTGATATGATAGTGAAAGCGGAACTCGCGAAACTCGGTACTTCCGTTGGACGTGCTGGTGGGGTGGCTGGTACGGACGAAGAAGCTATTCGAGCTATTGTTAATGAGAGATTGGCTGCAATGGGTGTTAAGGCTCAGTCCGACATACCTAGTGCATCGCTGCACAATACTGCGGCACCTGTTGGTAATAAGAGTGATGATGCTGCCTCTATGATTAGTGGAGAGAAGCCTGGTAAGTCCCATTCCGTTGAAATTCCAAACGATGATACTGATACCGACGCTGATCTAACTAAGACGACCATTCCGAGTGCGTCGATGGAAAATCCTATGAAGAATACCAAAGTTAATACCGATCCTGCATCAATGATTAATGGAGAGAATCCTGGTAAGTCCTACTCTATTGATATCCCTACAGTACAGGCGATGCTGAATACCGCAGTACAGGCCGGTGTAGAAGCTGGTATGAGAGCGGCTGGCGCAGCTATTCCTAGTGCGGCGGTCACTGATAGTGGTAAATTGCCGTCTTATTCGGTTGAAGGAAAAGATCCTGATGGACTTATTAAACCTGAAAAGGCCGGTGCCGCTCATAGTGTGACTATTCCAGAGGTTGCCGATGGTTCCGATGCTAGCGGTTCTAAGATTCCGTCTGGTGCTATGGAAAGTGGGAAACTTCCGAAGTATCCTGCTGAGGGTAAGGACCCCGAATCGTTTATTGATGCTGAGAAGAAGGGTAAACCTCATAGCGAGGGTATACCTACCGTCACCGCTCGTAATATTAAGGCATCGTTTGTTGCCAATGATCAGTATTCTAAGAGTCATTGGATGATCACATCTGGCATCAAACCAATAATGAAGATTACTGCGTCTAATGCGTTTCCCATTGACACTAAGGGTAATTACGAGTGGTTTAGTTCTGATGAGTATGCTGGTATGGTAACAGAAGCAATAAAAGAACGTGGTATACAGGCTATTGCTAGAGAGATTGGTGCGCAACTCCTTGGTGATGAACCGAAGGGTGCTGGTGGTATGCCAGAAGGCAATCATAAACCATTAAATCCATCTCCTGATGCATCTGATAAAATGAGTGATGAAGATGGTGCCGGTAAGATTCCACTAGATGAACTTATTTCTGGTATCTTTGCTGTCCTTGTAGCTGAGGATGGCCATTATACCGTCGATGAAATTAAGTCATGGTTACAAGGCATATCTGGTGATGGTATGGATGGGTTTATGGAAAATCTCCAGGATAGCATAGACGAACTTAAGGGCGGAGATGGTGATAAGCCTGGTAGTGGAAAGCCTAAAATTAAGAGCGAGAAACCTGATGAAGGTGAAGACGCTGATGAAGATGAAGGCAAGGCACACGAAGATAAGGAGACACCAAAGGAAGAGGCTAGTGAACATAAAGATAAGAAGCCTCCTTTTGGTGGTAAACAGGCTCCTCCTTTTGGTGGTAAGAAGCCACCTTTTGGCAAGAAGGAAGATGATGATGACGACGTTAGTAAAAAGAAAGTGCCTACATTCCTTCAGGACCGAAAGGCAGAAGTTGGCTCTGTAGGTGCACCAAAATCAGAGGACGAGGCTGCATATTACAGACAGATCTTTCCTGCGGATTTCGTCAATGGGCTCTTCAATGGTGATCAGAAGTCTGTAAAACAGGCACTTGATATGCTATCTGAGGCCAAGGTTGAGAAATCTAAGGGGATGCAAGCTAAGCGTGTATCAAAAGTCCTTAGTGCTATGGAAGAGAAGGGCATGTTGGATGATGGTACATCTATGATGTCTACTGGTGTCCCTGAGATTACTGCACGACGTAAGGCACAGGAAAATAAGAAAAGACTAGCTAGCGATTTGTTAGCTATGGATGATCAATCGTTTGAGACATTTGTTAGGACAGTATCTGATGCTCCTAATAGAACAGCGTCTCAGACCATACCTGCTCCAAAGAATGGTATGAGGGCTGTCGCACAGGTTAAGCAGGATACAATGGGTACATCTATCGCTGATGCTGATGAAATGGCCGGTGGTGGTGAAATGCAGTTGTGGTCCACTCCTATAGAAATTGATGAGAGTAGACCGTCAACTAGAAGCGCATCTCGAAATTCACGTCAGGCACAGTCTAATGATATTACCGATGTAGAGTTGGATACCATGTTGGTTGATGATGATTTCGAAAACGTGACAGAAGACAATGATGACAATAGTGAAACGCTTGACATAGGGCTACAGTTAAGCTCACCGTCAGACGAATTACTTGAGGCATCTGGAATAGATCTATCAGACGAGTAATGGCTCAGTCTATTATTACTAGTAGGAGGTGACTAATATGTTTAAAGTATTGCGGGGTGGATACAGGGTATCCTTAGCAGCTACTACGACTGCAGCATTCGTGCCAGGTCTGGCAGCTAAGATTGTTGCAAGTGACACCGTTGCGCTGTGCGATGACGCGGCACTTGCGGTTGGTATATTCTTCGATGACTCAGTTACTGAGGTTACACCGGTTGCTGGTAGTCTAGCAACAGTAGTAATGGGTGACTTCGAAGGAAGTACCGATCAGGTTATCGTATCAGGACTCACCTTTGGCGGGTCGCTGGGCATAGATGCAACGACTGGTAAGTTTAAGGTCGCTGCAGCAGGTGATAGAGTAGTCGGTATCGCCATCAATACACCAAGCGCGACGGTTCCGTTGCACTTCTGGTGGTTCGGTGGAGCAACACTAATAGCATCCTAATAATTTAGAACGGGGAGGTGAATCTTAAGATGAGAATGTCAAGAGCGCAGCTCGATCGCTATATCGAGCGACAGATACGAAACCCTCAGGGTAAATCTCGTATCGGTCAGAGTATGATGGAACCCATTCGTAAAGGACGGGATTACGTAGGTCTTACCAGAAAGTGCCTTTGGGTAGATAAACTACCTACCGGTGCTCCAATGTGGTATGATAAAGATCCTGACGTATACGCTACGGTACTCTCCAAGAGAGGTGGACCGACTTATCAGCAGATCGAAGGTACTAGGATCACTCCTTCTCCCTATGCGATCGTTGCATACGTCCGAATCCCTGCACTTGAAGTCGCCGTAAGACGATTCAATATCCTTGATCGTGAGCAGACTAGGGCACGCGCTGAAATGGCCGCTGCTGAGGACGTGGAGTTCTTCCGCGCACTCAAGTCGATCTTCTGGACCGACAGCTATCTGACACCGACCGAAGGTACTGCAACGTACGCTTCCGCTACTGCTACTGCTGGTAGAAATGCCATCACAGCTAACGGTAGTGATACACTGAGCAGAACCCAGCTTGCCGCTGCATTTACGCAAGTTGAACAGTGGGATGCTCCTGTTGCCAACATTCTGATGAATGCCAATGGCTACAGAGGATTCCGAACATGGTCTAACACCGACTTTGATCCTGTCAGTCAGCGTGAGTTGATTAAGACCGGTTACGTCGGCGACATCTGGAATGCTCAGGTCCGCGTGAGCCGAAAGATGGAAGCAAAGACCGTTTACTGCTTGGCTGAGCAGGACTTCCTTGGTGTACATGCTGTCAGGCTTGACCTGGACCAGATGGACGCACAGGATCCTGACAACCTGTTGCTCGGTTGGGTGTTCTACGAATACGTAGCATCTGTAATCGCAAATAACTATGGCGTATCAGTCCTCCAGCTTTCCTAAGTTGGGCGACTAGCTATTATATTGACTAGCTTTTATTAGGCTGGTACTTAGGGGAAGGTAGAAATGCCTTCCCCTTTGTTATGTTTAGATACTACTATGTTTGTGATACTGAATAGGTGGTGATATCATGGATATAATGTGGTCACAAACTGCCGCGTCCGGTGTGTATGGATATCATATAACACGCGCTAACAACTCGCTTGGCACATATGAAGACGTCGATGATGTTGTAGGTGCTGGTGTTACGTCATACGTTGATCCTAGTGGTACTCCCACTAATTGGTACAAGATATATACTAGATATGATAACGCTGGCGGACCACTTGAATCTAGTGGAAAAGCCCAAACGTTTAGTGCATCAATAGTAAACCAGTACGGAGTGCAGGTATACCAGGATTATATATCATCTGGGGGCACCGTCGATATTTCTATCGGAACATATGTGATTGGTAGTATCTCGATAAAACTCCTCAAGGGTGCCACTGTGGTGTCCACGTGGAGTATAGAAACAGACGAGTTTGGATCGTATTCAGGACAGATATTGATTACGGCTCCTGATGGCGACTATACTATATCTGCGTACGATGGTGATACTTTACTCGGATCCGATAGTCTATCAGTGTCTAGATATATGGTAGGCATACTAGATACATTGAACGACCTCTTATTCGAATTTCAACACATACACGTTAGTAATGAGAGTGTCGTTGAAATGAATACTGGTGGCTCACTATTCAAATTTGCATTTAAAAACTGGGGTATAGACACACCACCACAATTTTTTGTCGATAATGGCATAATTTTAACATCTAAGAATTATATTGACTATAATAATGGCATAGTTGGTGTGTCGGGTATACCGTACGGTAGTAGTGTTACTGCCGATTATACGTTCAGGTACTTTACTGATGAATCGCTTAGTAAATTCATCAGTCAATCATTAAACGAGATAAATATTAAGAAACCATATACGGACTTCGCATTAGGAACCACACCTGGACCATGGGATGCTCCGATACTATATGGTGCATATAGATTAGCTCTTAGACGTATACTACAAGGTTTAATGTTTAGGGATACACAGCTCATCCTGGCTGGTGACAATGCCATTCCACTAGTACAAACGCTTTATACACAGGTAAACGTTGATTTTCAAGCAATGGTCAAAGAAACCAAGAGAAGAGGTCTGGTTAGTCCTAATGTCATAGCGTCTGGTAAGTACAGAGTGCCTGGTAGAGTTACTGGCACAAACTGGAGACAATACGCTGGAATTATGACGTAATATTGGTACGTTAGGAGGTGACATTTAGTGAGTGATTTATATTGTACTAGTCAGGATGTGAAAGATGTTCTACGGCGTATAGTGGTATTTGGTACTAACCCTGCAAAAGGTGAAGTAGCCGATGCTGATATTGAAAAGCATGTTAAGAGTGCGTATGGCCGGATTAATGGCGTTTTATCGCACATGTATTTCACACCTTTACGTAAAACAATATCGCGGAATACAGATACATATGGTACTACTGAGTATCACTATGATATTGTTAGAGCTAACGCAATTCTAGCTGGGTCGATGGTATTGAGTTCAATATTTGGTGAAATAGATCCGGCAATGTCGCAACGCGCAGTAGACCTTGCTAGTGAGTTTGACAAAATAATGTTGCCATACATAACCGGTCAGTCAGTGATTGATGGACAACGTAGAAAAGCTAGATCGCATGGTGTAACACCATCAATACAGGCATCGGCTGGCCCCTCTGGAGAGGTAGCAAAATGATGTTAGTAATTAAAATTGTCTTTGGTATTTTAGTAGTTGCAATTATAGGAGTGTCGTTTTGTTACGCATTTAGGCATGTCATAACGAAATTACGAGGGGTGTAATATGACAGACGTTAGACCAATCCTAGACAAGATAGCAGTACAGGCAGACGATCTCAATAATGTTTCTGAAATACTAGATTCCGATGAGAAATTGACTATTAAGGTGTTCAGCAGTTTCATAGAATCAGTACATGATATGTTGTCATCTGAGGTGTAATAAATGGTATTAAAACCACCGCCCGATATACAAAACAAAATACGTGATGCTTTTAAAGCATGGCTTGAATTGGATGCCAATAATACGTTTATTAATACCGCTTTGTCTGCGTATACTAGTGATGAATTCGTCGTATATACTGCGCCACAGGTAGCACCGCATTTCCCCAATATCTATATGCAACACGGTCCAGAACAGCAAAATAGGTTATCAACTGGTGTGTTTGCAGAATTACATTCGTATACAATACAGGCAAATGCTAAATCTAATGATGCAGCAACTCTAGAGAGTATGACTGCAGTATTTATAGATGCCATTAGGACACTTTGTTTACGTGGTATTAATCTGCAGATTACTGTTGGGACAACCGTACTAACCGTATGGGACTTACAAATGCCTCTTAGTATTAATTATACCGAGCGTATGGGCAAGGGAGTAAGGACTGGGTCAATGACTGCTACGTTCAAAATTGATATACCAACAGCATTATATGACCCATGAGTACATCACGCTACTATAGGTAATAGATGATAGTATCATCTACGATTTCAGGAGGTGACTACCAATGCAGGGTGCAGCAGGATACAAGGGTATAGTCACGATAGATGGTGTTGGGTATCCATACACTAATGAAACTATCGCTGAGACACAGAATATTATTACACCAGACGTTAATGGGTCACCCACTTCCTTAGGAATTAGTGAAGGTGGGCTCACTCGTCAGGGTAACATTACATTCCCAATATTGGGACGTGCAATGCTCTATGACATGCTACAGCTATTTATCAAGTCCGAAACCGAACGCAGAGCGAATAGGACTATCATAATTGATAATAGCTTTTCAAGACAAACGTATCACGGTGCTCTAGGCACATTTGAACTTACTGCGGATCCAGGTGGAGGTTTATCTGCTACCTGTGGTATCAGATGTGGCGTAGTTGATAGTACAGATGTAATCACATACGGTGATTCTACTGGTGGAACACTCGATTCTAAATATGTCGATAAGCCACAGATTCCATTCTGGAGAACTCTAGTTGAGGTCGGAACATCGGCAAGTGGTGTGTGGAGTGCTGTAGACGCAAACTGGGTTGCCGATGATGTATCTGGATGGAGCATTAGCCTCGATAATCAGATCGGGGGAACATTCATATCAGCAGCAACGGCAATTGATCCACAGGGCGAGAGATTGCATATGGGTCAACAGAAGTGTAGTGGAAACATCACGCTTATCAATCCATACATTGATGGTAACTTTAAGAGTAAGCCTAATGGCACTTGTATAAGAATCTCAGTGTACGATATACGCGACTACGGGCATGATGATTCTGGTGGCACATATGGATATAAGGGTACACCAGGTACGATTTTCATACCAATTGTTAAGTTTGGTGAATATGGTGTGCCGCTCCCAGAGCCAAATACTAGGATTACGCAAAGACTCGGATACCAAGTAGCTAATAATCTTATACCAGAAACAGATAGCTCTACTGATTCATTCTTGTTGAGGGTCAGTGCTTCTACTACTTGGACAGATACAGCGTAATATTGGAGGTTTAAGGTTATGGCCGATGGCATATATAAATCTAGAGTATGCTTCGGCGGACTGCCTATAGCTTGGAGTCGATGTACCCTCAATACATCGAACGTATATAACTTGAGTCGTAGGCCGGTGCCGGACTCATATTCTTCGTCAGTAACGATGGGGCCATCAACATCTGGTGGCCTCATCAGTATCCCCGCATATGACATATACGACACTGATGCTTCATGTGATTTTTTGCAGGTACTCAATGGTGTCCTCAATACGGTAGAACCAATAGATATAACTGTAGATTATGTATCAGATGTTCGTGTATTTTACAATTGCTATATAGACGCAGTAAATATAAATTGTGGCAATGGATCATACGTATCGTGTGACGTACAAGTATCATCTCAAGGGTGGGAATATAGTACTTATCCGACAGATATAGGTCAGACATACCCACAAAAATTGGTAACATCATATAGAACAGCAGTATCTGGATGCGATATAATTACTGACAACGTTTCCGAGTGGTCTATATCTATTAAGCGTAATAATGTTTATAAACATACGTGGGATGGTTATAGATCATTTAGTCATGTTGGCATTGGCGCTGTGGATGTTTCAGGTTCGATTACAACTATAGAAAGACAAGAGTTACGTGGTAGTGAATCAATTGACTTTCTTCTAGGTGAATCAATAGATAATGATGATATAGGGTTAAGAGTACACTCTGCTATCTGGGATGAAGATCCCACAGATCTTGATAATCATAGTAATCGAATAACGCAGAAGTTTAGTTTTACATCTGTTGGTGACTATGTTTACAGACCAATATACGTCATTACTGGTGATTGGGATGGATTAACATAATATCCTCCCAATACAAGATGGGAGGTGATATATGTTATGGGATATAGGAAGCAAGGTGATACATTCCGCGTTAACATAGATGTTCTTCAGACAAAAAGCGGCATATCAATTATACGTAGTGAATCACATAAGCATGATCTACTATCGCGTGGATATGATCAATCGCAGATAGTTACTGAATGGGCTGAGTTTTTACATTGGGACTATCAAACAAAACTAGAAATAGATATGCAGTCAACATTGTTTGATAGGACTAGTGGCACCCACTACATTAATCCTATACTTAGGAAGCATAATAAGTACAAATACCTACTGCGCGGTTGGAGTATCACAGAGGATGATGGGTCGCCGATTAATGTAAAGCTTAATCCCGAAGGAACTCAGTTAGACCTAACATTTGTGCGTGATAGTATAAATGGTCCACATGCTATAGACCCCATCATACTTGATGCGTTTATTGATAAAGCTGATATGGTATTGGAACTAGGTATGCGCGATTCTGATCTCGACAAACCAAACCCAAAAAAATAAGCCCAGGAGATCGTCATCGCTCATTTAAGAAGTATGCCGCAGGGTTTTATAGTAATCGCAAGAATAGTGGCATCGTTGATATGAGTGCTGACATATTAGAATTGTATGAGTTCGAGATAGCTAGAATACTATGGAAAGATCTGGGTATCTCCTGGGCTGACTTTCATAATATGGATCCACAGAAAGTAGAACGCATATTACTCGCACTACAAATACGTAGAGAGCTAAACCCAAATAGTGGGTCAGGCTGTCCATTTTCGTAAAGGAGAATCTTAGTCATGTCAAATCTTTCTAAATATAGAGTAGATACCAATAAGCGCATTCCTATAGTCATATATGTTGCTGTGAATGAAGACCATACAAGATCGAGTGTACTATCTCTTGAGGAATATGAGTCGTTTGTGCAGCGATATACACCAAATAATAAAGATGAAGGTACAGAATCTACTGACGATCTGAATATACAATTTGTACCGTCTGATTATACACGTGAAGAAGCTAAGATGGTAGCTACTAACGCTGAGCTCGATGCACTTATTAGTCAGGAATCGATAGTGAATAATCCCATACTTGGATACTACCATGATCCTTCAAGTGTCAGATTTGCAAAGATCAAGTATTTGCTCAAAGACTGGACAATCGACATGCCTCTCAAGCTTGTTACCTTGTTTGAAGTGGAACAGCTAGATGCATCTACAGTCAAGAATATAAGACGTAGCCTCCCTACTGCTATCCTTGCAAAAATACTTCAGACATACGATGAGAAAGTGCTGTCGTAATGCGTCTCCAACTACTATATTGCTGAGTGCCGCTCAGTACCAGGCGCTTAGTTAGTATAGTAATTAGTGGAGGATGCCGTGGCTGCACCTAGAGACGATCAATCTGAGAAAGTTGATATTGCAGTTTTAGGTGCTAAAATCGACGCTCTTACTGAAACTGTTACATATATGAGTAGTAGTATAGGACCATTACTTAGTAGATGTGGACAATGTCAGGATTTTATGTCACGTGCCGATAAACAATTATGGCATGCCGATAGTGGTGATAGTAGAATTGCTGATTGCGAAGGTAGTATTAAAGGACTTAAAATTCAGGTAAAAATCCTCAATTCGAAATTTTGGACAGTTGTTGCCGCGACAATAGCATTTGCATTCGGCGGGTGGTATTGGACATGGCAACAACTGGCGACACACATGATACAGCAATCCAGTAGTATTGTCGATATTATTAAAGGCAAACCTGGTCCGTAAACGCGTTTCTTGTTATTCCAAAAGCCCCATGGGTCTTATAAACCGTTCTTGATAAAAGAGGCACTCCTCTTTGGGCGGGAACGGTCGTCTCGGCCATTGTAGAAACCATGTTGACACCATCTATCCCTTTTCGTGCGTCTACACTTTTGAGGTAGGAATATCACTTTGACGTGAGAGGTGTACATTATGTGGTGGTGGCCATTGATACCAGCAAAACTATTAAAAGATAGCTATAGGAGAGATCAAGAAAAAGCCGTAGACAAGTGGATGCGCGATCATCCAGGTATTGATCCTCCAGATGGTATGTATGGGAAGGAATACCATAACCCATATCATGAAGAGCCTAATCAGACCGTCCATGGATATCCATCTAATGAAGATTCTGGTACTGGGTGTGGATGTGGATGCTGTCTCACGCAGACATTCTTTGAGATCATATTGGTAATTATATTCTTACTTATTATCCATTGGCTAATATCGACTGGACAGGCAATCATTGATGCTCCAGGTAGTGTGTATTAGACTTTCGTACATTAGTAGTAAACACTCCCCAACATTACACCTATTATATTCATAGATTACACTTCGAGAGGTATACCATCATGGCAAACATCATAGGAGAAAATTTAGCTGGCGCAGCTCTTTTAGCTGGTGCCGGTGCTAGCCCTGGTGCTATACTGGCAGATAGTGTTCTTGGTATAGCTACATCTATGCATGCAGTATCAGACGCTGCAAAAGGCATGTCAGGTGAAATGGGAAGTGCGCTTAATTTTGGTGCTATGCAAGCAAGCGTACTATCATATACAGTAAGCCTCTACAATTTGTCGAAAAACCTACATATCAGTGCACAAGAAGTCGATAGACTTAAAGTTAATGTCGTAAGTCTATCAAAATCAATGAATATACCACGTGCAGATATCATATCTATGCTTGACGGGCTATCCAGATCTGTGGCTGGAGTACGTCTTAATGTCAGAAGTCTTAATAATAAAGACCTTGACGACTATATGAATAAAATGGCGTATGTATTCAGAGATCAAGCTCCACAAATGATGGGTCAGTTCAATAAACTTATTGAGCAAATGCCTACAATGCAAGACGTATTTACTGGTAAAAGAGCCATGAGTGGACAGGACTTCATATCAGTAATGCGTCAATACAACTATGAAACTGCTGTATTGGTCCGTAGGTTTAATGAAGCAAAAGTAAAAGTTGATGATCCTGAATTTAAGAAACTACGTGAATTCCAAGATTTTCAGATGTCAGTAAAGCGTGATTTCAATGATGCGATTATAGACATGTCACTTGCATGGCAGAAGACAATAACTACATTTTTGGGTGACATGCGTAATGTTGGTGTCGCAATCGGGCAACTCTCTAGTAAACTTGGTGGTGGGGTAGGTACAGGTGGTGGGCATTTATTAGCATATGGTGGCATGACTGCCGCTGGACTTATGGCTGCAAGAAGAGTTGGGATGGCACCAGCATTGTCAGCCTTACCAGGATTATTAGTACCAGGACAACTTGGGGTCGCATTAGGTAGCATGAGAGGGCTTTTTGCAATACGAAATCCAAATGACCCATTTACCATGTTTGGTGGACGCTTAGGTACCGGTATGACTAGGGGTGAGTCTGGAGCTCAATTTATGAGGTCAATGGGTCCTGCATTACTAGCTGGGTTTGCTACATATATGGCAAATTCATATGTTATGCAAAATGCCAGAGAGAAACAAAAGCCATCTGTTGGTGGCGCTATTGCTGTTGGTGTAGGTGTTGGTACAACAACAGCGCTAGCATTTTCGTTCACTGGATATTGGGGGTTACTTATTGGGGCTATTAGCGGGCTAATAGCCGGAATAGTTAGTTTTAGAAGTCAAACTAAAGCTGCTGGCGATGCATTAAAAGAATTTAAACAGGGAATAGCTCACAAATATGCCCAATTGAATGAATTGGGTAGTAAGCCAATGCCAAAAGATCCACAAGGACAATTTGAGTGGTACAAATCGCAAATTGAGAAATTTCGTGAGATTGAAAGAGATAGCTATTCTAGTAAAACTAACGATTTTAAGGCGCGATATGAATCGGTTAAACATCAAATAACAGAAGAAGAAAGAGAGCGTATTAGTAAGGATCGTCCTCAACCTGGGTTCAGGCGCACTCAACCTGGAGATTTTCAACCTGTGCCACTAAAAATGGTAGGTGATAAAGATCCTGAACTCCTAAAAGCCGTAGCTGACCGCATGAAAAAAACTATCGCTGGTGCGGATATTAAGAATTATGAAAAATCATTCAATTCTATTCAAATGGATGATAAAGCTGCAGTAGCAGAAATGAATAAAAGGGGCAACCGTATTAGCATAGAAGGTTTTGATAAATCTCGTATGATGGTCGAATGGATACAAAACCTTAAAACTATTCTATACCCAACATTACAAAATCAATCTGAAGTAGCTTCTTCTATGTATGATATGGCTAGACGCGGTGGTGGCACATTTCAACTTGGTATGCCAGGTAAAGGTGAAGTTGGCGAAGGTGATTACAAGATGAAATGGGCTATTCCTGGTGGAGAGCGCACCATTGGTGGGGATTGGAAGGGTCAATCCGATGCTTTATCTGCCTCGGTTAAGATTGCAAAACAACAACTTGCATTACTGCGTGAGGAAGCCCATAAATTAAGTCCAGATGACGTTCAAGGACTTATGGAGATGAATACTCGTATTATGCATACGTCCATGAACATTGTGCAACTTGGTAAGGAAATTCGTAATCTTGAGCGCGAACAGAAAATGACTGAAAAGGTTGAGTTTCCACGTGCTGAGGCTCAATATAAACAATGGAAATCTGAAAATGCCCCACGTGACTGGGGTAAAGCGTTTGAAGATTACGGTTCCGGTAAAGGACCAGCACCATGGCAAGATATCGTTAAATACGGTAAGGAACAGTCAGCGATAAATCAAATAGAGCGTAATGATCTTCAAGATCGTATTAAGAACTGGAAAGAGTATGGATACAGTATTCAGGAAGTATTTCAGTTTAAGCAAAGATTATTGCAGATAGATAGAGAGGAAGCTGAGCTAAAGGCTCGTATTGCTCTCGTGCCATATGAGATGCGTTCGCAAAAGATTGGATTTGAGAAGGGTCTTTTGCAGGAACGCATTAGTACATCGGAAATATTTGGTGTCGATATACGCAAGCAAATCGACATGATTGATGAGGGTGTATCATTAACTACTCGTGATCTTAAGAATAATAAAGAGAAGCTTGAGGTAATGAAATCACAAGTGCATACTGCTGCTGAGGAATTTGCACTCAGACAGCAGATATATGCTGGTGAGCAGGACCTTATCAGAATAGAGAGACAAAAGATTGCCCTCCGATATCAAAATAATATGGATGTTGAACGGAATATATCTGAATTTAGACAAACTCAACTTAGAGTGATGCAAATTCAACATAGACCAGCAACCGAACAGATGCCAATTCTGTATGAACAGATCGATGATACGAATCGCCGTATGCACATGATCATGAATGTCATGAAAGAGATGGAGCAGAATGGTGCAAAGGGGTCATCGCAATGGCGAGATAGGGTTAAGGAACTTCGTGGGGAATATGAGGGTCTATACAATCAAATAGATTATGTTCGACAATCGTGGGCATCTATGATAACCGAACAAGGTATGCAGCTTGATGGTGGAACATATACTATGCCAGTTGGTGCGTCTAACTGGCAGATGTTAGGTTCCGGATTCTACCCATACAAACAATCTAGGGATGAATATGGCGGAGGTATCGGCTCATACACATCTATGCACAAGGGTTTCTATGATAAAGCTGTTAGCATGATGAAGGATAATGGAGTAACAGATACACTCAATGATTCGTTTAAGTATTTATTGAGTGGACAAGCATCTACAGCAAATATAGAGAAGAATTCTGCTGACAGGTTTAAAGAAGGTGTCGATAAATTTAGAGACGTTGTAGGACAAGCGTGGGGCATTAATGGTTATGTACAGCCTGGAAACACCGCATACTCTACAGATACCGCTAATGACATGTTTGGTCAGGACATAAACAATGTTATTCCTACTGAATCTGCGCCTATACCGTCGTCGGTACCTGGGTCTCAGGAAATAAGTGATAACCGTAATAGTGGATATACCTACAATGAACCCGATGTTCAGACTATAATAACGCTGCCTACACCTGATTTTCAAGAAATGCAGAATATTAGAAATCAAGGTGGCGAATTACAGATGCAACTTGCACCGGTAGGTCGGCAATCTAGTAATACACAACAGCATATGCCATCTGGGTCAAATTCCATAGACGTTCAGATAGGCTCCCAAAAGGTTGGCAAGCTTACACTCGATAGTGAGGCTATGAAAGCCTACTGGTATCAAGTGGCAGGTGGGACAGTGTAATGCCGTATTTTGAAACTGGGCGCACAGGCTCTATGTTCAGCTATGAATTTAATACTAGTTACTCACCAAATAAAACAATAACTTATTATGATGCTGGCCATGGTATAGTATGTAGGGTAACGCGTGGTATTGGTGGTAGGGGATACCTTAATTGTAACCTACTAAACTCATTATATAGCTCGGTAATAAATACAAACTACCTGAGCATACATACTAGTTATGAACATTACTTATATTACAATGGACTAAGTGATCATGATAAAAAAAGATTAGATGAGGATACTAGGGCATTATACGGTAGTGGTGGTGGAGGCACTATATATGAATCATGTACAATATCATTTCCTAATAAATATATAGCAGAGATTACTGATGGTTATGGTTCATATTGGACAGCACTAAAAGACTGGCAAGATCTAGTTATAAATTATATTAGCTGGTCTGAATATAATAGCAACGCTACGATTGGTATTCCGATACATGTTGCATTTGGAAGTGGTGTTACTAAATATATATTAACTATGAGTGGGCCAAAGCTCAAGGATATCGGTGGATCCAGTGTAAATCCATTTGTGGATGTTACTAGTATTTTAACACCAAAAGTAGATATAGGGGTAGATTGTGGTCAAGGAGTGTCGTTCTGTTTCTACGTAAATGGTATATATAGAGAACCATATGTTCATAAAGTCAATAGCGATGGAGATGGTCCAACTTTTTATGGTCCAGGTCTTCCAATTGGTGACCCTCCACCAAATCTAGATTATATACCAATCGGTGATTTTGCTGAAACACATTTATATAGATTTATAATCGGTGGTGAGACCATAACCATAGATATTGATGATTACCTCGGAAATTATGGTAGTAGTGCTACGGCTAACTTCTCATCATCTAATGTTTCATGGAATACTGCTGGTAAGACATACGAAATGGCTGGCATGGATAGTAATGCTAGAGTCATTGATGGTGTCATTTCTTGTGAAGCATATGCTCAGGATATACCACGCCAATATATATCGTGGGACAAGATAAATGGAACGCAAACGGGTACTGGTTGGTACCAATACAGTCGTTTTGTAAGGACCAATATTGAACATAATGGAATTGGTATAAATCTTAAATGGCCAGTAACCCCACCACCGTCGTATCAATATATTGGTGACCTTAAGAATATAGATGGTAGTACACCGGAAGCTACACCACATTACATTGATATTTTTGATAGTAAACACTGGCGTGGTAATATATCTCCAGTGTTTACTCCGGAACCATATTTCCAAATACACGTAGATAAAAGACCAAATTATCAGGGTCGTACGTTATCAGTAACACCAGGATTCTTAGTATATCGTGAAGATGATGATACATACAGATATGATGGTGTATTCCCTAACGATGTTGATCAAGTTGACTATAGTTGGGAACATAAGCCAGGGTGGTGTGTGTTAAAAAATGGTGTTTATGAACCACTAGGGAAACATACGTACGGATTAAAACTTCTAAATCCTGAACAATTTGATAACATGCCGTCAAATAAGGACGTACTTCTATCGTATCCTAAATCATTCCACATGTACGACCTCGAAGTTGATACTAGTGATATTACAATCGAAGATTTCTCAACTGGATGGTCAGGTGTTGACTGTGTAGTTGATTATACAAGTAGTGGTCTGTATGTGCATGATGTTGGTCCACATGGGTCAATACATAGAACTTTCGACCCCACATATATGCCACCACATAGATGGTGGCAGTTAGATGTTGATGCTACTGATGGGGCGTCATGTGTGTTATCAACTACTGATGTTGGATTAAAATATAAATGGCCACCACTAGTTGATAATAAAGAGAAAATGAAATGGGTTAATTCAACAGAATATCACCCATATTATACATATTACTCATCGATAAATGGCGATGTGTATAATTTTCCAGTTGATGGTGGTGGTACAATATATGAAGCGCATGCTCCAGTACTATGTACTGGAGACACACCAAAGGCATGGTATCTAGAATTTAGTGGTAGTGGTATTAATATAGATACGTATATGCCATCAAATCCTCCAGATGATATTGACTATATAACATCATTGATTGAGCAAATTAGACCTTTAAATAGATATGTGGAAGATGCTCCAGTATCAAATAATCTGCATGATCAGAATTGGCCTGGTGATTACCTACGATGGTCGTGGGGTATTGGACATATAAGCGGCATATTCTTCGATGGGCTCATCCCAGGCATGGAATATACTTTTAAGTCAATGGTGGCTAAATCTACTGGTGATATTAGTAAGTACGTTAATGGTACTGGTAGTACCGTGTCGAATAATAATGTCGTCATTGCTGGTTGTAGTAATATCGATTCGTCCGGTGTATACCATTACAACGATAATTACAATAATGCACCTGTGGATGTCAGCGGTGTGGCATATCCGATATCCACAGAATTTGATGATTTTGATATTAATAAATATATTATCGGTAGTAGAGACGTGGTGCCAATGCCTACAATATCAGTCTGTGTTGATGGTAGAAATTGGTGGGATTTTCATACATATATACCCGATACATCTGGTGTGTACGCGATTACATATCTTGATCGAAATGACTATGGCGATGGCATTAATTATGATCCCGTTTCATATTATATACCATATAGTGGCATAGTAACCTTTGATGATTATGATATACGTAGTATTGAAAACATAACAACACTACCAATATCGTCATTTGATATTAACCCATCAAATGGATCGTATCCTGAAGAAGCTTTAGGTAGTTACTATGATAGTTATCCAATCTCATATGATAACGCAAACTATATTGCACCGGTTGAAATGTGCATGGGGCCACATGATGCTTCCATAGATACAAGTATGAGTGTGTATGTAAGACCAAAATACTCATCGGCAACTGCCCATGCATTATATGGTGATGGCATATCTACAGGTGGGGTATTAAAGTTCTACTTCACACGCGTTGCACAGGGTAAGATATATGGGCACGCATACGACAATGGCGTAAACATGGATGATGGAAGCGTACTTACACCATCATTTAGTAGCGGATTGTTTGTTGAGAGTATCAGTGGTATATCAGTAGATAATTGGAGTAACTTCTTTATTCCAGTGTACCCAGATGATGCATTTGACGATTTTCTATACGATCCGAATATGGGACTATATAATCCAGACACTAGTGAATCCCTCACATACTACTCAGGAGTACATTATAGTAGTAGTGTTGGTAATACTGAAACGTTTAACTCTGGGCAGTATGAATTTGATAGGATACCAGCAGCATATGGCATTAGCTGTAATGGTAGAATTGTACAACCATTAGCTCACTTCGATAGGCACAATACTAGGATGGTTATTAACTTTAGACCTAGATTGTCAGGAATGTCTATTGATCATGTTAGGATTAATGGACGTAATGAGTTATATTACATCAATCAAGATGACGGACTATCTGTATGTATTATTGATGATCATGATAAAATAGAGGAAGATACAACCATAGCTGATACTAGTAGGTATATATCCCCAAATATTATGATTGATAGGTCTAACGGTAAATGCCTAATATACGTAGACTATGATACCAGAGAAGTGATATATTCATATAATACTTCCCACAACATAACAACTTGGCGTAATACTAATAAGAAGGTATTGTGCGAAGGGTACGATAGTGTTAGTGCAGTATATATACCTGATCGAGCTAAGATTGGGCTAATGCTATACAGTAAGAGTACTTATCAACTGTATTGGGGCACCATTTCTATTTCTGATCACAATATGGCCAATGGTATTGATAACCTAACCTTAGTGAGTGGTGATATACCTAAACATAAACCATCACTATGGTATAATTCTAAAGAAAATGTCATAATTGCTGTATATGCAAAAGTTGTAAATAAAGCTCCACACGATTTATACAAAATTATCAGTACTGACTGTGGTGTTACGTGGAGTACACCTGTACTAATTGGCACAACAGATCTTGCACCTGATATTGCCGTCGATACTAATAGTGGATCGATACATATTGCTGATGTTATTAGAAGTGATAATACGGTATGGTACGTGGATATGCCACGTAGTGAATATGGTGTAAATATTAATAGTAAAGTTCACACTCCAACCATGATGCACTCACCTTCTATACAGATATTACCATCAAATACAATATCTGTTGCCTACTATGATGATAAAGGAATTCCACACGTTAGCATTTCCACTAATGGTAGTTCATGGAGTACATAAGATATGAGTATAGTACGTTCTCTTCCATGCGTTGATGTCGGTTGGGCTAATCCAGCACAGGCATGCATCCGAAATGGTATGAGTAGGCACGATGCTGCCGGATCCATATGGAATGGCCTATCTATAGGTCGCGATGATGGTGGCTTCTTTGTGTCGTATGACAATGCATACTTTGATAGTTGTAACGACAAAGACATGACACGCGATTTTGAGTATGATCCGATTACTGGTGGTATGCATCTCAGATCGTATATACACGGATATGACAACACATTTAGCGGTATAGATTTACCATCAAATGCTGATGCTGATGATACTGTTATATGGGATGGTGATGGTACGTGGAAAAGTGTTATTGGTGATGGTGCACAATTCGCTCATATAATATCGTCTGATACTAATGATGATGCCCTATCCAGTAATAGATATAGGTATATATCCACAGATTATACTATTCAAGAGGGTGAATGGTTTGCATTGTCGATTAAAAGATTTGTGCCACAGCGTGGTGTAGATCCCGATAACACAGTAGTGTATGTATATTTCGGAGGAGTATCCGAATGGTGCATTGGATTATACCAAACAAAGGCACCGTCATTATTCCAGTTTAATGGAGATACTGGTATATACGATCAAGTCAGTGTTGGTCCATCCGATATGTTTAATGTTGGTATTACCGACACATTAGTGGTTCGTACGCTATGGGATACTATAGAGATATCAAATGGTCTTGATCATAGTAGGGAATCGACGTGGTTCCATAAGTGCACTGATTATAATTGGAATACAAATAATATGTACCCCGCTATTGAGGACGGATTAGATTATCCAGCTATCAATAGTAGCGTACCATATAAATTGATAATTGAACTGTATAACACTGACGCCATGATAGCACTATTACCTATAAGATTTGTTACTGGTGGACAAATCTTATCACCATATATACCACATGACTTTTCTCAATCAGACTTTGATATGAATGCAGACTGGGGTGTGTACTCATCTAATTGCGATGGTACTTTTTCAGCTAGTGGTACAAATGCGATGGTTGGAGATAAAACCTGTGTATACTATCAAGTGGATATGGGCATGTCAACATCTGGTATATATAGTCCGGTGTTTTGGGGAGTAAACCTACATAAAGGTCCTGAATTTATTGATATAGAATGGCCAGAGCTTCCATCACTTAGTGGCGCTGATGTTACAAGTCTAAATATTAGGGCTGATACCGAAGGATATAATGGTACAATAACATTTAGTAATCAAAACCCTGATGGTAAATTTACTGGACTATCTGGTGCAAAGCGTATATATGTAGACGCTGGATGGCATTTTGTTGATGAAGATACCGGCGAATATGCAGGATATGACACTGTGCGTATCTATACTGGTTGGATTTGGGAGCCAGAATATACACATAATGACTCTACTGCCGATGTTTCTTGGCAATTACTTGATGCTGCGGCGATACTGCGTGACACACCAGCTATAGCTATACCACCACTCGATGGAACATGCGAGTTGTGGGCTATATTGCAACTTGGATATCATGCTGGGTGCCAAGATGATCCATCAGATTTAGCACCAGGCTTATTAGCATGGCAAGACCAGGTAACTGGTCAGTATGCTACGATACGCGATCACTACGGCGTAGTTGACTCATTATGCTCTATTGGGAAATGTAATCATAAAATACTTCCGAGTATGTCGTGGACTGATAACCCAATGTACAAATTTGAAGACTCAGTTCCTATTTATGATTGCATGCAACAAATCCGCACATGGAGCATGTCATGGATGTTTATAAATAATTGGGGCAATCTCATATATCAGTCACCTGAGGATGATACTAATCCGCTATATAGGGATAATACAAATTCAAATGCGTACGATTGTACACTAACTGAGGATGCCGTTACTGATTATACTGAGCTACTTAAATCAATAACGGTAAAATATCCAACCAGTTTTGTTAAAAATGCAATAATGGTACAAGGATTGGATTTCCAGCACATCACTCCTATTATGTCTATAGTGAAGGCGAATTTATCGGATGCATCAGTATCTAATTATATGCCGTGGTATAGGTGGCACATAATGAAAAATGTGCAATTTATATCACCAGAGATTACTAGTAATATAGCACACAATATCTTCTCGCGTGCCACTAGGCCAAGACCTATGACTGGACTCTCCATAATTGGCGGTGTGTACTTTCCGTATTACATTGCCCGCATAGATACACCAATTACTAATGGTGCATATGATGGTATAGGAAGTGTAATTAGTGATCCTAGATTCCGCATCATTAGCATATCGTACGATTTATCTAATGCTGAATCTAAAGAATATACGCACAGTATTGATGGCGAATGGGTTGACCCCATATATTCGTATGATCCCATATATTAGGAGTGCGACATGAGACAGTATAAGATTTATGAGAAAAAATATAGTAAACAGGCTAATGAGGTTATTAACGGTACTATTGGGCATCGTACTGACCTATGTACCACCATAAACCGTACATATGGCAAAAAAATGACCGCTGCGAATTCTCAGACATATTTTAAGGGAAGTAGCTAATCTTCATGCGTATCTTTAAAATATATGAAAAAAGACGCATAGATAGTATGATAGATATCGTAAATAAATCCGTGTCGCTTGATACTGATTCTACTACTAGTATTAGTCAATCTCATAATGATGATATTACGGCTATCAATTCACAATTATTTTTTGTACCAATCCCAGTGGATATATTGCCTGGTACCGGTACTGGCATAGCGATCTGTGGCATAGCGATCTGTGGCAATAGTGGAGAGGTGTGTGGTCCATAATGTCATATAGTAATAAAACATTAAAACTAAAAATTCCAATTTGGTCTAATGGTGACCTTAGTAGTGAGTCTGAAGAACAAAGAATATCGAAAATTATAGACTCGCACTTATCTCTATCGATAAGGAGTATGTGTAATTTTACATCTAGCTCCAGTGCTATCATCGCCATGGGTAATTTATATTTTGGTGGCAATAGTGATGGTACCGCGATGAAAATACGTATACAATCGCTAGATGCTATAGCTGATGGTGTATACATATATAATTCTGTAGAAAGAGACGGATGGGAAATACCATTAAGTACCACTACGTATCTATATGCCAAGATAGTTGAGAGTTCTACACAATCTTCTACTACTAATGGGGATTGGTTAGGATATACAAATAATACCGGCAATGTTGTGCCTGGGTGTGTATTACTAGCAAAAGCTGTAGCGACATCAAATATGGTAGCGTTTAATAGTGTTGAGGATTCAGTTCCCAATATTAATTATACGCGTGGTATGGTATCACATAGACGAAAATCGATTATTGACCATCCACCTGGTTCAGTATATGGATGGCATCTATCAGATTTGACAGTTACTGGATCTAAGATTGCTGCTAATACTATTACAACTGACAAGATTGTTCCCAAGTCTATCAATATCACTACGTTAGCTGGAATTCAGGTGACCACGCCTACAAATGGTCAATCACTTGTATATGATGGTACACTGAAATTATTTAAAAATGCCACTCCACAGGGAATACAAGGTCCTCAGGGTGCTCAGGGTGATACTGGCATAGGACTTCGTGGTGGACAAGGCGAACAAGGTACACAGGGTACACAAGGTACACAGGGTACACAAGGTGTGCGTGGATACCAAGGGTACCAGGGATATCAAGGTGCACAGGGATACCAGGGTGTACGTGGACTTCAGGGATACCAGGGTGCGTACGGTGGTCCACAGGGTGTACAGGGTAGTATTGGAGTTCAAGGAAATGATGGTGTCCAGGGTCCACAAGGAAACGATGGTGTCCAGGGTCCACAAGGGACAAGTGGACCCCAAGGTATAAATGGTGACCAGGGGTATCAAGGCATCGATGGTCCTCAAGGTCCTCAGGGTTTACAAGGTGATCCTGGTGGTCCTCAGGGTTTACAAGGTGATCCTGGTGGTCCTCAGGGATTTCAGGGTGATCAGGGATTTCAGGGTGATCAGGGATTTCAGGGATTTCAGGGTGATCAAGGTGTACAGGGCAATCAAGGTGTACAGGGTGTACAAGGTAATAATGGATACCAAGGTAGCCAGGGCGTACAAGGTAGCCAGGGCGTACAAGGAGACTTTGGTGGGATTGGACCTCAGGGTCCGCAGGGTGAGCCTAATGGCCCCCAAGGTGCACAAGGTGATCAAGGCGACCAGGGTGCACAAGGCGACCAGGGTGCACAAGGCGACCAGGGGTATGTTGGACTACAAGGTGATCAGGGATTTCAGGGCACACAAGGTGATCAGGGATTTCAGGGAACACAAGGTGATCAGGGAACACAAGGTGATCAGGGATTTCAGGGTGATTCAATACAGGGTCCGCAGGGTGAGCCTAATGGCCCCCAAGGTGTACAGGGTGACCAAGGTGTACAGGGTGACCAAGGTGTTATTGGTCAGCAGGGAGAAACTGGTAATCAGGGCTACCAGGGTGTACAAGGTAATCAGGGCTACCAGGGTGTACAAGGTAATCAGGGCTATCAGGGATTGCGTGGTGTGCAAGGATATCAAGGGGTACAAGGATATCAAGGGTATCAAGGTACACAGGGCATTACAAATGGCATATCTGCTCTTGCGTGGTTTTTATAACCATATAGAAAATTAGATTAGGATAATACATTGATTAATTTAATTCATGGCAATACATTAGTGATAAAATTGGGTGGTAATGTGTCAGAAAATCAACCCCAATTTTCAACAACATATGGTGATAATAATGCAAGTGGGTTTACACCTGGCAGTATTTATGGCACATTGAATAATGCAACAGAAGTGGTTGCAGCAACAACACCTGTGGCTGGTACAGTTAGAATGATTAAGGATGTAAAAATTGTTAATCTAGATACTGATTCTGTCGTAGTGTATGTTGCTGTTGCGAATGGAAGTGATAGATATTGTATTTGTAATAATATCTCTATACCAACAGGTAACACACTAATTATTGGTGATTCTATTTACTTGGTACCATTGTCACAAGGAGCGGCTGGAGTACCTGGAGTACCTGGGGAGCCTGGAGCGGCTGGAGTACCTGGTGAACCTGGAGCGGCTGGAGCGGCTGGAGCAGATGGGCAATCACTCATATATAAAGGTGAATGGCTATCAGGCAGTGACTATGATTCTGGTGATTATGTAATTGCCGAATCTTCTACCGCTCTTGGTTATAATTCAATATACTTTTGCCAAGATATTTTAATTAACGATATTGTTGCACCGAAAGAAGACTCTACAAATTGGTTAGAATTTAGCGCACCGAGAGGTGCGAAAGGCGATACTGGTATACAGGGTATACAAGGTGAGCAGGGCATACAAGGCGTAGATGGAGAATCGCTTATATATAAAGGTGAATGGGTATACGGTGATTCATATGTTGTTGGTGATTATGTATTGGCGGAATCATCTGACTTTACTGGCATTAATAGTATATACTTTTGTCAGAATATAATAAACGAAGATATCAATGCACCTAAAGAAGACCCTACTAATTGGTTAGAATTCTCAGCACCACAAGGACCACAAGGAGAACAGGGTATTCAAGGAGAACAGGGTATTCAAGGTATACAAGGAGAACAGGGAATACAAGGCGTCGCTGGTACTGACGGAACAACCTACACGCCGACTGATAATATGCAAATTAGAGGTGTTCCATATGTTATTAATGGCGGTGGTGTAGCAATTACCACAGGTAGTAAGGGTTTTATTAGTATACCTTATGCTGGTACTATTACTGGTTGGACTATATTTGCAGATCAAAGCGGAAGTATAGTTGTGGATGTTCACGCTTCGACGTATGCTGGTTATCCGACAAATGCCACATTATTTGCAAGTGGTAAACCTACATTGTCTACTGCACAAAAAAATGAAGCAACTGGGTTATCAATCGCTGTATCGGCAGGGGATGTGCTTGAATTTATTGTTGATAGTTCGTCTACAGTTACAAGTGTAGTGGTAGGACTTATTATGATAATTAGTTAAGGATAAAATATTATGTCTTGGACAATAAGAACTGCAACAACGGGCTTAAAAGCCCCACCAACAGTCACTAGTTATAGTATTTCAAAACCAACCAATACAATACAAGGTGACTTAATGGTGTTATTTTTAAATGCGTCTGCTACGGCTGTATTAGATGCAATGAATATGACAGGTTGGCAGAATGTAGAGGCTAATACAACAAATTCTAATTATTTTAGAGTTTACTGGAAGTTAGCGGGGGCTAGTGAACCAACATCCTATACATGGACTGGGCTACCAACTGGGGTTCTGATAGGTGTGCTTGGTGCATTCCGTAAAAATACAGGTGAACCAGCATTTATTAAAGATGCAGGACAAAGCATATGGGCGGCGACTTCACCACAAACAGTTCCAGCACCTTCTTTAACTGCAATTACAGCAGATAGTTTAGTATTAACTGCGTTTACTTTTGTACAAGGACTTGGCGCTTGGACAATAGACTCAGTGCCAGCAGGTGAGACTTTACTCGGTACTGCGGCTATTTTAGGACGCGCTTTAACCACTAATTATGAGGTTCAAGCGGCGGCGGGTGCAACTGGTGTAAAAAATGAGGTAATTAACTATGGCAATAATATTGGTTATTATACTTACAGTTATACAGTTGCTTTTAACGCGGCAGGTTCAGCCGCAACGCCAACAGTTCAAGCATATCTAATATAAAGGACAATAATTATGATACAAAAAACACTTGCAACAAACTTTGGAATAGACGCTACTGTATGGAAAATAGGGTTAATAACGCCTGACTTTATCAGTAATACGCTCAATGTGCATCTTAATGGATATGCAGATGAAACTGCTATAGGCAATCATCAACCAATTAGAGAATATGATATAGTGATACCTGCTGGTAATTATCTAACTGAAGAAGAAGTTGAACAAGCATGTATACATGCTTGTGAAGAATTCCAGACAATAGCGGAGTAGTTATTCAATTGGCTTACTGCTATTTGAGATCTTATAATCCTATCGGAGGATTTTATGAAAGTATCAATTTTTACGCCAACTCATGACACTAGATATTTGTGTCAATTGTATGATAGTATTAAAGATCAACCATTTTATGAGTGGGTAATTCTTTATAATGGTGGAGCGAAGGTGATAGATTTTAATGATGATAGAATCAAACCTATCATCATTAATAATCATATTCCATATGTCGGTGCACTAAAGCACACAGCTTGTGAATATTGTTCTGGAGATATATTATTAGAAGTTGACCATGATGACTTACTAATGCCTAATGCAATATCTGAAGTTATACTTGCATTTGAACGTGATAGTAATGTAGGGTTTGTGTATTCAAATTGTGCAAATTTTCAAGGAAATATCAAAAGCGTAGATAGGTATAGCGAGGAATATGGATGGCGATACCGTAACGATACGTACTTTAAAGGCCATATAGTTGATGAAGTGGTGGCCTTTGATGCAACTCCATCATCAGTTAGTAGAATATGGTTTGCACCCAATCATTTACGCGCTTGGAGATCAGATATTTATTGGGCGGTCGGTGGGCATAATTCTGATATGAGAGTTCTAGATGATCAAGAGCTCATGTCAAGAACCTATTCTGCAACTATGTTCTACCATATAGATAAATGTCTATATTTGTATAGAATTCATGGCGACAATGTATGGCTACAAAATAATAGCGAAATACAAAATAATGTCATGCGAATCTATGATAAATATATCTACAGTCTATGTGAACAGTGGTCTAATAGTCACGGATTGTTAAAACTAGACCTTGGTGGAAGGTTTGATTGCCCAAATGGATGGAATAGTGTTGATCTCGAAGGTGCCGATACCATTGCCGATCTTAATACTAAATGGCCATTTGAAGATAATTCAGTTGGAGTTATAAGAGCCCACGACATATTTGAACACTTAAAAGATCCTATATTTACTATGGAGGAGATATATAGAGTATTAGTACCAGGTGGCTATCTTCTATCAATGACACCATCAACAGATGGTAGAGGTGCATTTCAAGACCCTACGCATTGTTCTTTTTGGAATGAAAACTCATTTCTATACTACACAAATAAAAACCAAGCTAAATACATAAACACACCAGTTAGATTTCAATCTATGAGGTTATATACTGGATTTCCTAGTGATTGGCATATAGAGAATAAAACACCATATGTCTACGCACACCTCATATCAATGAAAGATGGCCATAGACCTCCAGGTATTATTAATATATGATAGTAATAGGACCGATATCAAAATACAATAATGATTTTATGTTTGATGTTATTATGGATCCACCGTTGAATGTATCCTATTACTGTGGAATGATAAGTAATATTGTGTCCGCCATCCCAAATATTGGCGGACACAGGTGTATTAATGATGATAATTTACTTGTAATTGAAGAATTGTCATGTGGTATGGTCCCACATCTATTGGAACATGTAATAGTAGAATTACATAGACCATTCATGCATATTTGTGGTGCCGTCGGTGGGCTTACTGAGTGGGATTGGAGAGATGGACATAACTTTGGTACTTTTAAAATGTCTATATCTGCCATCAACAGATCATTTATACCGGTCGCAATACATAGTGGAATAGAGATTATTAATGCTAGTACGTGTGAATCAGCAGTTGAAGATATACGAGATATCATGATGAAATCTGAGAAAGTTGCGAAGATGATCTTAGCAAGCCCCATTTTGTGTTCAGATTAAATCTTTTATCGGTCCCGTTCTTATTGGGAAATGTGCCTGTCGAAAGACAATATATCAAATAAAGTGATGAGTATTAGATATCTGAGTTAAATCTTATTGATATAGATAGAATGATTCCGGACCGCGCTTACTCCTCTTTACTGCGAACTACTACAGCAATCTGAAGTGCCATCGGAGTCAGTTGGTATTTAAATATACAATCGTCACAAACTTAAGCACAGATTGGCACCACTCACGAATCTATGCACGTCTGCACTTTTGGAGGCGGAAGAAGTCTCACATTTGAATAGGAGGATAATCTAGGTGCCTATAACCAGGGAAGCAATTGCTCGTGCACAGCAGTCAATCCCGACGAACAGTTCCTATCTCAATGATTTCATACGAGAAGTCGATAGGGATATAGCGCCAGGTATTACTGCCAGATATGTTGGTAGGAATAGAATTATTGATAGTGATGATCTAAGACCATTATTCTTAGAACGCGTACTCGAAGTATTACCAACAGTTAATCTTGATCGTGGTGACCCAGTAAAATACTTAATATCACAGGCTAGAAGTAGATTTCTTGCGTTTGATATTGGGGTAAAGATAAAGGCTGGTACTGAACAGATATGCCGCGAATGTAGCCATAGACAACGGATTACATATACTGGTAATATGTATTCATGCCCACACCCATACAATGAATGTAACTATTGCGTATCGACATTTATTGCTGATGATAAAGGGGCGATGATAAAGAAGACTGTTCCCGCTCGTACACATCATAATGACGAACCCGCATGTAGAACTGCAAAGAGTCTTAATAGATTCTTTTATTGCATGAAGGACTATCGAGCGTACATAGACATGATAGTTGAAGATTGCACCACTTATAAAGGTTTTATAATCAACCGCATGATGCTTGCTGGAATAACTGAGGAAGATGCTGAAATCCAGTATGCAGAGAGAATGAAACGCACTCACATCGAATCAATGTACCATCTATACCTTCCAGATCGATGGGGAATCCATAGACATCTATTGACGCGTGTAAAACGTCTGACTGTTGGCCGTAAGCCAGTATGTAGATCGTGTGGTTCCACCCATGTAAGTACCATAGAAACATCAACATCTGATAATCTCCACGGTGATGATAGTGATTCATCACGTTCGATAGCGGAGGATATGACTCAATGCGTTGATACTGATCATTGGGTAGCTAATATCCTTGATGGTATGGAAAGTGATAAATTCATAATGACATTACATGGACGTGTAAAGGATGTAATGTCATTACTCATAGAAGGACTATGCCCTGCAGATATAGCAACTAAGCTTGATATTTCACGTACCGCAGTAAATACATATAAAAACCGTGGATTTAGAGCAGCACTAGACTTCTTTCACGATGAATGGTTACAAATTGTAGGTTTAAAAGATTTTAATAGAGCGTACGCTCGTTATGAGAATAAATGATGAGGTATCACTATGAGTTATGATATTGCTGAAGGCAAGACAAAAATACAATGTGCTGAACCTGGTTGTTTTTGGTGTACGGTATCTGAAAATGTCAAACCATGTCCATTCCATACCGGCTCTGGATGGAAGAAAGAAATAGATACAGAATGGAATGTATCTCCTAGAGGCGTGCCGTGGATACGTAAAGGAGTTCATATGATCCATCCAAGGGTTATGGAGCCTGGCAAATTTTGTGGATTCATATACTCTGATGGATCGAGCTCAAGCTTAATAGAAAGTGTAAATGATCTAGCAAATGTATCCGGTAAAACTAATGATGGTAAATGGGCTAGGGAGACTATTAAGTCTGTGTTTGCGTTATGTAGGGGTAGTATTGAATTACCTGTGGAAATTATTCATAAAGTTGATAGTAACACTGTTATACCTGAGGCTTCTGGCGATGAAGTGGTATGCCAGATATGCGGATTTAAAGGCAAATCACTCGTCACTCATCTAAATGCTGTACACGCCACGAAGTGCGCCCAATATAAAGAACAGTACCCTGGTGCAAAAATAGTTGCATTATCGCTATCGAATAAGTTCTCACAGACTGGAGGTAATAAGCCAGGAGCATTTACAATACCTAAAAAGAAGAAATGATTGTCCGTGAGTATAGGTCTTCTTAGACGTTCTGCGATATTGATATTTATAATTTTGATGTGATTGGCGAGGAGGATAATATGTCGAGAATTGGATTAGGCGATAAAGTAAGAGATATTATTACTGGGTTTACTGGTATAGTCACAGTGAGATCTGAATATCTCAATAAGTGCGTTCGGATGGGTGTTCAATCTCAAGAACTTAAAGATGGAGTACCAGTAGATACTTCGTTTTTTGATGAGGAGCAGCTTGAATTAATTGCCTCTGCAGAGGTAAAGATTACTAAAGTAAATAAGACTGGTGGTGATAGGGAAGTACCACGTCGTATGTCAGATCCCGTAAGACGTTAATAGGAGGATAGTTAGTATGATCACTAATAGGTGCGTAGATATCGTCGTCGGACTCGCATTTGGTTCTGAAGCAAAAGGAAAATTGTGTGAACATATTGCTGGGCAATATAATAATGGTGCTTTAGTGCGTACAGGATCGCCGAATGCTGGCCATTATGTCTATAGTAAAGATGGAAAGAAGAAGCTTGCTTTTCAAACCATTCCATGCGGGTCTATAGCGGCACCAAAAGCACAGCTCGTAATTGGTGCTGGTGCTATGATTATTCCAACCGTACTAGATCGGGAAATCGGTTGGCTGAAGGAAGAAAAGGTATGGGATGATGGTAGACTCGTCATTGATCCAAATGCCATTCTGATTGAGCAGAAACATATTGATGCTGAGCATGGAAAAGATGGTAGTAAAGATCTGTTCGAAGCTATTGGTAGTACACGTGAAGGGTGTGGTGCGGCTCTCATTGATAGGATTAAAAGGCAGGGTGATGTGACCTTAGCCAAAGATGTGAGTTATCTTAAACCCTACATCGGCGATACATGCATGATACTCAATAATATGGTAAACAATGGATTTCCCGTTATGCTCGAAGGAACTCAGGGAATGGCTTTATCGATGTACCATGGTTTATATCCAAAAACTACGTCCAGAGATACAAACGCAGCAAACTGGCTTGCAGAAGCTGGACTATCACCAATGTCCGTACGTAGTATATATGGTGTTATGAGAACATATCCAATTAGGGTTGCTGGCAACAGTGGACCATTTGGGTATGAAGACGAGAATGTTCAGGAACTCACGTGGGAAGAAATTCAGACTCGTAGTGGATCGTCTAAGCCTGTTATTGAAATGACGACTGTTACGAAGAGAGTTAGAAGAGTTGGTGAGATTAGTCCTAAATTGTTTAGAAAAGCCCTTGCTATTAATCGACCAGGATCGATAATGGTCACGTTCATAGATTATATCGCCGCGATTGACTATGGTAAAAATGCTTGGGAAGGTCTGTCCCAGGTTAGTAAAGAATGGGTGGCCAAATTCGCTGCAGAATATGATTTATTTGATTCTATTGGGTGGCTAAGTACGGGTCCACGCCCAGAACATATAATCACTATGCATCCAGGTAAACTTAGAGAGTTTGCATTCAAATCCGGCATACTATCGCCTGAATCATCATCGAAGCCTGGATATAAGAGGGACTTCGAACCGGCCTATCAAAGCAAGTACTGATATCTACGGGGCCAACGTCGGTTTGCATGTTCGTTGGCTCTGGGTTTATACATAGTTCAGACAAAATTCAAATTCCTGAAGGGAGATTACGAATGTCTTTTAATGACGTAAACGGAGTCGGTGGGAGCGGTAAGCTTCTGCAATTCAAAGCTGGAGAGTCTCATAGAGTGAGATTGCTCTTTGTACCAGGCCATCCGAAGTTTGGTGACCTGTGTAGCTGGTGGGGTCATTCGCTGTATGAATATAACCCACAAGGTGAAAATGGTAGGGGACAGTGGAGAGGCTACGAGAAGTGCCTTGGCCAGGGTCTTTGCCCAATGTGCGTGAATAGACAGAGATTTCCTTCTGCAATGAGACATGCATGTAACGTGCTAGTCCTCGATACACCTAAACCTGAGCATAAGGTTCTTGTTGGTGGTACGCAGATTTGGAATCCGATTGGTGCTATTTACACAGCGTATAATAAAGATGTGTCCTGTGTGGATTTCATTATCACAAGGCCACAGGCTAAAGGTGGACAGTATACTGTCATTCCTATGGCTAATCAGGCTCCGATTCAGTTCAATGAAGCAGACCTCATTGATATTGATGCCGTAGATGAACTCCAGGCTAAAAGCATGGAACAGATTCAAATGCTAATCCAACAGCTTAATATGCCAGTTGGTAATATGGGTGGAATGGCTGCTCCCCCACAGCAGTTCGGTATGCAAACACAACAGCCACAGCAGTTCGGTGCACCGGCTCCGATGCAGTCATACGGACAGCCACAGCAGTTCGGTGCACCACAACCAGGACAGCAGTTCGGGGCACCTGCTCCGATGCCAATGCAGTCCTACGGACCACCACCTGCGATGCCTAACGGCCAGTTTGGTCAGTCCGGACCAGTTGGTGATATGGGCACTCCTGGACCATCAGAAATCAGGATAAACCCGAATGAGGCGGTAGCTATTGTATGCCCAACGGGAAAGTACCCTGGGAAGACGGTCGGGGATATAGTGTCAATGGACCGACAGTACGCGACAGAGTTCAGTACAGGTCTTCCTGCTGGCCTGCTAAAGAGTGCGTTTGATATGGCACTTGTCAACATGACGTCTGTACCGACAGCAACCGTTCATCCTCCTCAGGCACCGGTTGATGAGAGGGTAGTAATCGGTACTGCAGTTGCTGATAAGCTTCGTAAACTTGATACTGGCAGTAATTTTGCAGAGCTGGCGTCTTACATCAAGGATGCTAGCAATGGAAGAACAGCCGATATCAATATGCTTACGGTTGAAGAGCTAAGATTGCTTGATACTAAGCTAACTAGCATTGTAGCTTAACGACTAGTCAGACGCGGGAATGTGGGGTGCCGGTGCATGTGGTACCCCCACATCCATTAATATCGGAGGTAATCCCCCAACATGGCAGGTCCCCTTACTGATTTTATAACATCCCAGAGTAAAAAACACCCAGGTAGAGTTGGTACAGAGGTCCCACCACCTGGAGAAGTTATATCCACAGGAATACCAGCACTCGATAAAGCTATCAAGCTTGGTGGTGCACCGCGTGGCATTATTGTAGAGATATTTGGAGATGAGGCTGTCGGAAAATCAGCTTTAGCTATGGTATGGGGTGCGTCTATACAGAAAAATGTTTGTGGTAACGTTCTGTGGATAGATATGGAACGTAGATTCTGGGGTGCATTCGCATTGATGCTAGGAATGGATCCGGATCGACTTGTATATGCACGTCCGATGGTTGGTGAAGAGGCATTACAGATACTTGAAGATGCTATCGATGCGGATATTTTCGATTTTATCGTTCTAGATAGTGTAGCTGCTCTTGTAACAGAAGATGAAGCTAAGGGTGATATTGGTGATACCCACATCGCACCAACTTCGAAACTTATGGCTGAGGCACTAAGGAAGATTGGTCCGAAGGTTGCCGAAAAGAAGTGTATAGTAGTATTTATCAACCAGAAGCGTTCTAAGCCAATGGTTATGTTCGGTAAAAATGAAGATACAGCCGGTGGAAGGGCTCTCAAATTCTGGGCATCGCTTAGACTAGAACTAAAAAGACTTGAACAGATCAAATTGGGCGATGATGTTGTAGGTCACAGAGTTAGAGTTATTGTTGAGAAATCATCAGTTGCTCCACCGTATGGCAAGGGTGAGTATGACTTTAGATTTGATTCTGGTATAGATATAATTGGTAATCTAATCGAAGAGGCAATCTCGCTTAATATTATAACGCAAGTGTCGTCGTGGTTTTACCTTGCTAACACTGACAAAAAGTGGAATGGTAAGAAGGCTATAGATGTTGCGTTAAGATCAGATCCAGTGTTTTGTCAGCATATTATGGATTTAATAGCCGTTGTAAGACAGAAAGCTGGTATGCCAAGTGAGATCAAAGAAGGTGACTCTGGAGAACACAATACTAACTCCAGCGGAACAGACGAAGGCTCTTGATAAATATAAGTTAGTGCTTGATACGCTTACAGATACTGCGAAAGCCGATATACTAGAAAAGGCACGTGTTGACAAATTTGAGCGTATAAAGCGAAACCGTAGAAACCGCGCACGTGGTAAGGCAAATGAAAAAGCATTTGCTAAGGCTACAGGTTCTGATCGAGTACCATACTCCGGTAGTAGTAAAGAGTTCGGTAAAGGTGATATTGTTAGTAACAAATTACTTGGTGAGTGTAAAGATATTACTCCACATAGTGTAGTGCAGAAGAATATTGTGTTACCAAGAAAAGATTTAGACGATATAATAAGAGATGCAGGCGAGTGTAGCCCGCCTAAGATTCCGTGGATGGGTTTTCATATCAAGGGAGATACTAATAGATTTGTTGTTATGCAAATGTCCGATTGGGTAACGATGTGTAAAATGGCTGGACTATTAGATGGTAAGTAAAGAACAGCGTAAAGTTATGAATGCTGAGTATCGCCAGTCACATCCAGATGTCATTAAATCTATAAAACGTAGATACAGAGAGAAAGCCCGCATATTGATTATTGAGCATTATGGTGGTAAATGTTCATGTTGTGGTATCAGTAATATTGATTTCCTAACTTTAGATCATATTGATGGTGGTGGTAAAGCACATCTTAGGGAAGCTGGAAATACTCATGCTTTGTATCGTCAGATAGTCCGTGATGGATATCCAACTTGTTATAGATTATTGTGTTGGAATTGTAACTCTGGGAGATCTATTAATAGTGGGCAATGTCCTCATAATGGCATAGTTGAGTCTAGCAATTACTATACGAAATACTCACGTCGTTTGAAGTACGACGCCATATCTCATTATGGAAGCGAATGCGTAGTCTGTCATGAGACTAATCTATTGTTTTTAACAATAGACCACTCATATAAAGATGGTATTATACACTCTAATATTAATGGTAAGCGTGGTGGTGAGAAGTTTTATCGATGGTTGCGCAATAATGGATACCCAGATAATTTAGGATTAAGAGTGCTTTGTTGGAACTGTAACTGTTCAGAGGGCGTTCATAGAAACCGCGCTGGATATGTTACAGATAAATCTGAGTAGGGAGTGTCAGAATGAATAAGAACCTTGCTACTGCTGTTGGTGAATCAATAGAATATCTGCAGAAATTAGTTAATGGAACAATACCGACATCTGATCAAGATCGACTTAATGCTGCATCGATGATACTGCAATACGCTAAGTTTATCGAAAACCAATGATTTAGTTATATTGGTGTGGTAGCTTATTATACCATGAAGCCGTACCCAATGCGTAGAGTTAGGAGGTCATTCCTCTTCCTCTTTATAGTATGGGTACGGCTTTAATTTTGTATGGAGTATGCCATGAAGATAACGATACAGAAATATGATGATAATAAATCGATAGTAATGCTCGATTCAAGTGAAAAGACTTTACATTTGATTGACCAGTTAGTGATGATGGCTATCGGTTTTGTAGCGAAGCCGATGGTTGATATGGGTCCAAGCGATATGTGGGGAGTAGTTTATGATAATATTCACGACAATGTTATTAATGAGACTATAAAGAAATTTGGTTGGGACGTAGATGTTATTGTGAAGGTATTCCGTGGCGATAATATAGCTGACGATGTTATGTCATGGTTAAAGGATATCTAATAATGCCGTATGAAATGCATAATAAGGAATATAACGATTTTATAAAGTCAATCCTTAGTCGCAATAATAGGCCAGATATGGTATTTCTTGATCCACCATTCAATTTAGACGTACAGTATGGTGATAGTGTCAATGACAGTATAGATAATGGGATATACTTATCAAAACTCTATCGTTGGGTTGAAGATGCTGCTGTTGCTGTGAAGCCAGGTGGATGGATCATACTACATCACATGCCATATGAGACTATGATGGCTGGTGCGCAGATATGCACAAATCATTGGATAGAGTTCGCACATTGGATAGCTTGGGATGCACCTAGTGGGGCTCGACCCAAAAAGTATGGTCTATATCCTAGGCATTATGCGTTCTTAGTCCTTAGAAAGCGTAGGATGCCGAATGATAGGTTCAGTGAATATGAGTCGACGTTTCATCGCATACGTGAACCCCATGTAGTATGTAGACATTGTAAGAAGTATCTATCTGATTATGGTGGTAAAGAGGATAAGAGGAATCCTGGTGGTAGATTGATCTCCGATATATGTAGTACCATATCTAGATCATTTCATAAGAAGGGGAGCCCTCGTCTTGGCCTAAACCAGTTACCAATTGAGATATGTAGAAGGTTAGTTCTTACATATACAGACCCTGGACAGACCATAATAGATCCATTTTGTGGTACTGCTAGTATGGGTATAGCTTCGTTACAAGAGGGGAGAAACTATACAGGAAATGACTTAGTAGAGGCTACATATAAAAACGCGATTATAAATCTAGATTTATATGGCGTATGATTTGGAGGGTACAGATATGTCAATAGAAATATCAGTGTACAATGTTGAGAGCGTGTCCTATGAGGAACTATTTGAATCGATAGAACCATATCATAGAATGTCTGTACCCTCAGTAGTGCCTGGTGATGAAGTAGATAAAATGTTTATGGTGTTACCATCATATTACTCATATGTTGTTGGTTTGTGGTCTAGACTTGATCATTCGGTACGTGATCATGGTAGTAAAGATCAAATTACAAAACGTGATTACTTAAGAGAAGTAATGCACTCCATAAAGTTTTTATACGATGTTACGTCGAGGCGCGGTAGTTTACGCGAACCAGAGCTATCAATGACTGGTTCTAAGAAATGGGGAAACCAGTAATGAAAATAGATGTAAGGTCTGCGTATAGTAAAATAATTATTGAAGAGTGCGATTACGACCCAATAAATGCTGTAGGCCATGCGTGCTCAGTGTGCTCATATAAGGATCCTGGGTTTAAACATAGGTCTAAATGGGCACAAAAGAATATGTCGGGCATTGTATCAGTTTTTAACTCTGACACATATGAATTTCCAACAGGACTTGTCGATAGAGTAAAATGGGCTATATCTAAGGCTAGACCAGATATTAAGATTGATATTATTGACCATCGTATTCAGAAGGGGTATGAGGATAAGTTCGATTGGACACCCAATAGAGATCCTAGAGATTATCAGAAGGCCGCGTGTCAAGCAATACTTGAGAAGAAATGTGGCGTGATATGTCTCCCTACTGGGTCTGGTAAGACACTACTTGCCGCTCACGCCATAGCTGAAATGGGTGTTCCATCAGTGTTTCTGGTACATAATATAGAGCTCTTATATCAGACATATGAATCATTTAAGGAGTATTTACCGAGTACCGGTATTGGAATAGTTGGTGATACTGTATTTGAACCTAATGTGGTGACTGTTGCGACATTGCAGACTATTGGTAAGATCATGAGTTCAAAGGACGATTATCGGACAAATGACCTTAAGAATATGATTAAAAACACGAGAGTCGTGTTTTGCGATGAAATGCACCACCTACGAGCCCAGACAGTTTTCGATACCTTCGGAGCCTTTTCCGAGGCCGACGTACGCGTAGGTTTATCAGTTCATAGCGAATCGTATGTAGAGCTTATTGGTGGTCCTTTTGGGACTGGACAACATTGTAAAATCGCAGATGCTTTCTATATTGCTTCTTGTACTGACATGGCATCACATATAACATCTGATGGATATGAGATTATAGATGTATCTGGTCAGGGCATAATGTCACGTGGTTGGACTGGTGATAAGTTTGCATGGAAACCTATCAAAAATTTTATTAGGCATGTACCGGCATCTAGTGAGCTACCAGGTGTACGTGTATACGGAACTTGGCTAAATACGACGAATGATCATTCCATATATAAGATAGTACCTGGTGGTAGAAATATTGGAGATACCAAACATCAGGTTATAGTGTCTGAAGCATCAGCCCAGGATTTGATTATTGGTGATGTATTAATTGGAGATGATGGAATAGATTGGTGTGATCGTGGTATTGATATGATCGACGCGTCAGATAGAGCTGATGACTCAGGAACCCTAGTATGTGTTGATTTGACGAGTACTAATCGTCGAGCATTAAATTTGGACCCAAAAGCATGGTTTAGGTTTAGGAATCGTGGTCAGTATGGACACTATTTGTCGTTAAGTATATATAAACAACATAAAAATATATTGCCAAAACCAACTAGGATCTATTCTGGTAATTCACATGGTGGGTGGGTGGATGCGTACATTCCAACTGTAGATTTAGCATATATTATGGGCTATTTTATTGGAGATGGTTGGATAGATACAAATCAATTGTGTTTTTCGATATGTAGTGAAGATGTTGATGCATTTATCAGTAAAGTGAATAGTATGTCATGGCTACATTGTAATCTAACACTTGATAAACGAGATGGATCTACCCAGGTAGAGATAAATAGTGCTATATTAGTCGATATATTCCAATCGTATTTTGGTAAGGTAAACCATTTAACGAAGCATATACCAGGTGAGTGTCTTTTTTCATGGTCATATCAGTCTAGACGTCAATTATTAAATGGATTAATAGATTCTGATGGTCATAGTGCAGAAAGATCGAGAAATCGCAAAAGGTGTTATTACACCACGACATCCTATAAGTTAGTTATGGATATTCTGTGTTTGCTTCGTAGTATAGGTGTTTCGGGATCTACATCACCAAAATCCGGACCACGTGATGGTGGAACTGTGTATGGTAGGAAAATTATCGGTAAACATCCGTCATATATAGTAACATGGTCTACTAATGCTATGAATGGTAAGAATAATGGTCGTAGCGGTACAAGATCAAAATATTGCCATAGTAACTACTCATTTAATGAGGTGCAAATCAAGGATACTGGACTATCAGTATTTGATAGTATCGACTATGTATATGATTTAGAAATGGATGGGCATCCATCGTTTGTGGCTAATGGGGTATTAGTACATAACTCAGCGACGCCTTACCGTGACGATGACACAGACCTGCTTATTGAAGCGGCTCTTCCGAGGATGCTGTATATGGCACGTCCAAAAGAGATTATAGATGCTGGAATATTGGTCCCGCCCATTATCAGGTGCGAGAAATTTGATCATTCTAAAAATATTATTAAGGTTATATGCCCAACTAAGGTCGGTAAGGGCAAATGTGGTAATGTAATCGAATTCTCAGCATCGTTCGTAGGCCACAAAGGTTATTGTCCAAAATGTCGTAAGGAAATTGACATATCATATAACGATGTCTATAGACAACTCATTATAGACAATGCAGAACGTAACCAAATGATAGCCGATAGTGTAATACGTGCTATGGATAGTGGATCTACTGTAGCTATAGCTATTAGTAAAGTGGAGCATGGTAAAAATTTACTACCCCTAATACCTGGTGCTATCTTGCTTATTAGTAGTGATAGTAAAGGCGATAGAAAACGTGCATTTACTAAACTTAAGAGCCGTGAGCTTAAATGCATGATAACTACACTCATTAATGAGGGTGTTGATGTTCCTAGTTTAGACTTAATTGTGGTGGTTGATGGTGCTGAGCGTGGCATGTATATACAGCGTGTTGGTCGTGTCATGAGGAAAGATCCAAATAGACCTGATAAGAAGAATGGTCTTGTTCTTGACATTGCCGATATGAATTGTAGGTATCTATCGAAGCATCATAGAAATAGGGTAAAATACGCGACTGATGAAGGGTATGAGGTACTATCACTGTGAGTGAGCTAACATTTCGAGAATTACAGAGAAATCAAAAGGAGTGGTCTGATAGGAATTTTGGTGAGCAAGTGCCGTATCACTGTCTACTTGGAGCCGTAGAGGAAATAGGTGAATTAGCACACGCGCATCTAAAGAGTGTTCAGGGTATACGTGGCATGACAAGAGAGACATATCTATCAAAGGCTAGAGACGCTGTTGCTGATGTTATAGTATTTCTAGCTGGGTATTGTAGTGCCGAGGGCATAGATTTGCAGGACGCGATTACCGAAGTATCAACAGAGGTATTTAAGCGTGATTGGGCTAGTGATCCAGACAAGGGTGGTATGGGAGCTGGCTCTACATCTGCTCAGGATGATAAGCATGCTTTAGAGTCAAGCTTGACATAGACTTCTTTGGGCATATCCGTTTTATAGTGATCACGCAATTAGCTTGTTCGATGTACAACTCATGTAGCCCTGTAGGGGCGGAAACGGAGTTATCGGTATGGCAAATATAGTGGAAGAGCGTCATTTTAATAAGGCAGATGTTAGTGAAAACAATAATAAGTTTTGGTCTATTTATTTATATGACGACGGTGCAGTAGAAACTCACTGGGGCCGTGTCGGATATAGTGGCCAAAGAAAAGTCATTGGCCATGGCAAAGGTTTCTATGACCAAAAGGTCATTGAGAAGGGATCCCATGGTTACAAGGCGACGCAAACTATACGGGGTACCTCTACGGAGAGCGGTAAAACAGTTACGTCAGGAAGACTGGCGCAAGTGGCAACAGGACAGATACAAACAGATAATAACGAAACCAGAGATTTGGTTTCGTATCTTGTCAGTGTAAATCGACATAACATCCTCTCCAATACCACAATACAGTACGATGAAAGCCGTGGCACATATTCTACACCGCTTGGAGTAGTTACGGCAGAGGCTATTTCATGTGCCAGATTATTACTTGATAGTATAAGTAAATATGTGATAGTCAATGATTATGAATCACCTTCGTTCATAGATTCTGTTAACGAGTACCTACAACTTATCCCACAGAATATAGGTATGAGGAAACCCAATCTTAAGTACCTATATCCAAATATTGATGCTATTCAAAAGCAAAATAGTATTTTAGATTCTCTTGAGTCATCTGTTCAGATGGTAGTATCTAGTGGTAATGAACCTAATGAAGAGCCAAAATTATTTGAGGTATCATTAAGTTTAGTTACTGACAAGAGTGTTATCGATCGTATAACAAAGCTCTATGTATCTACCCAACAAAGTATGCATTCAAGCTCTAGACTTCGTCCACATAAGGTATTTAAGGTTGAGATAGCATCCATGTCGAATGCTTTTGCCAATTATGGAGCAAATCTACCTAATATATGGGATGGATGGCATGGTACTAGGTCTGGAAATCTATTAAGTATTATGCAAAAAGGTTTTATTATCCCACCAAGTAATGCTCCATATTGTACTGGGCGTATGTTTGGCAATGGCATATATACATCAGACCAATCAACCAAAGCGTTGAATTACTCAGATGGGTATTGGTCTGGTACTAGAAGTAGCTCATGCTATATGTTCCTTTGTGATGTGGCAATGGGCAAATATTACGTACCAAATAACTATGGCGAGAATCTACCAAAGAGTGGGCATGACTCCACTTTTGCGAAAGCAAATAAGTCTGGAGTAATGAACAATGAGTGGATTGTGTATAGAACTGATCAGATAAATCCAAAATACCTGATTGAGTTCACAGATGGAGGGAGATAATATGAACGCATCATTAGAGGTTGCAATAAGGGATACAGTAGTTGACTATGTTTCAAGCGGAATAGTGTTTACCGCCTACGACGTTACTATAAAGGTACGTGGTGATGGGCTATGGGCTCCACATAGTGATGTTAGACCGATTGTTATATCTATGTGGAATAATGGCGAGATGACCAAAGATTATTTGCAGACTATGGGTAATATGTCTGGTACTGACATTGGGGTACTTGTATATCATCCGATTGGCAAGAGTGTGGCTGATCATCCAGGTGGAATGATAGTAGAAGAGAACCCGTCTTTAGGACTTGCGATGTATTGCTCATCACCAGCGACCATTCCGAATTCGATAGCACCCAAGAAGCCTAGACGCAGTAGAGGACCAAATACTACGAAGAGGCATAATGATGGATGGCATAGTGTAGCCGGTAATGATGGAGTATTAACAATACCGGTAATGGTCACGAATAAAGTATTTGATATTGGACAGATAGCGTGGGCTATGTTTTATAAAAATAGTGTTACTATCGTAGGTTCACACTCTCAGTGTGATTCGTCGTATGTGCATAGAACTAAGCATTCAAAAGTAGATATGAACGGTAATATCAAGTTTGGAGTAAAGAAGCTCAATCTTATTGGAGCCGAATATGTGTGGGAAGTTGTCGTACCTTCAGTCGGACAACCGATGATCATTGGCCGCATGATCAAATCTGCTTAGAATGTCACCTGTCTTTAGATTTATATACAACATAGGAGGAGAATTAAATGTCAAGTGGTAGAGGAATCCCTATCGGTGGAAATATACCGATCGTAGGAGAGGATCCGATTAAGAGGTTTGCGCGTGATGCTGGATATGCTGCATTTGTACTCATTGGTGTGAAAGTTGACCCAGATACTCACCAGCCTAGATATGAGTACGTACCATTCGGCGCAGATACTATGCTGCAGATGGGTCTTGTTGAGTATGGGAAGATGATGGCATCTGCACCAATTACCGAGAGACAGACGCTAGGACTGCTCCAGGCTGTTATGGCAGTAGATGATGGAGGTCATCAGTGCGCATGTAGTAATGCAAAATCTGAAGAATCCAATGATACAGTACCACCTGTCCAGATAGTCGATGGTGGTGTGGAGGAATAAATGATTAGTGAGCGTCCAATGACATACGGTGGAAGGACGCTTATTGCGCATCATAGAAGTATATGTGAGTCTACAGGGGTGACCGCTCAGTGCACCCCTGTAGATTTGTGTCATGCTGATTTGATGGCGTATAACTATCCTGTCAAAGCCGTAATGGAATTGATGTCGAAATGGTCAACCCCAAAGAGTATTGATAAAGTCGCCACTGGAATAGTGTATTTCTACCCAGGATTAGTGAACTACCTCAAGAATAATGCTAGATACTCAGATGTCATATATAATGAAGAATTTCAGAATATATATAACTCAATAACCACAAACCTGATGATGTCGGATTTCGATTCATCGCAATTTACATCACTCTGGCAAATGTTTACTATGAAGCCATCGAATGAGCAGATATCGTACGCTATCGAGCAATCTATATCTGCTGGAGCCAGACATATTACATATGCCTTGCGTGTATTGCAGTCAGACTTTACTAGTATTGCTAGCGATAAGGCTAGTGCTGAGCATGCAACAGCTAATGTTATGAAGAGAACGATTAATATCGCTGTCCCAGGTGTACAATGCGAGAAAGTTAATGCTAACAAGAATATGTATGAATGGGATATGATGATGGGATTAGGAGTGAACAATGACAATAGATGAAATTATCTCAGACTTTAGTAAGGAAATCGAGAATTGTGATAGTACCGAATCAAACTCCATCGACATAGCATATGATGTACATACTGATGTGCTAATACAGCTAGTGCAGACTGTCCTGGCGTCGTGTCTACCAATAGCTATACATATTGATGCACCCTCTGGTGGTGGTAGTGTTGGCGTCAGCCTCATGTATAAACCATGGTATCGTAAGCCATATGCTATCAATACTAGTTTTGATGGTGATGCGCGTAGGTTGCCTGGATTATATATTAAAAAGACTGTGGAGGGGTGATAATGGAAGGTTATAGACCGGACACAGTAAAATTTCTAAATCTAGTAGGACAAATGCAGGACTGTAACGAGTGCCCACTTAGGGCACTGTCTCCAGTACCAGTAATGCCACGTGGATCAATACACAGTAAGCTTGTAATTATAGGATTGTGTCCAGGTGCCGAGGAAGTAACTAGTGGTAATATACTCGCTGGACCTGGTGGTGACATATTTAATGAGATACTTACGGAGCTAGGTATAGATGATGAGCATGTATTTATTACCAATACCGTACTATGTAGACCCCACGATGGAGACACTGACTGTGATCCAAATAAGGAGGAGTCTGTAAGCTGCTCTACCTACCTATCGCAGCAATTAGATATAATAAGACCGACAGTTATAATGACGCTTGGTGTGTCTGCGTACCATAGTGTCGTTGGTAAAAGACCATCGAGTATGACTGCCGTACGTGGCACCACAAATCAGATCAAGTTTGAGTGGGGATCAGCTATACTAGTACCAACGTTCCATCAGTCGTATTTGCATCGTATGGCTGAATATAAGCAGTTCAAGTTTCTGCGCGATGCTATTAAGAGTGACATACAAAAAGCGTTCTCATTAACAAATATGTAGGGGCAATAAATGGGAAAATTAAGAGTTCGTGACCCACAAGGTCTAATCCAGTTCATATCAAATGCTGTTCCACTATCAGATGCAATTGGTAGATATATAGTCTTAGAGAAGGCAGGATCCGTAAGTAGGTGCTGTTGTCCATTCCACGCTGATAATGACCCTAGTTTCGTAGTAAGCGATCGTAAACAAATATGGAAATGCTTCGGTAGCTGTTCCGATAAGCATGGAAAAGATGTTATACGATTTATTCAAGCATATCTAGGATTGACGTTCATAGAAGCTGTTGAACAATTTAGTGTCGATTTTAATATAGATATCAAAGATTATCTTAGAGAGCCTACCATAGAGGAACAGTGGCATGACTATTTGTGCGGAATCAATGGTATGGCCGCTGACGTAATGCACCAGATGTACCTTCAGAATAAAAAGATAGTTGAGTATGTTACTGATGTGAGGCAGATTCCGTCTCAGACACAGGACGACTTCAATTTAGGATATACGGAGCATGCCCATGACCTTATCGTAGCCATGCGTAGTGCTGGTGTTGATGATATTACCATTGATAGGTTAGAGCTCACAAACGATAATCTATTCGGTGGGAGGTTGATATTCCCGATACATGATGCTGAGGGTGATATAGTATTCTTTCGTGGTAGAGCTATGACGCCATCAAAGGATAAATGGGCTGGTACCAGTAGGAATTCTCCTGTATACCCGATTGCATCACCGTTATATGGTATGCATAGAGCTCGAAAGCATATAAGAGAGAGTGGTCGGCTCATTGCTGTAGAGGGATTTTTCGATGTGATGCGCATGCATTCATGTAATAGGCTATCTACAGTTGGAGTTATGAACGTCAACCTATCGCCAGAACAGGTTATGACTGCTAAACAATATGGCGCATCTAGAATTTCGCTAATGTGGGATGGTGATGCTGGTGGCAGAAAAGGTCTATATAATTTAGTATCACAGCTTAGTATAGATGATGGCATGATATTAGATATCGTAACATTGCCACCAGGACTAGACCCAGATGACGTCATAAATACTCATGGTATTGCGTCAATTGATGATAAGCTCAACAATGCAACGCATTTTGCTCAATACTATATAGAACAGTCTATGCTTGATACAGTAGTAGACAACGTGCTTGATGTACATATGCTCATAAACAAGGTACGCTCTAGAGTCCATACATTGAGTCCACTTAACAAAGCAATAGCGTGTAAATGCATATCTGATGCCGTAGGAATCGATCAGCAAACAATTACTGCATGCGTATCGTCTGGAATATATGATACGTCAGTATTATCTGATGCGACGTCCGAAAATAAAATATTATCGGCTATGGCTGGTAATGAGCAGATATATGCACAGTGTGTATCGTCGCTGACAGAGGACTGCTTCTATGTATTCTCAAATAAATTCATATTTAGCGCGATCGTAGAAGAACGTGCCAAGGCCGGAGTACCTACTGCCCATGTCGTACACTCTAATATAGTTGCGTCTGGTAAAGGCAATTTGGTATCTCAAACGAATGTCGATGCTGTATTTAGTGCGTCGTATGAGGATTGGCAGTCGTGCTTAGATATAATTATCGATAGGTATAAGAGACGTACCCTATATGAAAAAATGACTGGTACAATGTCGATGTGTATTGACGCGTCGATATCATCTGATGAAATAGTATCTAAGATAAGCGGTGACGTAGTTGCCATCGCTGTTAGAGGGTCATCTGATGGTGATGGAGAACACAATAGGATTGCTCTGGTCGATAGGACTACGAGGTTCATCATAAACCAGGTGGCAAATCCAGGCACGTTACCAGGATTTGACCTTAGACCACAATTCCCAGCATTATCGCTTACACTTGGCGGTATCAGGAAACAGAAGTATATCGTCATAGGAGCATTGCCTGGACAAGGCAAGAGTGCGCTTATGCTAAAGATAGCACTTGTCATGGCATTACAGGGTGCACCTGTCCTCTTCGTCAACATGGAGATGGAAGATGGTGACGTTATGACTAGGTTATACTCAATGCTCATATGGATAATGTTTGGACAGCGTGTGACCATAAACGCCATGCAGTACGGGTATCTAACTCAGTTAGAACTCGATATGGTTAAAGATGCTGCATATGCCATAAGCCAAATGCCCATATTTATTGAAACAAAGTACGGTGCATCAATTCAGGCTGTTTCAGCTATCACCCATTTGTATAAACTGAAATACGATATATCTGCCGTCTTTATAGATTACATACAGCTACTCGGAAGCGAGTCGCATTCCTCAGGTGAACTATGGGCAGAGTATAGAGATGTATCCACCGGTATTAAAAATATGGCAGGAAATTTAGATATAGCTGCTGTGTGTGCCGCACAGTTATCGGCATCAGCTATTGGCATGATGGATCAAAAGAGAGAATTTAATCCGATAGGTGCCGAGCATGTTGGTGGATCGAAGAAGATATGGGCTGACTGCGATACATTCATGATTCCACAGAAGAAACCTGAGAAGATCATAAATGAGATTGGATTTAAGTATGGCAGACATATAATTAATATTAGTAAGAATAGAGGTGGCAGAGAAGGTATCGTCCATGCAGTATGGGATGGCGAAACGACTTCGTGGTTTGAGCCATCCGATGGTCAGCCGACGCTAGGTGGTGGGATGCCATCTGGTAGTCAAGAGAGTGTGGAGGCGTAATGTGAAAATATCGATACTTAGTACAGAAGTAGACAGTATTGGGGCTGCTGCGATCAACATGCTAACCGATACACCACGTTCAATGTCAGTCGTTAGCAGGATAGGGGTAGATGGAATACTGGCATCGTGTCAGATGTTATGGTTAGACGCTGGAGTGCTCGTCGGTATGGGTGATATTGACAACCTAAAGCCGTGTGTATATACTGGTAGTGAGATTAGTCGTGAAGCTTGCTGCGCTGCCATAGACATATTTAAGCGAATCGCGGTATATGGAGTTGTTGGACAGCTAGTAGCATCGTCAGGATTATTCGATGAGGACAATCTAATCTATATGGATGCAGCGCAGGTAGATCAGCAGGTTAAGAAAATGTGTGATCGCAACTTATCCATTATGGTTGAGCGTGGTCGAAAATACAGTAATGAGAACCTATCTGACGTTGGTGTTACTGGCATTCACAGCCGAATGCATGATAAGACATGCCGCATGCGCAATATTCTTCAGAACAAACTCGATGATGGTGGAGAGAGCGTAATTGAAACCATGGGCGACATGTCGAACTATGCGATTATATCGATACTGGTACTGCGCGGTTTGTGGGGTCGCATTGAGGAAGATGGTATATCAACTCTGCTTAGGAGTACTAACGTTCCTATAATCAGTAACGTGCCAGTGACACCAGGTAAAAATGATGACGCGCATGGTGTAGAGTTGCATGATGGAGATGTAGTTCGTATGTTGCATGGTACTACTAGATATCGATTAATGTCAATAAATGATGGGTTTGCTTATTTAGAAGGTGTTAAGGGTATTACCGATATTAAGATGTTAGTGCGTGTGGAGGGCTAATAATGACTAGCCGATACGATACCAAATGTAATGGTATTTGGAGTGATCTATCCAAATACCAAACCTGGGCACAGGTTATGAATGCTGTAATTAAATCGCATGGCTTGTCTACCAAAAAATGCATACCAGAGATATTAGGTGGTGACTTACCAGTTATCAACGCATTTATCAATGAATATGTTCATGAAATGATAGGTTTCATCTCATGGGTAGAGGATAAATATCCAGAATGCGTTCCAGTATACTATGGACTAGCGGCATCAGATGTTATGGATACATCGATGTCGCTAATGTGTATGCGTAGTGGTACACAGATAATGTCTTCACTGGTCGAATTTAGAAATGCCATAGAGAAGTGTGCTAAAGATAATTCTGGTGCTATAATTATTGGTAGGACGCATGGACAGTGGGCAGAACCAATGAAATTTTCTAGCAAATTGGCTAGCTGGATATGGGATATAACAAGACACATCAATGATCTCAATGCTAACGAGTATTATGGTAAGATGTCTGGACCAGTTGGGTCGTATAATGTACTCGATCCAGATGTCGAGAGGAAAGCGTGCTATATACTGGGACTATATCCAGCGGCAGCGTCGTCGCAGATCGTCGATAGATCGGTATATGCTAAGTATATATGTCAGCTAGCACTTATAGCTAGCACCCTAGAGCGTATTGCAACAGAGATAAGAAACCTCGCTCGTCCGGAAATTGATGAGGTATATGAGGTGTCGAAGGAATCTGCGGCTGGGTCGTCGTCAATGAAACATAAGTCTGGTAAAAATCCAGGATTATGTGAACGTATATGTTCCCTCGCTAGGATGGTCAGATCATACGTGGTTGTTGCGATGGAGAACATCCCAACATGGCACGAGCGGGATTTAACAAATTCTGCAAATGAGAGAATGATCTATCCCGAAGCGTATAATTTAACTCTCTACATGATTGAATCAATGTATAGTGTGATAGCGTCGCTTGGGGTTGATACGGGTAAAATGATGCAGAACATATGTAAGGCATCTGGAACCGATGATGATATACCAGCATTCGCATCACATATCATAGCATGTAGTCATATGTCTAATGGCAACACATACAGTAGTGGTCGTAATTATGCTGCGTCTACGATAGAATGTGGCTGGTGTGATAATGCCAAGGTCGAGAGTATGCGGTTTAATCGTGATAATCTCGATATAAGATATGACAGGTTCTCGCTTATGAGAATCAAAAGAGCAATAAACCCTGGAGGAAGATAATAGTGCCTATCGAATTTAACACCTATGATATTATTGCTGAGATACACGCTCAGGTAGATCTAGATCCTGTGTTGAGCGACAATGCTACTACACTACTTACTAAGAGATATCTACGTAAAGATAGTGCTGGTAACTGCATAGAAAGTCCGCGTGATATGTTTGCACGTGTAGCTGCTGCTATTGCTATGGCTGATAAGCAATATGGGTCATCCATGGAAGATGTGATAAGCCAGGCCATTGACTTCTACACGCTAATGAGTAATATGCATTTTCTTCCAAACACACCTACTCTAATCAATGCCGGTCGAGATAATGGACAACTCGCGGCATGTTTTACGCTATCATTACCAGATTCGATGGAAGGTATATTTGATACGATCAAGCAATTTGCCTTAATTCATAAGTCGGGTGGAGGGGTTGGAGCTAATTTTGGTCATATTAGGCCAAAGGGAGCTCTGGTATCATCGACAAATGGTAAGGCCGGTGGACCAATATCGTTTATAGAAGCTATCAATGCTTGTACGGATGCTGTGCAACAAGGTAGTGCGCGCATGGGTGCCAATATGGCTCTCATGCCCATAGGCCATCCAGATATTTTTGAGTTTATTAAGTGTAAGAGTAATCTAAGTAAACTCAAAAATTTCAATATAAGCGTATTAGTGGATGATGCGTTTATGGATGCCGTCAATACCAATAGTAAATATGACCTTGTGTGTCCTACAACTGGAAATAGAACCACAATTAGTGCCGTTCAATTATTCGATGCACTCGTTAATAATGCGCATGCAACTGGAGAGCCTGGAATACTATTCAGGGGTAATATTAATAGATATAATCCAACTCCACATCTTGGTGAGATAGAGGGCTGCAATCCCTGTGCAGAAGTGCCACAGTTAACCAACGAGTCATGCAATTTGGGGTCTATCAACTTATCTTTAATGGTCACTAATGATGATATGCCAAAAATAGACATGGATATATTGGAATCTACTGTTAGAACTGCAGTAAGATTCCTCGACAATGTAATAGATGTCAATTGTTACCCACTTCCAGAAATCAAAGATGCTACGCTGCTCACACGCAAGATTGGGTTAGGCGTTATGGGCTGGGCAGAAATGCTACTCAAACTTGGACTGAGATATGATTCCGAAGAAGCTCGTGATACTGGTAAGATGGTAATGCAGGCTATCTCAAATATTGCTACCGAAGAATCTATTTATATGGCTAATGAACGTGGTGCATTTCCAGCGTGGAGTGGCAGTATATACGATGGTAAGTACGCTATCCGTAATGCTACTAGGACGTGTGTAGCACCGACTGGGTCGTTATCAATAATTGCAGGTGTCACTGGCGGTATAGAGCCGATGTACTCAGTGGCTTATACCAGGACAGTACTTGATGGCACTGAGATGAGTGAAGTTCACCCCATGTTTGTCGATGAATCAAAACGTGCTGGTATATGGTCGAATGATTTAATTAGTGAGATTGCAAAAAAACATGATGGATCAATTCAAAATATTACAGGACTCCCGTCGTCCCTGAAGAGGCTATTTGTATGTGCGCACGATATACATTGGTCTGATCATATCAAAATGCAAGCAGCGTTTCAGGAGCATATAGATCTATCCATTAGCAAAACCATTAATATGAATAACAACTCCACAGTTGAAGATGTCGCTGGTGCTATAAAGTTGGCATATGAGACTGGGTGTAAAGGAATGACAGTATATAGAAATAACTGCCGTGAGAATCAACCAATGTCTGCTGGTGGGAAAACCCATACACCGGAGGATATAAGATCTACTACTAGGCCACAGCTTCTATCTGGTAGCACGTCGGTATTTAAGGTTGGAAACTGTGGCAGTATATATATTACTGTAAATAAGGATACTGATGGGCGTGTGCTTGAGGTCATGTGTAATACGGGAAGGGCTAGCGGATGCCATTCCTTGGCTGAAAGCCTGTCGCGTGTTATCAGTAATGCACTCAGAGCAGGTTTGAGTGTCGATACGGTCCTCGAACAGCTTCTTGGAATACGGTGCTTAGGATGCGTAGCTGACGAGAATACACACGTTCTATCGTGTGCCGATGCTATTGGAAAAGCAATTCAACGTGCGACGGATCAGAACGTTAGACATACGCTAGATTTATTTGGTGGTCCCAAGGTCGAGCTGTGTGCCGATTGTGGGTCGATGATAAAATATAGTGAGGGATGTTATAAGTGTTCTAATCCGGCATGTTCATGGTCCCGTTGCGGATAGATGTGGGCAACCTAGCGTAGACTTATCCAAATTGAGAGGAGAATCCGATGGAAATAATACAGCCTAGCTACAAAATTATGTTCCCATACTCACACATGGATGCGGTTGAAATGGCTAAAGATATGGAGCGAATCATCCGCATATGCTACAAGTCAGAAGCGAAAATTACAGATGATTCATATGAGGGATTCCTTCGTGCTAGAATGAGCGAAAAGCATGAGGCCATGTTTGAACATAGTATGATGACTGTTAAATTTATATGTGATCGTGGCATATCACATGAGTTGGTTAGACATAGACTTGCTGCATTTGCTCAGGAGAGTACCAGGTACTGTAATTATAAGAGCTCAGGCATTATGGTAATCTGCCCTGAGGAAATACGTGGTGATGATGAAGCATTTAATGTGTGGCTTGAAGGAAGGCATGCTGACCAGAGAGAGTACGAATACTACGTTAATGTAAAAGGATTTAAGCCACAGATCGCGAGGAATTGCCTACCCACCTGTGTGAAAACTGAGATTGCTGTAACTGCCAACTGGAGAGAGTGGAGACATATATTCCATATGAGAACGCCACTCACCGCGCATCCACAGATGCAAGAGCTTATGATCCCATTACTTGCAGATGCGAAGAATCTCATACCAGTTATGTTTGATAATATTACTGTATAGTTGGAGGTCTAAATTGGAATCCGAAACAGGATACACTGGTATTGTGTGTGATGATATAGTCGATAAGTCAACCTTTGTTGACGATGGTGTTACATATATGACCATGGACGAGGTCAAGACATTGCGATATGATCCATCTATAGTCACTAAAGCCCAGGCGTATTATAATAAGATTGATAAAAGGCACAAAAATAATAAGGCCGCCAAAGCTAGTCGCGCTAAGAATCGTGCTATCAAGAAGTCTAAGAAGGGTAAGAACTGATATGATAGGTAGGATAACTCAGGCATATAGGGATGGTGAGTGGGTTCGTATTAATTTTATGGATTTGAAGATTGGCGGTAGATTTAGACTATTTGACTTAGTAGTAGAAGAAGATGGCACGTCAGAAGCCATAGTGAATGCGCTGCCATATATAGAAGAAGATGGGGTTGGTACTGTGAGTTGCGATCTAGTCCCTAATATTGAGGAGGTAACATGTCCAGAGGAAGTTTAGCATGCACTATTAATAATGGATATGTGGAAGCGTCGAATTATTGCATATTCAACTTCCTGTCAGATGATCTATCAATAGGTACGGCGCAAGAACTTGAGTATGCACATAGAATTGGGGTGCCAGCACGTATACTTGTATGGAAAACTGGTAGGCCAATGTCGATAGTAGCAGAGTCTCAGGCGACACATATTGTATATAGTTTAGGCCACGCCATTGATATAATTAAATCACTCAGAGATATAGATAGTAAAGATTGGAGCGATTTAGAGTTCGCCTATCTATCTGGTCCCATGGATTGTACCACTAAGAGTAGTGCTGCTGGATGGAGAATGACAACAACCGCCAAACTTGCCGAATTTGGCGTTACATCGATAGACCCACGACTTACTAGTATAGCTATCGATATACTATCTAGGAATATTATCAATAATGATGACGATAGCGGCTTAATATGCAAGGTTGTTATGGATGATAGAGCTAGGCAGTATGGGCTCCCAAACAAGACATATAAAGATGATGCAGGCTGGGATATTTGTGCTGTCGAAGATACAGTACTTAATTATGATGGATTTACTGTAGTGCCAACCGGATTAAAAATCCAGATCCCTAGCGGATACTGGATTAATATTAAAGCTAGGTCGAGTGCGTCCAAACGCAACATACTAGTGCAAGAGTCTGTTATTGATGCAGGGTTCTCAGGTGAATTTTTTGTATGTGCACGTAGCATGATACCTAATGAAGTAATGACTATTAGGGCTGGTGAAAGAATTGCACAATTGATTATACATAGAGTGTGTGATGTACATATGGTACAAGTGAATGATCTAGATCAAAGCGAACGCGGTAGTCATGGATGGGGATCAAGCGGGAAATAGTTACCCGCACTACTGTATGATATAGAGGTGATTTATTTGTCTATGACTCAATCTCAAAAGATAAAATATCAGTACCGCAAAGACAATAATCTATGTGTGTCGTGTGGATCACCTATCGATGGCGATTATGTACAGTGTCTAAAATGTAGAGACTTATTTAAGCGTAGGCATAAAAGCAGGTCTATTAAGTTAAAGGCGTCTGGAGTATGTGTGGATTGTGGCAATAGTACTGCTAGCTGTGGTACTCGATGCGGTGAGTGTTCACGTAAACATAACGACCTATCGATTATGGTAAGAGCAAAACGCACTAAAATGGGTTATGTTATGACTGTGGATCACCTTTATTGTGTACTGATTCGAAATGGTGTGAGAAGTGTATTGCTCGTCAGAAAAATTCAAAACGTACGCATGGCAAAGAATGGCGTGCTAGGTATAGTGAACGCCTTCGCTTAGATATAGTGAGTCACTATGGTGATAGGTGTGCTTGTTGTGGTGAGTCTAACCCATTATTCCTATCAATAGATCATATTAGTGATGCTCACCATAGACAACTAAGTAAGCCTGATTCTGGACTTGGTTTATTTTCACGATTGCGTCGTGAAAATTATCCAAGTGGGTATCGCGTATTGTGTCATAATTGTAATACTGGTAGATCGAGGAATGGTGGAATGTGTCCACATAGCACAAATCAATATGGCGGTACAGCCCTATATAGTACCATCATATCACGTGATATAGTCTATAATGCATATGGTAGTAAATGCTCGTGTTGTGGAGAGACTAATTATATGTTTCTAAATATAGATCACATAGATAATGATGGATCGGATGATCGGAAGATTAGGGGTAGTGGGCACAAATTTTATAAGTGGCTCATACATAATAATTTTCCATTTGATAGGTATAGGTTATTATGTTATAACTGCAATATAGGACGTGCTCGTAACGATGGAATATGTCCACATGTGACTATTAGTTAAAAGAGATTAATATTATGCCAGCCATTTGGGTTTATACGTTATTATCAAAACACGGAGGTAATCCAAATGGCTGGTGTATTTCGTTGCTCATCACTAGATAAATGTCAAAAAGCGCAGATGATGGTATACTATGGGATTCCCCCCACTATACCACCATACCTACAGAATGTCCTCAACATCGGTACGTACATACACGAATATCTACAGAGTCATTTTATGGCACTTGATTTAACCAAGCAGGTAGAGATTGAGTATGAATGGGAAGACCTAAAGTTGCGTGGACATTGCGATGGTCGTAATCAGTGTCCAGAGTCGTTACGCGGTATAATCCCCGATGCAATGGTTAATAATTGTGAGCCGTACATTATGGAGATTAAGTCGATAAGTCCATCAAGGTTTAGATATCTGACAGAACCTCACGATAACTACAAGACACAGCTCAACGCATATCTTCATAGGAGTGGTATCCATCGCGGGGTGTTCATTTACGTAAATAAGGGAATACCAGGCATGTGTTCTGGTTTGTTTCATCCAGAGTACCTTAATGATCCCAATAAATATAAAGTGTTTCCGATAGATTATGATCCCATACGATGGATGAAGATTGAGCGTCAGGTGTGGCCGATGATACCATACCTAGAAACTGGCGAATTAATACCAATACAATACAATCCGGATCCAAAATCTGAGTGTGGTGATTGCTGGTATAAAGGCAGATGCGCTCCGTAGGAGGATATTAAAATGGTTAAATTAAAGAGAATTAGCCCACACCAAGACATGGTACAGGAATACTATGATGCGTTAATCCCAGCATTGAGGTTGGTTGCCCGTAGATATGGGTATGCTCTTGGAGTCCATGGGAGCTTAAAATTCGATATAGACATAATTGCTGCTCCATGGAGGGAACATTGTGCAACACCACAATCACTGGCAGATGCTATTCTAAATGTCTGTAAAGCAGTAATAGGTGATTCTGTTGTTAGTTATCCAACAGAGAAGTTTTTACCAACACAAATGCCTTGTGGAAGATTAGCATGGTCAATTTATCTTGTCCCGATTAAAGATAGATCGCCGTATATTGATCTTAGTATTATGCCAGTGGGCTCTAGTGATACTAAATCTAAGGAGGAGAATCTAAGTGAGTAAAGTGCGTTGTATATATCATGATGACCTAGATGGTAGATGTGCGGCGTTCTGGGTGCGATATAAGTATGGTATGGAATGTGAGTGCCTGAAAGCCAATTATAATATACCATCCAATGAGTATCTCGATAAGGTAGAGAAAGATGAGAAGGTTGTAATAGTAGATTTCTCCCTTGAACCTGAGGATATGGATAAGCTTCTAGCTATCACTGATGATGTGATATGGATTGATCATCATATTACGTCAATAGATAAGTACAAGGGCTTTCACCAGAGAATACCTGGTATGCGCATCGATGGAATTGCTGGGTGTGTACTTACGTATATATACTTTAATCTGCTTGGCGATGATATACGTGAGCAGGGACCGGAGCTTCAAAGAGAGAATATCGAGAAGTATGTCAGTGACGTACCAAAACCAACACTCCTCATAGGTGATCGTGACGTATGGGATTGGAAATATGGTGATGAAACCAGATTCTTCTTCTCTGGCATGGAATCATATGACACAAATCCTATGATAGGGGAACAGGTACATGGCAGCATATGGGCTATGGTATTATCGCCACACATGATGTGCAAAGTCCATAGTGATGGTCGTATAGTCGAGAGATTTAAGAAGTATAAGAATGCAGAGTTAGTTGATGCGTTCTCATTTAGATGTAATTGGGAAGGCCACAAGTGCGTAGTAGTAAATGCTGCCAAGGTTGGTAGTGAAATATTCAACAGTATTGATCCAGATACCTACGATATGTCAATAACGTTTATCTATGATGGTGAAAAATTCGTAATCTCATTGTATTCTATGAAGATCGATGTTGAAAAGATTGCAAAGAAGTATGGTGGAGGCGGACATAAGGGTGCTAGCGGGTTCGATATTAATGAGCTTCCATTTAAAAAGGAGAAGTAATGGGTAGAATTAGAGTAGCATGGTTCTCCGATTCCCCTATGGGATCGACTGGTTTTGGTACAGTAGCAAGAAATGTGCTTGCTGGGTTATATCATATGTACCCAGGACAATATGAAATACATTGTATGGGCATAGGTCAGCCACCGTATTCCAAGCAGAATCCGCTTATGTATCCGTATCACATATATCCTGCATTGGGACAGCCTGGGTCGTTTGGTAAGCAGAGTATAGCAGGATGGCTGCAAATGGTAAACCCCGATGTTCTAGTGGTAAATCTTGATACGTGGATGACGTCATATATGACGGATCCAAATTTTATGGCTGATAGGAGATTCCCTATTATCTTTTACCAACCATTAGATTCGATAACACCGGATAATTCAATACCCAAATCGTGGTGCGATACCATTGCAAAACAAGATTTTACAGTGACATATAATAAGTGGTCTAGAGATATTTTTCAGAAGGCAGTTCCTGGGGCAGCAGATCGAATATCATATATACCACACGGAGTTGATACCGAGTTCTTTAAACCATGCGACTCTAATAGGTTTGGATTAGATGATAATATAGTCGTTGGTATGGTTGCTGTTAATCAGATACGTAAGGATTTTCCATCGCTCATCAAAGCTATGAGAATGGTTGTTGATGAAATACCAGAAGCTGTGCTATATATGCATTGCAATTGGCATGGTCCGGTTGGATTCGATATTGGTGAAATAGTCGATGCGTACAACATGAGAGATAGTGTTGTACAACTTTCCATAGATGGAAAATTTATACATCGTGGCGATATGATATCTGCGCTTCACATGCCAATGGTATATAGTGCGCTCGATGTTCATGTACTTTCTACATTAGGAGAAGGATGGGGATTACCTCATACAGAAGCTATGGCATGTGGTGTTCCATCAATCTCTACTCATTGGTCTGGCACGATAGAGCAAAACCCGTTTGAGTGGCAAAAGATAAATCATAAAGATGCTAGAGTTATACACCCAGTTATACCTTTACTCAGACCAATCATAGATGTTGAAGATATGGCTAAGAAAATATATGATTTATGCTCTAAAACAAAATCTGAGAGGAAAGAACTTGGCCGACAGTGTAGAGAATTCGTTACTAGTAATTATATGTGGAGAGATATGATACCTGAGTGGCATAAAACTATAGAGTCTGCTATTAGTTCATATGGATGTGGCGTATCTAGTATAAAGGGTGGCGGTAAGAAAGTGCTGCTTATTGAAAATAGTGGTGGTCTTGGCGATATCCTTACGACAACACCTGCTATTCGCAGCTTGCATGAATCTGGCAATGAAGTATACCTATCGGTACGTGATAGCATGGTAAATAATGTAAGCCTATTACTTTCTGGTAATCCGTATTTAAATGCTCTCATACCATCAAATCAAATAAATTATATGAAGTTCGATATTATCCGTGATATATCCACCGCTCCAGCACATTCTGAAGTGTCTGAATTGCCACATATAACAACTTCACGTCCAGTCGCGTATTGTAAAGCACTTGGCATTAAGATGGATGACTATTCCCTTGATATATTCCCAAATGAGGAATTAGTTAAGATCGCTGATTCTGAATTATCAAAATTAACTAATAAGAAGAGAGTTTTATTGTGCGTCAAATCTGCGGAGTCATATAAGGATTACCCAGCGCATTCATTTGATCGCATCGCTGAAGAGTTAAGTAAGGATTGCTATGTTATATCATCGGCATTGTCATTGAACAGTGCAAATCAATGCTTTGAAGGTGGGGTTGATGAATTTGTAGCGTTAATATCGGTGGTAGACGTAGTAGTGTGTGCGGATACGTTGGCACTTCACATAGCTGGTACACTTGGAAAGAGTTGTATTGGTTTATTTGGTCCAACCGATAGTCGGGTTCGTATATATGATAAATCAGTACCCATTCAGTCACCTATGAAATGCTCTCCATGCTGGAGGAATGCTAATATAGGATGCCCATTGAATGGTAGTATAGAAACGTCTCCGTGTATGGAGATCTGCCCTACCGATATTGTTGAAAAAGTAAGGCAGGTATTAAGTATTGATGCAAAATGATAAGATTGCTGTCATAGTATATGCTCCATGCGTATTAAAATATGATGGTCCCGGTGCCATGGAGCATTCCGTAGCTGGCATACCGTATATCTTAAATGGTGATATGATAAGTGGAAATCATTTTGATAATTTAGATATACTCAGCCAGTATTCACATATAATAGTAAACTTAAATATTGATGTAACATATCTAGAAACTATACTACGTATTAGGGAAATGTTACCATCGACGGTTAAGGTGATTGGCCTTGCTGAGGGTGCATATCAGGATATCTTACGTAGAGATTTCATACCAGAATGTCATCTATTGATGAAGATAATGCAGTCATTTGATGCATACTGTACAATAGTGGATAGATCTGGACCATTCTATCAAATGCTAACTGATAAGCCAGTACTATATTTAGGCATACCATTCTGGGAAGAGGTAAGTAGACGCTATAGACTACCGGCAGATGTTAAGTTTGGTAGTACTCCAATCGTTGCAGTTAATGGAGTACCACCTGATGCACTTAGGGCATTAAGTAGAAATTTTATAGGTAACTTATATCTTACTAAGCAGTCAGATACCAAGGTAAATCTTATTACGCGTAAACCTATACCCGATACAGTCAGTAGTTTTATGGCTGATAACGGGTTTGAAAATGTTACGGTACACGATACCACATCTTATGATAAGTTCTACGAAATATACAGTAGGTGTACAATAGGAATCAACTTGGACTCACTCGGTACATGGGGAAGATGGTCGCTAGACCTCGCATCAATGGGTATACCAGTAATAGGGTCTATACATCAGCAAACCCAATATATGCTATTCCCAGACCTGACATTTGACCCAATGCTCGATATTGATAAAGCTGTCAAGGCGTATCAGATTCTCCTTGATGACAGAGGATTTTATAATCACTGTAGGGAATACGCACTCAATATTGTAGGTACTGAGTTTGCCACTAGTAAATTCATCGAAAGATGGAATACTGTTAAGTGTATCGTCGATAGTTAGGAGGATAGCATGATACTTGACCAAATCGCACAGAAATATGGTACTGATAAGGCATCCGGTGGGCATAATTATATGGTGGCATATGAGAAGGAATTTAACCATCTTGAGTTATCACCAATTAGCTTGCTAGAAATTGGTGTTGATCATGGTCAGTCCATGAGGATGTGGCAGGAATATTTCCCACTAGGTGATATTGTAGGTATTGATATAGACTCTAGATGTGAGGTATATCGTGATACTAGAATATCTATTGAAATAGGTGATAGTAACGATAAGAATTTTATTAATCATGTAGTGACGAAGTATGGCAAGTTTGATGTCATTATAGACGATGGATGTCATTTGTGGGAGAGCCAAATATCATCGTTTAATGACTTGTGGGATAGCGTGAAACCAGGTGGTATATATGTAGTAGAAGACTTACATACGTCATATTGGGATGGTTGGGGTGTTGGTCCACAGAGTTTTATAGAGTATACGGCCAATATTATTGACGTTGTTAATGATTATGGTAATAGTAAAGATAGACATTCTAACTCGGCACCACAGCGCGTATCACCACCATCTAATACTAATAATATGAGGAATACTATAGAGTCTGTCAGTTTCTACAAGAGTATAGTCTTCATAAAAAAATCTAATTTGGAGGAAATATGAATAAATATCAAGGTTTTGGAGTTGAATATTTTGATGAGTGGGCGGTAGATAAAGCTAAGAACGATATGAGGGCATATGGTGATTGGCAAGTCGCTTATTATTACGGCATAGATAATGTCTATAATCTAAGTGGTAAAATAGTACTAGATTTTGGTTGCGCATTTGGCACGTTTGTATTGTCGTGTGTAAGAAATAACGTCGATGCATATGGGGTTGACGTATCAACGTATTCCACATCTGATGAAAATCTTATTGATGGAGCCCTTAGAAACAGATTAATGTGCATCAAAGATAGTAATCTAAGCCTATTTGAAGATGACACGTTTGATTTTATCCATTCGTCGCAGGTATTTGAGCATGTGCCTGAGGATCAATGTGATAAGATGATCAGTGAAATAATGCGTATACTTAAACCAGGTGGACGTGTATATGCTAGTTTGTTGTTCGATGCACCACCACCTGAATATAAGGATGACGATCCAACGCATATCACGTATAAACCACGTGAATGGTGGGATATCCTGTTTGAGAAACATGGTGGAATTAATGAATATGACGTAACGCACCCACTACTAATGGATGCTGAATATAATGGACTAAATCTACATAAAGAATATAACTGGAATATCTTGCTCTATAAAAAATAAGGAAGGAGTATTATATGCATTTACCAGTAGTAGCACCAAATGGAATGATGGGTGGAGATATAGCACAGGCAGCGTCCACGATAAGAGCCCTTCATAAAATGAGTCCTCGTAAGGGCGTTGTACTTTGTCTCGGTGGCGATGTGATGAGGCAGGGTTATAGTACATACATATGCGATTGGATTGATCGTGGATATATATCCCATATAATGATGAATGGTACGGCCATATCTTGCGATATGGATTTAGGATTGCATGGACAAATTGTAGTTGATGAGGCTTATCCCAATCTTGCTGTGTGGAATGAAGACACGCTAAATATTATCAACGATGTAGCGGGTAGCGAGGCAGCAAAGGCGCATGGCATGGGATATGCAATCTCTATGCATATGAACGAGTTCGGTATGGGCACATGCATATCAAAACTCGCATGGCAGAAGAAAGTGCCGGTGACAATCCATACTGCCATTGGTGTCGATAAATTCTGCTCAATGGCTAGCTATGATGATAGGGCGATGGATTGGGGCCACGCTTTAGTCCATGATACGTTTAGGGCATACCTCCTAGCAAGAGATATAGTCAATGGTGGAGTGATACTTAGTATAGGTGGTGGATATGTAATGGACCACACCCTATCGAATGGTATGGGTCGTGCTTGTACAGAATCTGGAGATTTTCCAAAGACATCAATATTTAGCTTTAGGATGCCAGGATCCGAAAGACATAACCCTACAGATAAAATATTCAATGCTGCCGATAGAAAGATAGTATGGGATATAGTTGGTGATTATGCCATGACGATACCGGCATTCCACAGCATGCTGTAGCTCTCTGTCGTTAGAATACCTTGTACCTCCACATTTATATAGGGTGTGGAGGTACACCTTATGCCACAAGACCCAGTTTGTCCCAAGAAAGTTCTCCACACCGAAGATTTAGATAGATTAGCACCGATGTTGTTCGATGAGTATATTAAAGATATCGAATCTCGCAAACAAAAACCACCAGCGATTAGTAATTTTGTGTGTCCCATATGTGGGTCAAATCAATTTACTACAGAGTATACATCGTCTATAATACTCACAATGGTATTCCTTAACATAAGTGGATATTATTGTACACGGTGTACTACGAAGTTTGTAGACCCAGAAAAGTTCTCAAAGAATAGGAGACAAGATTAATGCAATCTAAGCAACTCTTTATCCCAGATCGAATAAACGTTGGATTTCAAGATCGTTCTGGGACATATACAGGTAAATTGGCGTATATCATATATTTCGATCAAAAAGGTATATTACGCAAGGAAACGTCATGGAAGAATTGGCGTGACAAAAAGATCGAACCTATTGAATATGTAAATGCGCCAACTGATGGGTTCGTACTAAATAAAAATGTTGGTGGTACGCATGGACACTCCTGGGAGCAGAGACAGGCGTATGTAAGGGTATATGACCCACGCGGGTTCGAATTCGAAATTACAATCCCGAATTTACTCTTCATACTAAGCGAGTGTGATTGTAGTCGTGGTAAAGGTTTAGAGGGACAGTTCGTATATGCGTGGCATGGCTCAGATTTAGTTTTACTACCAGTAACCGCCCAGGACTACCAGGTATCTAGGGAACATACTAACCTTATGTCACAGAAAGTTAAGGCGAGGGAACTCATCCCTGGTGCATCCTATACCATGAAAGACCTTAAAACCATGACATACGTTGGTAAGTTCGATAGATATATGCCAACTTCAACGTCCACATCGTATAGTAGAGATAAGGAACGTGGAATTACTAAACCGTATGTATTCTGGAATGGGCAGGAATTTGTGTTCCATTATAATATGTCTAAATTAGGAAAGCTTGAGTGCGATTCAGTTGCTAGTAACTATGCTGAGCTAGTGGAGTCGTATTACAAATCACAGTACGGCAGTAAGATTGTGAGTCTATTCTTGGTTGATGGTATTGACATAAAATATAGTTGGTTTACGGAAGACAATGGCATATATTATTATTATTCCAAAGAACATACAATTTGGAGGGATGAGACATCTGCAATTCTAAGGATTAGACGTAGTTATGCATTTACGTTACGTGATGGTATGCTATGGTGTGAATGGGCATCAGGTGAGGCATACTCACCGGAGTATATGAAACAACACAATATGACTCATTACTATAATTCAATACCATGGAAGGAACCAACGAGCCTATCACTCCATGCATTACTAGAAAGCGGAACTGAGTGTATCGTGCACGCATATGGATTAGAACCTATAGGAGGAAAAGATAATGGCGCAGACTGATGAAAGAACCCTAAAACTTATTACTGAGGTCCGGAGACAGGAAGCTGAAATAAGCAAGCTTGACCATCCAGTATGGAAAACTAATTGTTCGTTCTCATATATAGAGGGGAGGGCAGATGCTATCAATCTCCATGTAGAATCTAATGTATCTACATTAATAAATGTTGCTGCCTTCCTAATAGAACGTGAAACAGCGTACTGTATAGCTATAGAGAAATTAGGGCTCGGTACAGATACACCACCATTTAAGTGGTCCGGATTTACCGTAGATGACTGGATTGACGATCTAAAAATGCGTATTGGAAAGGTACAGATTACTTCAAAGAGGAAAAAGCTGGATATACTGAAATCTCGCCTTGAAGACATTATAAGCCCAGATTTACGGGCACAGTTGGAACTCGAAGCTATAGAGCGTGAGTTATCAAGCGGATCGTAATCGTTTTGAACTTAAGAGTAGTAACGAGAAGGAGTTCTTTAATGGCAATAAATAGGCATATACAACTTCATAACCACTCCTATTATAGCTTACTAGACGGGATGATGAAACCTAAGGAAATGGCTAAGAAAGCCAAGGAATTTGGGATGCCAGCGATAGGAATCTCTGATCACGGATCCATGGCTGGTGTTTACGAATTTCACAAGGCATGTGTCGCTGAGGGAATTAAGCCGATTATAGGCGCAGAGCTCTATGTATCGAATCCTGATAGTGATTGCAGGATTAAAGAGAAGAATCCCGAAGGTACAAATAACCATATCATACTCATAGCGATGAATCAGATTGGATATAAAAACCTATGCTGGCTAACATCACATGGATATCTAGTTGGCCACTATTACAAACCACGTATTGATTGGCCAATGTTAGAGGCACACAGTGAAGGACTCATATGCACCACAGCATGTATAGCTGGTAAGGTCGGAAAGTTATATACGGCTGGACGTGAAGATGACGCAATAGCGGCCATACATCAATATAGAGACTTGTTTGGTGATAGGTTCTATCTTGAGCTAATGGATAATGGGTATGCACCACAGAAGCCACTCAATGAATTCCTTATTGAACAAGGCAATATTCAGGGTATACCGTTCATTATAACAAATGATGCTCACTTCCTCACAAAGGAAGATCATGAAGTGCATTGCCAAATGATGTCGATACATACTTCTGGTAAGAAACGTGCTGATGATGAGGCTGATTCTACCAAGAAATCTGATATGATGTATAGTGAGGATTGCTACCTTAAATCACCAGAGGAGATGCTATCGATCTTCCCAGGTATTAGTGATGGCACATTCGACATATATAAGCGATGCGAAGACGTAACACCAATACTACCACAGAAGATGCTTCCTAGATATCCGTTTAATAAGGATAAGTACGATAGTGCATATAGGGAACTCGAAGATAAATGCTGGAACAAATTAAAAGCTTTGGGTTTGTACAATGATAAGTATTGTGGTAGACTTAACGAAGAACTCAAGATTATGTATGATAAGGAATTATCAGACATCTTTTTAATCGTAGCTGACTGTGTAGATTACGCAGATGAACATGGTATTGTACATGGTCCAGGAAGAGGTAGTGCTTCTGGAATGATAGTATCGTGGCTACTAGGTATCACGATGTTAGACCCACTCGAACACAGACTAATGCATGAGAGATTTATGGGAGAGGGTCGTGATGCTACTGCCGCCGATATCGATATAGACTTCGATTCCGATAGACGCGGTGAGATTATTGCGCACATGGGTGATCTTTATGGTGGAAGTGACCATAAGGTTGTACAGATTCAGTCATTCAGCACGCTGGGGCCAAGACAGGCACTTAAGGATATGGCAAGGGCATGCGGTGTACATGGTGTCGCATCACTAACTGACCTTATCCCAGAAGATCCGTACATCATTATTGATGGAGTCCTACATAAACTAAGTCTGCCAATTGTATATCAGCATGAAGTACCATTCAGAAACGCAGTAGATAATGACCCGTACTTTAAAAAGCTGTACACTGACGCTCTGCGCGTTGAGGGAATGCCACGTGCTGAATCCGTCCACGCAGGTGGTGTTGTTATAGCAGAGGAAGAGCTCTATAATCTGATTCCGCTCCAGTATGGTAAGGGAATGAAACAGATTATTACGCAGTTCGATATGGATGCTATTGCTGCTGTTGGATTACTAAAGCTCGACATATTGGGACTCAAGAATCTATCAATTATACGAGATGCACTAAAACACATACCAGGGCAGCCAACCACTAATGATATAGATCTGAATGACCCAATGATATATGAGCTCATACAACAAGGTAAGACGTGTGGGGTATTTCAGTTAGAGGGTCAAGGATTCACATCGTTTATCATGAGTATGAGGCCAACGGAGTTTGGTGATATAGTTGCTGCTGTTGCACTATTTAGACCTGGACCGCTTGAAACTGGTGGACCGTCGTACATTAGACGTAAAAATGGTACCGAAGCTATCCTAATTGGTGATGGAGAATCTAGAGAAGGTGTAGCATACGTCCATCCTCTAATGTGGCCAAGCGTTGATGATACGTGGGGAGTACTCGTCTATCAGGAACAGATTATGGATGTAGTTGGTCGCGTTGGTGGGCTCTCCAAGATGGATGGTTATAAGATCGTTAAGGCTGTATCGAAGAAAAAGAAAGAAATAATACAGCCTTATAGGGAAGCGTTTACTAATGGAGCAGTCGAGAGAGGTATGTCCAGGGAGAAGGCGACTGCCCTATGGGACAACATAGAGCTCTTCGCAGGATACTCATTCAATAGGGCACACGCTTCAAGTTATGCAGTAATTACATGCTGGACAGCATGGCTATCAGCAAAATACCCATCGCAGTTCTTCGCGGCGATGCTCAATCACGCGAAGGAAGATAGAAAGCCCACACTCATTCTGGAATGTAGAAAACGTGGAATCCATCTCAGGCCACCGGATATCAATTCATCGTTATGTGAATATACACCAACTGATGGGTCTATATATCTAGGATTGCAGTCAGTTAGAGGTATATCTGGATGCGCAGAGAAAATCATAGTGGAACGTGATGCCAACGGTCCATTCACTTCAATCGATGATCTAAAGGCCAGGATGCCTGCCAAGATAGTTAACTCCGCGATGAGAGAAGCACTATTTAAAGCTGGAGCATTTGAGGTAGTAAATCCAGGTTGTAGAATTGCGGCTGGCATGTCACATGTAGAAATAGCAAATGCTGAGCGTAGTTTACTCGGTAATGAGCTAACGGTATCATCGCTCGTCTATTACAAAGAGAGATACCAGGTTCTCACGCATGAAGCTGTAAGCATGGATACTGCCCTAGCCAATGAGGGCTGTGAATTAACCGTCTTAGGGCGAATTTCATCGGCGCGTATTGTTAAGACACATGCGAAGAAAGAAGATATGTGTATGGGAGTTATTGCTGATGATGAACAGACACTAGACTTTGTAATATTCCCCAAGGCATATATCAATTGTGGTGAATATGCTAAGAACGGTGTTATTTGCATGATGCGAGGTAAGGTATCGAATAATAGGGATAAGCCACAACTGGTAGTGTCCAATATTACGTTAATTGAGGGTGCTGGATAATGATTAGTCATAGTAGGACTAGAATGAGTGGTCCTGTTGATGGAATAATGCCTCTACTGGAAATAGTGTATAATAAGAAATCTGCGCAGTATGAGGCATGGCTTACCGCACATAAGAAGGGCACGCTATTCAGTGCGTGCCCACTTAGTGCTGGTAGGGCTCGTATCGATGAGTGGACACAGAGCATGTTTACGATGTATGTGCATGGATATCAGTAGAAAGGGTTAAATAATATGAATTACGATGATATCAAGAGAATGGCTAAGGATATTGGGTGCCGTGTAGGCGATCTAGTCGCATTATCGCCCAATAATGATCCATTCTATGTCGGTACAGAGAGTGACAAGACGTTAGCTAGATGGTTTAAAGGTTTGTGGGATGAATATGGTTATGATTACGGTGTACACATTAGACGTGTGCATTATCAACTCGTCAGTCAGTCACCACCACCAATGATGCCCAATGGTGATCCATATCATAACACTGAGAAATGTTGGGGATTTATTAGTGAAGCCGCTAAAGCTGCTAGATATCTAGGATTAGTAGACCCAGGTGCATTTGTCGATAGGCGCAATCCGGATCCGCATATATATAGTAATCCACCAGCCGAACCATCGATAAATGTTGATACATATGGGTTTAGCGATGTAACGCTCCCTCAGTTTCCTGATATGCCAAGATATACCATATACGATTATGACACAATCCAGCCAATAAATATAGAGATATGGTGTGAGAAATCCACCATGAATGATATACTATTACCAATCTGTCAGGGTCGTAGTGTTAACCTTGTGACGGGGCTCGGTGAGTTATCCCTTACAGCGACATTAAATGCCGTTAAGAGGATTGAAGATGTAGGAAAACCAACTCGCATTTTGTACATAAGTGATTTTGACCCTGCAGGACAGACGATGCCAGTATCAGTGTCGAGGAAGCTTGAGTACTTTATTAAAGATAGAGGATTAGATCAAGACATACAACTTATTCCTATCATGTTGACGCAGGAGCAAATACAGCAATATCATCTGCCACGTATTCCTATAAAGGAAACTGAACGTAGGAAAGCTAGATTTGAACTAGAATTTGGTACTGGAGCTGTAGAACTCGACGCACTTGAGGCGTTACACCCTGGCGTATTACGTAGGTTGGTTAGGTCATGGGTAGCTAAATTTCAAGATGAAAACTTGGAGAGTAATACTGAGGAATCGCGTACCGATCTTGTAAATGAATTACGATCGACACGTAATGAGGTAATTGCTTCTCATAAAGATGAGCTTGATGATCTACGAAAAGAGTATAATGTTCTTAAAGAGGAATATGAAGACCGTATAATTAACCTTAGTGGACGCATTACTGATATATATAATATCATATCCGAGGAGATGCAGGATGCGATGCCGGATATACAAAATCATCTTCAGCCTGAGGGTGATATCACATATTACCATCCAGACCCATTATTTGACTCTAGTAGGGGCTATGTAGATCAGATGCAATCATATAAAAAGTTTCAGGGTGGCGATAAGTTCACTAGGTTTAGTGCAATACAGGATGATATCGACTGCGATGGGATAGATTAAAGAGGAGATTATGAAAGATTGGACGGCAATAGTATTTTCAGACCCGCACCTAGATTATAGCGCGGGATATAAGACCATAGACGGCGTTAACATGAGGGAATTAGACTTTAGGGATGCATTCGCATTCTGTACACAGAAGGTACAGGAATTAAAGCCTGATTTTGTCATAAATGCTGGCGATCTGTTTGAGCGCGTTAGACCAAGTTCACGTACCACAACATTCGCCATAAACCAGCACAGAATTATGGGAAAAGTGGCGAAGATGGTTATTGTCGATGCTGGAAACCATTGTACACCGAAAACTACGTCTACTGGACACATATTCTCAGTGATGGATGAAGCTTTCCATTTCCAACAGAACGTGGTATTTGTTCATGGTGATATGAGGGTGATACCGATCTCGTCAATAGATGTGGTTGTACACGTTATTCCATACGTAGATACACAGGAACAGTTCGATCAGTATATGGATTCCATAGTAACAGTAAAAGAGTGCTATAATATAATCGTAGCACATACTAATGTAGCCACTCCTGATTGTCCTGTAAGTGGTGCACAATGCGTACTTCGCATGGATAAAATACCGGACAATGCAAGGCTTACTATCGTTGGACATAATCATAATCAACATTACATATATCCGAATCCTGGCACCGATAAGCTGGTATTGATACCAGGTGGTACGGAGCGTGGTGGGTTTGATGAGGCGGCACCATGTTATGCATATCACATCAAGTATAGTGCAGCTATGGATAGCATATCAATTGACGCCATACCAATACCAACACGTCCAATGATCGATTCACCACCGATAGATCTTAGTACCCTAAATCCCGCAGAGGCAACCGACTCCATATGCAATTATATAGAATCTTTGCCAAGTAAAGATTTATTACTTAGAATTAATATAATCGGTATGCGAAAGGATTTACATGCCTCAATAAACTGGGGCCAGATTAAGAGTGTATTGATGGGATCACCGTATTACAAGTTCAATATCAAGACTATCGACATGGAAATGATAGGTAATGGTACATCCAGTAGAGTTGATCTGGTATCGATGTGGATGGAATATAGTGCTGGTCAACCTCAGGAAATAATTGACATGGGAACGTCTATGATGGAGGAAGATGATAAGTGATTATTAAACACATACAAATTGCTAATTTTTGTCAATTCACTGAGGTAGACATGGACGTGCCATGTGGACTAATAGGCATAACTGGTCCTAATGGTAGTGGTAAAAGTAATTTTATGGGTGCAATAGCATGGGCACTATATGGTATCCAGCAGAGTGGTAAAGATGTAAAGTCAGCCTTACGTAAGAGAGGGTCAACATCTAAACAACCCGTATCAGTATCAATTACATTCTCCATAGATGGAATTGATTATACAGTCCTGCGTGAAATGAAGGGTACTAATGATACCATAACAGCATCAATAATCACCGGAGGAGTAGAGATAGCACATGGCGTTGATGCTGTAGGTAAGTCGATGGCTAGCATACTTGGAATGGGATATAAGCCATTCATGGTATCAATGTTTTGTAAACAGAAAGAGATAGATGCCCTAAGTAGTTTACAACCTGCACAAAGACGCGAGATCATCATGTCGATGCTTGGAGTAAACCGTGTTGATAAGGCTATCACGGAAACACGTTCCAAATCTAGGTCCATAGATCAGCGTGTTGGGGAACACCAGCCATATATAGTATCGGACGTATCATCTATGAAAGATGAGTTGAGTGATTTAAATACTCAGCTCACAAATAATCAGACACTTATTGACGAGTGTAATCAAGTCGTATCTGACCTAAAGAATAAGATTGATCTATTTCCAAGTCAACCGCAATTTATTGATGATATTAAGGTAGAACTTGCACGTGAACAAGGTGAATGCCATGCTTGGATGCGTGTACGTGACGACATAATGAACGAGATATCAGGTCTAGCGTCTCGTCAACACGTTATATATGAACAGATTCAGGGCATTAATGCATTGGGTCCCAATGGCGTATGCCCGACGTGTTTCGGTACTATGGGTGAACAATATAATAAAACATCAGTAGACCTTAGCGAGAAGTATAGTGTGCTTGATTTGAATATAAATAGACGTAGGGCTGATTGGGAATCTGCCAATACTAATGTTAACACTCATAATGATGCTGCCGATGGTATTACCGCTAGAATTAATGCGATGATGTCTGAACATGCCAATCGTTATAGACAAGTAAGTGCGGAATATAATAATGCTATGGGGGTGCAGTCCGCCTTGCGCCAGGACATCTCTCGTATTGAGAATAGGATAGTGATAATATCGTCAACTATATCGCAATACGACTCACATAAAAATACTGTCGATGCGCTACTATGTGATAAACACAAACTAACACAATTAGAGCGTCTTTTAACTGGTTTTAGATCTGAGGTGACTAGTAGAATCCTACCATTACTGGGATACTACGCTAGCCAATACACTACTCACTTGACTGATGGCAAGTATAATCAGGTTGTAGTAGATGATAATTATAATATCCAGATATATAGTGGCGATGGATTGCACCCACTGTCGACGTTCTCCGGTGGGGAGATAGACGTGTTCAATATGTCACTAAGATTGGCTATATCTAGAGTGCTGTCCGAATATTCTGGCAGGGGCATACACTCAATGTTTATGGATGAGATATTAAGTACATTGGACCGTGAGCGTAGACAACTGATGATATCGTTATTTAGGTCACCATTGTGCGCAGTCGATCAGGTTTTTATAATTAGTCATGTGGACGATATTCACGATCAGATGGACTACGTTTATACAGTGTCCGATACTGGCAGTACCAGTACGGTGAGGATGGTTAGCTATGGTGATGGGACCTGATGGTATATTTGGCACATGTGCCGAATGTGGAATTAGATATCTAATCGATTCAGATAATGATGTGGGTCTATGCGATATGTGTAGATCGCCTGAGCATAGCATTGAAGTGGTGCCGCCTAGTCATGTACAGGGCGGCACCGGTGGTAAAAAAGCACTAATAGCGGAAATAAATAGACGCGTAGCATTGTCACAGGATGGCGATAATGAGTCTATGGAGTGGCTACTCAGACAATTTGAAGCCCTTATTGTTAGCGTTACTAAGAAATACTACATAGGTCATGCAAATTTAATATCGTGGGAAGAGTTATATGTGTGGTCGCGTAGTGAATTTACTAAGCTTACATTACATGACTATACTATTGGTGGTCCTGCATATTATAATGTATTTGTAAAGAGGATGTTGTCCATTAGGGCTCTCGATAAAATAGAACGACTAATGCGCGACCAGAATAGAAATGTTCTGGTAGGGGATCCGTCAGTTTTAGATGCTTTAAGCCCATGTGTGGATGACAATACCGATGCTATAATCGCTAGGTTAGATGCGAAGTCACTTGTCGATACAATGCTAGATCACATACTCAATAATTATACAAAATTTGATTACGATATATTCCACGCTTACTTCTTCCTCCCCGAACAAAACTACAAGACCATAAGCGCAATGTTTGGTATTAGTGAGACACGTGTTGTCAACCGCATTAGTACTATTAAAAAAGATCTGAGATTAGTATTTGGCGACATGGTTCTATAATCCCTAGCTACTATTTATAATAGAATATAGGAGTTTCATATGGCTACTAAAGCAATGTCAAAACATAATCCAACGTGTAGTGTATGTAATTCAGGACATCGTAACCTTATTGAGAGTATGATACTCCTGAATAAATCTATGCCTGAGATACAAAGAGAGATACTAGAACGATTCACGATTAAGTATAATCTACGTGCACTATACGCCCATAAGAAAAAACATATGGGTGATGCAAAAGTAACAACTGAAGCAGTAGCGAATCAAATAATGGTATCGTCAGAAATGAAGTCTATCAATGAGCTATACAAAATAGGAAAGCTCGATATGAACGACAAGGCTTCTACACTGAACATGCTATTGTCCAAAGTCATCGGTTTTATCGAAATGTTAGAGAATATTCCCCCACACCAGTTGCCTCATAAAACAATTCAAGGGTATATCGGAGAAGCGCGAGGACTGGTACGCGACTTAGCAGCTCTAGAGGGCGTCGGAACTGGCGGAGACGTTATGAACGTCAGTATCATCAACATGGAGATTAGCACGTTTAGTAGGGCTGTAGCCGCAGTTGTTAAGGAAATGTTCCCTGGACAGGAACCGGAGTTTGCCAGACGTGTAATGGAGAGACTAGCATCCATCGAATCGAGTATAATAGATACATCACACATTTTACCACACAATAATGACGATGAGGATGGAATAATAGATGGTGAATCCACTGATAGCTAATAAGTTTGGAGATGTCATTATGCATCTTTCGTATATGGATACACGAGAGAAGCAGATGCGTGGGCTACAGCACGTAGCTTCCTTAGATGGTGATAAGGGGCTATTATTCCCTACGCATGGTGGCGCGGGATATCACATGAGAAACGTCCGCTTCTCCATCGATATCTGCTACGTGCGTGATGACAATATCATAACAGCTATAGATACTGTAAGACCAGAGGTGGACACGAGCGTGGCACCACCAGAATCTAGCTGGGCTGTAGAGGCTAATGCTGGATGGTTCAACTCTAATGGTTATGTGGTTGGCGACGAGATAGACCTTAGGGTATAGAAAGAAGAATGAAATGAATCTATCATTTATCAGTAAAATTGTAGCACCAGTACTTGGTAAGATGTTTATGCAAGAAACGATGGATGCTATAGTATCGAAAGTGCCGAGTACAGATATTGAGTCGTTTATATTAGGAACGTTCACTGGCAAATTTGAGACTATACGTATTTCTATCCACGGCATTAAGATAAATATGACTGATTTCTCGATTAGGAGATTTTTGAAACAGGTAGAATCACATGATTGGCGCGGCATGATTGATTGTGCAGTAGCCTCAGTGATAGATGGAATAAAGAATTAATTATAGGAGAGTGATATGGATAGAAAAGCGTCGATTATCGACCTTCCACACAATAAGCTGTCGCCGGATATATGGAACACATCTGATGATGTGCCAGTACTACGTGATGATATAAAGGGCATGGTGACTCTACGCATATTCGATGCTTTATCCGGATACTTCAATGACCCGAATCAGTGGACATTACTATATCTTATCGGTAGCTCAGCAACTGAACAGTGGACAAATGACAGCGATATTGATGTCACTGTAATTATTGATAGGGATAAGTTTGAAATGGCTAATGGGGTTGATGCTGATGAGAAGGATGCGTGGACCACATTACTTCATATTATTCGTGGCATTAACGGTGAAGTAATACCAGGAACACATCACCCCATTAATTATTATATGAGGACTGATAATAAGCTTGAATCCGATGCCATATACAGTATTGACGGTAATGTATGGCTAAAGATGCCTCCGCATCTTGATATATCATGGAGCCCACGTGGCATAATGGACTTTATATGGATGAAAGCCATCCACTACGCACGAATGTTTGATATTGAAGGTGGCAAACTTAGTAGAGACTTAACCGATCTAAGACTACTTAGGGAATATGCATCAGAGGCTGATGGTCAGCTCGATAAGTGGTTTACGTTTAGGCTTATTGGTGCTATGGCCGAGGTTGATGCTGATATACGTCGCATGGTTAAGCAATATGAACAGATTCATCAAGAAAGAATATCCGCTTTCAACATGCCAATGGACGCATCAGATGATGAGATATTTAAGATGTCTAGAAATTGGCTACCAGCCAATATTGTATACAAAATCCTTGAAAGATATGGGTATATACATGTACTATCTACATTGAAGGAAGAGAGAAGGAAGCATGGCATGTCCAATGAAATGCTTTCTCATGTGTCAAAAATATTTGGATGGAGAGAGGCACAATCAAGGATAACGACTGCACCACCGCGTACTCCGATAGATATAGATCGTGGATACGGTGGTGATGATAACGACGATTGGTACGAGCCAGGTGATTTCGAGAATCCATATACAGCAACATGGGATGCCGAACGCCAGATATATATCATGACAGCCCAAGGTAGAGATTTTGCGTATTGTACGCCTGGGGATGTTGCTGTAAGACTAGAAGATAGGCACGTATTTGACCTCATTGGAAATGCGCTAACCGATAACTCACCTGCAACGAAGAGAGTGCTTAAAGACCCATATAAGTACGCACAACTCGCTGCCGATATCGCTTGGGAAGGTGAGATTGAGGATATGGAAAAGATGGGTCTAGTGCGCCCTAAAGAAGACGAGAGTGACCCATTCTACAATACCTATATGAAGGGTCATCAAGTGTATCGTGCAACATACGAGAAGATTAAGGCGTATATAGAGAGTAGGATTCAGCAATGGAGGAACAAATGAAGTCTTCGGCACAACAAATTAACGTCATTGAGCTTGGTGAATTATATAGAAATGATTCACAAGGATGGTTCGACCCAAAACTAGTTGATGATCTCTATAATCAGCTCATAGGATACGCCGATATCATCTACAGTAGTGAGCAGTCAGCTATGGCCGCAGACAAGTATAAGCCGCTATTTATAGATTTGTATAATGCGGACACATATCCTGATCGAGTAACAGCTATTGGAAATATCGTAGAAGAATCGAAGGACAATCCAGACCTATTAATGTTATTTAATGTTAGTCCTGTAATGGGCGGGATGGAAATCAATGATGCTACACGTGGTTACATGCCGAGCACCGTGGGATCACCTGTAACCAATAGATTTCCAGGACAGAGAGCATCACAAACTACAGATACAGATGTAGAGGCGTGGTTTAATGGATCAAAGGTAGTTGATGGTAATGGAAAGCCGATGGTGGTGTATCACATAACTGATAAGGATTTTACTACCTTTGAACACGGTGATATTGGTTTCCACTTTGGAGATAAGGGTACTTTCGATAATATGACTGGTGCCGTAGAGTCGTCATATGATAGATACGAGAGTGATACCGACCCATACGTATTTCGTGCGTATTTGCGTATAAATAACCCTATGTACACTAATCGTGATCCCTTATATTGGGACGAGGTACAGAATCTCAAAAATGCGTTCGGTAGTGATAGTCGAGTATCTGAGGAGTTTACTGATGGTACGATAAAAACTCCACAAGATTTTGTGAGCGTCCTTAAGTCTAAGGGTTATGATGGAATTATCTATGATAACGAATATGAGGGTGGGAAATCATATATAGTGTTCGATAATAGCCAGATATATGTTATCGATAGGCCACAACTTGAGTCTGCATATAATGATGATATGGGTATCGATTACTATAAGATACCAGAACGTAATACGTTGCAAACTAGAAATAAAGGATAGTACCACATAGGAGTATAATATGAATGAGATGGAACGTAAGGCCGCGTGGTCTGATGTAAAGCGTAAGGCATTTAAGCTATACCATAGTGGTGCTGTTCATCCAAGTGTGATGACACCAGAGCGATTTGAGGGTACAGTTGATGGCCATCATGGTACATACAATATAGTACTCGCATATCCTGGTGGTAGATCAAACCCAGAGGCTGTAAACTGGTGGAGCTGTGACTGTTTGTGGGGCCAGTGGTGCAAGATTATGCAGAGATTCCACTTGCGCAACAGGTTCTGTAGCCATGCGCTAGCTGCGGCAGTATACTTTGGTAAGAATAAGCCGAAAACGTGGGAAGAATCCATCGGTGGTGACAATCCAAATTATCAACCTGTAGTAGAGCCAGTAATACCTGTGCCTGGCCAGTTTAATACCACAGCTATGAGAACAGCACAGAGTGATCCGTTTAATCAATGGATAAGATCGAACCTTGATGATATACAGGAGTGGTTTCATAATATTGGATATGATTTTCTAGATGAGCCAAGGGATAGCGCTATAACACTGTACGATATAATGGCTGGATATATATGCCCTGGCAGACCAGACTTTAGTGATAATCCAGGTCGTGGTGATGATCTAGCAATAGCATTGGAGGCATCATTAGGGGAGAGTGCATTATATTTCGGTAGTGATGAGGCTGAGTCAATATGGAAGTTTAGTAACAGTGATAATAGTAAGACATATTATATTAATCCAGGAGTTGTGATTACTACAGGTACTACGATTAGGGATATATTGGTTGATAGTCAAGGTGAATCTATTAGTATGAGAACAGCACAAGCCGATGGCATCTCAATAGATGTAGACCTCATCAAAAGGTGGTACGAGCTTGAATATAAGTTGTCGTTCGGCGGTAATGCTATGGCTGACTATGATAAGTTGCAGTCGGAATTCAAGGACGTAACTAGCCGTATGGCGTATGAATTTGAAAACGCATGTATGGAATGGGCAGTAGGCCATATATCATCGATATCATTTGCCCTTAGACAAAATGGGAAATTGAGCGTCGTACATGGATTCGTCGACCAATTGAAGAAAGAATATCCTGATGTCGTGTACAGGGCGATAAATCGTATACCTGAGGAATATAAAAGTGACATCGATGATATATGGTATATGTCAGAGTTGTTTACGGAGATATCGCTGTTAAACAACTCTATTGGAATGATGATAATATCAAATTTAATGAACTCAGCGGCGATGCTACCAGGTAGGAGTAAAGATGGTAACTCAGTTAGCGATGATGCGGCCATTGGAATAAGCACGCTGTACTACATGATTACAAATGCAAAAGATGATGGGCAACTTGCCGCTGCAGTAAGCTATGGTGTGCATGTCCACCATAACGGCGGATCCATCATCGAGTACACACCAAATGGAGATAATTTCGCCAACACAGATCTATTTAATGTTAATGAAGAATTATTAGATCTATCTGATGGTAAATACACCGGACAGTGGGATAAAGATATAAACCATCAGACTACACGCAACTTCCATGATGATCCATCTAGGGAATGGCGTGGTGCCGCACGTAGATTTATAGTAAAAGCAAGAAACCTTAGGAGGTGTGGATAATGCCACTCTATGAATATAAGTGTACAAAATGCGGAGATACTCAGGAAGTATTTAGATCTGTTTCTGAAATGAATAATGGACCGGAATGTGCCTGTGGTACTAAAACAGAAAAACAGCTATCACGTCGTGTAGCTACAAGATTTATTGGACCAGGATTTTATTGTAATGATGATCGTGCCAATAAGGAAGCACACGTCGTATCAGAGGCACTAGCTGAAGGACCACTCTCAGATGGTGAAATGGAAGAAGGCGTCGGGCAGGGTATTGAACGTGCCGCAAAGCTTGGAGTAAAGCCAGAACGTATTATTGGACATGAACTCGCCGAGAAGTATATCTATAAGACTAAAGGTGAAGAAATTGTCGCAGCAACCAGCGTATAATGGAATAACAGCTACTGATATCGGCAATATCTTTGCGGCTGAATTAGATAATAGGTACTATGTTGAGAAGAACATGGGCATCGTTGTCTATGAGAACCAGATTGCCGCAGTAAACGCCATTGCAAATAGAGCTCTGGCTAAGGTCTGTCTACTTATGACAAGACAGACAGGAAAGACCGACTCTCTGGCGCAGGGATCCCTTATTCTTGGCGATAGGTACACGAAGAAGGAACACGGTAATATACTCATATTTGGTCCTAGAGAAGGTCAAGCTGCATTAGTACTTAACCGTATACATGAACGTGCTAGGTATAGGCCATACTTTGATGATATAGTTGATTGGAAATCGTCTACCAAGGGTACAATCGTCTTTAAGGATAAGGGTACTAAATGGTCACGTGAACCAGGTATTCAGATTTCACAGGCGTCAGCTAGTGAAATGGCAAATATCGAAGGTTTTAGTGCTGGATTGATAATGATTGACGAGTCGCAGAAAGTAAGCGATAAGGTCGTCTCCGAAGTAATCCTCCCAATGGGAGGTGCTTGGGGAGCAAGAATTATAAAGTCCGGCACACCAAGACTACGTAACCACTTTCATCACTCGTTCAAAGACCCGACATATACGAAGTGTATATTCCCATGGGAAATGTGCGGGATCCTCAATAGATCTGGTACTATCGATGTAGATGGAACACAGACATCTAGATATGTACTTGATCGAATGCCGATAGCTATCAAGCAGGAGACATATCCTCATAACCCGATTGTTATAGTCGATGGACGTACAATGAGGATACACGATCTACCTGGAGATATGATACCAGATGACTTCCGAACACAGTATATGCTTGAATGGCTTGTAGATGCAGACCTCTTCTTTAGTGAAGAGCAGGTAGAGGGCATGCTTGGTGGTGGTCCGATAATACATGGTAGCACATCATGGGATGGTGGCGAATACTATGCATCATGGGATCCTGCTGGAGGTTCATCAACCGATTCTGATGGTACTGGTAAAAATGACTGGTCTGCACTCAGTATTGTTAGGAAAGTGGAAGATCTAAAGACTAAAGTGCATAGCGATGAGAGGTACGGCACTGACTACACCGTACAGCTTGAGTGGGTTAGGTCGCTGATATCAAAAGATGGAAGATTCCCATGTAAAGCGTTAATCATTGATATGACCGGATGCGGACAGCCTGTACTCGATTTTGCTAGGCAGAGTTTGAAGGGTATTGGCGTATATGGTATTATGTACAGTAGGACAGACCCAGAATCTGGCAAAAACTGGAAAAATGCCATATTTGACCACATACTTATGGAAGTTGACCGTGGGCTATTTAAATATCCAGATAGGTCAGCTATTGATGGGTATGATGGTGGTAGTGGCCATAAGCCATTTCAGAATTCGGTTAGACAATGGGAAAACCTAGAAAAACACACCATGCTAAACTCTCCTAATAAGAAGATTTGTGCGCCAAATGGTGAACACGACGATCACCCATGTGCTGATGCCATGGTATGCTATATAGCAGATAAACTCATGCATATTAAGCGTGTTATCCGTGGCGGTGGAGGACAGAGGGCGAGAACCCCTGCGATGGGTAGAGGATTATCTGGTGGAGGTGGCGGTGCGCCCATGAATAGAAGTCGTTACAGGTAGTTATTATTGGCACCACCTAGCTCTCGTTGTGCGTCTACACTTTTGAACATCACCGTAAATATCTCATACCCTACTATATTGATTAGCAAACACTTTGGAGGTGTCACATGTTTAGAAAAATAGCGCGGCAGTACGATGAACTGCCAAGTTTTCTTACAGACTTAGAATCCGATGCTATCGCTGAGAACCGGACAGCCAGCATGAGGACGGCTAGTAATAAAATTGACCCTACTTCTGTAGTTCTAGAGGGCAGGGATAGTGTGCCGTTTAGTAGGTCTGTAACCGCGCAGCTAGTAGATCACGGTAAGGGCGTATATCAGCATCCGTCAACTGGAGCTATATGGATGGTTGATGGCGAAATGCTTGTTAGAGCGCAAGATGACGATGATGACATGGTACGTGGCTACTTGCAAGCGAAAGGTCTAAAGCCACTATCGTTTGGTGGGGCCAAGGTTGCTATGTCGAAAACGGCACAGCAGACCTATAGTAATGGCCAGCAGGTGAATTATAATGGTAAATCCGGTACTATCGACAGCTCTACAATTGATCCCACTACCGGAAAACCAAAATATGTAGTGAAGTATCAAGATATGACTACCGCTCCCGCAGATCAGGATGAACTTAACAGTGGTAAACCAAGAACCGCACAAGAGCAGGGTGGTACCATCAATATTCGGCTCGTATCGACTGATGAAAATGATGGTAACTTCCACCAAGAGTGGCTAATCAATGGAGTCTCATATGAGTCAGATTCAGAGTGGGGCAGCATAGAAGTCTCCGGTCCTAATGGTCTTATCAGTGATGTTGAGCCTGGATCTCAAGATGGCGATGCCTATAATGCGATAGTGCTAGCTATTCATGGTGTAGGTGGGCCCACAGAAGATAATGAACAGCATACCTGGGATAGAAAAGAATTCGATAATGCCCTACAGCAGGGTGGCTACTCTGATAACTCTGAACCAAGAACTGCACAGTACGATATGTCAGGTTCTGGCGGTGATTCTATGACTAATGAAGAGTTAGCTGAAGAGCTGAATCAGAAGTCTGCGTTCCCAGATGTAAATAAAGGTAAGGTTCAAATACTGGGCATAGATGAAAAGCCCATTGACTGCCCTGGAACTGGATATGTTGACGCCCACCCAGAGGGTGCAGATCGCGGAGGATATGTTCCATATTGGGAATGCAATGGAGCTAAGGCGTATTATTCGTCTAATGAGGAATGGGCTAGCGTATAGAGCTGACTGGAGTTAGTAATGGATAGTATTCGATTTACTGGTCCAGGTAGAATAGCTCAAATGAGGGCAACAGAACTTGGACCAGATAATGAACCTGGTATTGTAGTACGCGAGAGGTACGATCTTCCAGATAGAGATACTCGTATATATGTCATGGGTGACGATAATGTAGTGGTCACTAAGAAGGGTAGGAGTGGCTACACGTTCGTTTACCCAACTGGTGAATCCATGCCAAACTACGTTGAGCATCCCATACATACTGCTATTGACCTATTTGACGAGAATGTTGACCGTGACGATGTTATTTCGGTTAAACATGAGCATGACATACCACATGGTGTACGTTCTAAAATCCCACAGTCTGAAATGGACGAGATTGTAGAGGACATACACGAGCGGAGTGGCATGGCCGCAGTAGCTGGACTATCAGACCAGGAGAAGCAGGAGAAGCATAAACGCTGGCTTGGGTACATGATGAAGATGAAGAAGCAGCGTGAAGAAGCAGCGGAGCATGCTGAAGATCAAAGGATCAACGATGTTACCGGATATCTCATGAATGCTTATGGTGAAAAGGCTGTCTCAATATGGCCTGGTGGAGAAGTTAGGGTTAACGGAGAACGGTACGACAAGGGCATTCATGGTCCATATGAAGAAGAAGTGCAAGAAGTAAGATGTAAACAGTGTGGTATGAAGTTTACAGGTAAGAAATGCCCAAGATGTAAGACTGTATCGGCACAAAAGGAACATCGCTCTAAATTCTCTATTGATGAAGCCAAGAAGATCGGTGAGAAGCTTGGCATAAATTGGGATACAAACCCGTTCACGGTAGAAGACTTCTGCGATGGGCTAAACGTGGAGCTGGAGCATGGGACTAAGGCTGGTAAAAATAACATCACAGACGACGATGATATCGAGACGGCTAAAATAGCTCTTGCTCATCTAGATGAGACGCCTGAGTATTACGATAGGCTTCCATATGTAGAAGATGGAGATTCTATGGCAATCAAGGCTGCATATAATGATGGGCGTAAATCGATGCCATCGTCTGTTAGAGTATATGATACCGAGGAACAGGACATGGCTAATGCAATGTCCGGTGGTGCTACGATAGTGGATTCCTGGTCGTAGGCTCTACTATACTAATGGTAGTGTAAGTATGATACCCAACACGCGTTGGGATGGAGGTTGAGTACAAATGCGTATACAAGCCGCGCTCAATACGAATAGTGATAGATCGATTGGTAGTGATGAGCGTCACCGACTAGTCGAATGTGCATATAAGAAGGTAAGTGAATACTGTAAGTCTCTGAAACTGGATGGGGCTCAGGCTTCGTTTACTGGCATGGATATGCTCAACGTAGACATCAATGCGTGTGGTGTTGGCAACGTTAGGGTAGCAAAACTACAGTTTGACGTTGTATATGTTAACCCGACAGGCCAATCTAAGATGCCGGTTGTAGTGACATATGCAAATGGTCGATATGCAGTAGACGATCCTAATGATGACAGCATGGTAGACACCACTAATAAAGCACTAACTACGTTTAATACCGGTAAAGATGCTGACACTCTTACTAGAACAGAGCTGATCGATGATATAGGTCTGTTCTTTAGGACACACCGTGATAAGGCTATGACCTATTTCAAGGAAAACTTGGATCCGGAGCAGTTTGATGAGGTAGTTGCATCCGCTCTAGATCAACTTGAAAAGCCGAGTCTTGAAGATATGGCTGTTGATCTTGGTATAGCTAAATCTGGTACACGTAAGATGTCAGACCGCACCGATATTTCACCAAATGGTGATGAAAGTATAGTACATAACCAGCTAACAGCTATGAATAAGACTGCTGCAGGGTTTAAAGGTGGACCTTGGGGAAATCCAGTATTCCCTGGTGCACCATTATCGGCACCTAGAATGGCCGAAGAGGTTCTCAGAGTAGCTCAAAAAACGAGACAGGACATACAGACTGTTTTCAATGGTATGATGAAGATGAATTCATCAATGTCCAGTGATGATGTTGAAGAAGTTATTGATGAGATTGCAAATCTTGGGTTCGATGTCTCAGCACCTAAAGGAAGAGAAGCACTTCCGTTTACCATGCCAGTAGAGCTGTCCGAACCTCATAATCAGCATCTTGGTAATCCTACTGATAAGAAATATGAAGATAGCATAAAAGATTTCAATATAGTAGAGATTGATACTGCTGGTGTAGATGGTAAATCTAAGAAAATTAAGACTAGTCAGTACCATGCTGATACTTCTGAAATGGGTAGTTGTCCAGAGTGTGGAAATGATATGGAAGAGATTCCTGGTGGTGGACCACACTGGGCTAAGATGGAATGCGTATCGTGTGGATATCATGAGGATAGAGAACGCAGTCAGTACGATAGTCCGGCTATGCATCGCGACTTTGATACCGATACGCAGTTAGGTATACGTAGTGATGAAGAATTCCGTGGGGATGGGCATATATCTATACCACAGAGTGGATTTTTCAGTGGTGCCCGCAATATGGATAAATTCGCTAGACTGGTAAAGGTAGAAGCGAAGAAGCACTATTGCAGACATATGAACGAAGATGGCTCATTTGAAGGCGGATTTGATGGGCATGTTGCTCACCTTATGAGCTGTGGCGTTGGTAAGACTGGGCATAAAAAGAGATTGTCTAGAGAGGCTGCACAGAATATGTGCGCTGGTATATATGATAGTGACGATAATGATGACCCGTCACCTGGCAGACGTACAGCACAAGACGATAATAAATACGATGACATTCATGCTGATCAGAGGCATGAAGATCAATTGGAAGGCCACGCCACTCGCGACATGGATGGTGACGTAAGTAATGGATATATGATCAAGAGTGATCATAGTCATGATGGAGAAGAGGCGTGGTTTGATTTCATAGATGCCGAGACTGGCAAATTGCTTACTGATTGCTATGGTGACGCTGAGTGTCAGAGAGTAAAAAATAGATATGACAGTGATGGCTGGCATGAGGTTAGTGGCGATACTGGAATGAGAACCGCACAGACTGATGGTGAATTGTCGGATGTACTTAGTACACCAACTGGTGATGCGGTAAATCATAGTACAAGTTCATCCATTAATGTAGATGGGTCGTCTAGTGGTAAGACTCGTTTTACGGATAAACTGCTTGCAAATAGAAATAGATCTAATAGCCTTAAAGATGCTTTAAAGATGACACTTAAAGATGTTGGAGTTGGACCACACGAAGCTGGTCCAACTGCCGATCAAATCATGAACGAAATGAATAGTAATAAAGATGAAGCTGGGCTTGAGGATAGTGATCCATTTGGTCGAGATCATCAAAAATCTATTACTACTCTTGGTAAACCCATGGGTGATCACGATTCTAGATGGGGATTACCGGCAAATACTCAGATGGCATTAGCTGAGGATAGAGCCGCACAATTGAGATATATAGGCGATCTTGAGGGTGCCTATATGAAAGCATATAATGATCTTGGTGCAGATTATCGTGGCTCAAGTGATGATCATATAGTACAGGATCTAGCTTCTACCATAACTACGATTAAGAATGCTGGTGAAGATGGCAAGCGATATATTGCTATGCTAGAGTCAATGGCACGTAGAATGGGTGGCAGCTCATATGATAGGTGGGTAAGGGCTTATGATATTGCCAATGGTGTAAGTAGTAGGCTTGCTTCTCACGCAACAAATGAAGCCGCGAGGATTCTCAGTATCGTAGAAGATAAAAAGAAAAGACGTGTTGAGGATCTTAAAAGTAAAGAACAGAAAACTAATGACTTCGACACGCAGATGGGTAGGCAGCCTGGTGCCGGAAATCTTCCATGGGAAACTAGCGGACCATCAGTAGGTGGAACTAGTGGTATTCCTAGTCAGGATCCAATGCCATTTTCTGCATCGGCTATGAGAACTGCATCGCAGGAGATTGTAGACCGTACTGAGGAAATCCTAATTGATGACTTCAATTACAGCAAATACGATATACAGGATGGTCAATTTGACGAGAACGACTACATAGCTGCTCGTAGTCAGGCTGAGGCTGAAGTGGAATATGAGCAGCGAGTTGCGAGACGTCAAGTATAGTAAACAAATAGGACTCGATCGATCGTGGGGCTGATTGTTTAGTACCCATTCGTCTATTGACAAGAATGGGCTTTTCGTGGTATAATGGAAGTGTGGAACCGTCGGCCCCGTGTTCGTTGAGCCTTTGGAGGCAAGACATGGAATGGCTAACTAGCATGGTATCACATGCGAGTTTACATAGTGCTCAGGAGGGTAATGCAGAAGAATTTGAACTAGATACTGAACAGTTGCCCAATATCATGACAGTACTCGAATGTTATGGTGAAGCGCAATCTGGTCTATCCCAACATCAGCCCTCAAAGATGTATATCACAGGTGATATATCGCTAGCCTTTAGTGGGATACCTGGAATTAACGATCCTTCAAATGCGAAGGAAGTGCAAGACGTAGTAATAGAAGAGCTTAACGCCAACGACTATATCAAATGGTCAGAAGTTTACGATAGCATCAGCGGGTCCGTGGGTATCTATGGTGATAACTGGACATTCTCATCTGTTACTGTACCAAGGATCGGAGACAGTGGCGAATTAATCGTCAACCTAGTATTTTCAGCAGAACCAGAAGGCTACGAATCCGAATAAAATTAGACCGCGATCTATAGCTAAGGGGAAATCAACTATGGAATTGTGTGAATTGCTTCATAGATATCCAGAAATGGGAACATATCTTACCAAACGTGCATCAAAAACTCTACTTAGATCAGATGATGTACAGATGGCTAAAACTCTTGGAGTTACTGTAGCGGAACTCAAGCGTATTGCTGATGATGCTGGCTATCATATTGAGCCATACGTCGACCGTATAATACAATATCCTGGGATGGTGAAATGCCCGTTACTTCGTGACAGACATTTCGTAAAGATATGTCGTGGGGCACCTGATATATCGGCGGCACCAACATCGGTGCTAGTATGGGACGAAGAGCGGTGGGATGAGACAACTGGAGTAATTCCTGGTGTAAGGTGCAAGTATTATCAAGGACTTGGACACACATTAGACCCATCCGCTACTGCACCAAGGATGATGGGAAGTGCACCATCCACAATGCAGGAATCCGAACAGCCCAAGTATGAGCGATATAATGAAAATGTTATGGATACCGATGAAGACGGAAGAGAGTATATTAAATATAAAAAAGGTGAACCTAAACTCGATGAGTATGGTGATCAGATACCGGTGTATGAAGGAGAGATCATGCACCAATATGAACAAAAATCTAAAGTTGGTATACCTGGTGGCCAATTTTACGGTGTATTCGTCACGACAGTACAATGTGGATATATAGCGCCTAATGAAAAACCTAAGTCAGTGGTAGCTATAGACCACTATGGTCGGCCAATAGTATCGCAAGAAGATGGCGAAAGAGTCAAGGCCGATAAGTATGTTGGATGGGTACAGACTACACGTGAAAATATAGGGCTCCTAGAAGATATGGGATTTCATCTGTCACGTCGATCATATAATGCTGATAAAAGTCGGTTTGAGAATGTTATTGGTGACTCGGATGCTATGGACCAGTTGGAGTCATATGCTGGACTTATGACTTGGGATATGAAGCCAAAGGGCGTAACATCTACACCAAAAACAAAAGAAACAGATAGTGACGAGAGCAGAGCTGACGTTAGACGTCGTGTAAAGCGTCGTAAGACAGCTCCTGTAGTCGATGATATTGATGCTAGCAAGACTCCGGATATACAAACTGATTCATATACTGGTGAAGATGATAGACTTCTACCAGAGAGCGTTGAATCAGACGATGATGATATACAAGAAGATCCCATATTGCAGCAATTATTCCAGAGACAGCATGATGGGGATATAAGGAAACGCGATACATTCGATAGAAGTATACCCCGTCCTAAAGATCAGGGTACTAAAAATAAGAGCCTGGTAAATCGTACTCTGTCAATCGACCAAGTAGAAGAATTCGCACAGGACTTCCTAGCAGAGGAGGATCGAATATACGAAGAGTATGATGAGAATGAAGTTAAGGATTTTAACGATGCATTCCGTATATTCATCGATGAAATCAGGTCTAGTGGTGTTAAACTTAGTAAGGGTGATGTTGATGCGATAGCACAAGAAGTGTACGTGCTTACGGCAAAGAAAGGTAAGAAGGGTCTACGCCCGACCTACCGCAACGTTGACCCTAAGGAACTTGCACTGGTAGATGCAGCACGCCAAGGTAATCAGGGTGCGTGGGATGAGCTAATATCTAAGAATTATAATAATGTGGTCGGCCTAATGGTGAGTGAAGGTTGCAATCAAGAAATGGCACATGATGTTGCTCAGTCAACGTTTGTTAACGCATACGCAAAGATTGATACGTTCAAGGGCAATTCTAGTTTTAAGACATGGCTATTTATGATAGCCCATAATCAGAAAAAGGATTACCTGCGTAAACAGAAGTTACGCGAAGATAACCAGATATCACTTGATGCGCCTCATGGAAACAGTAGCGAAGGTGATCCAGGTGATGATGGCAATGATTCATTTGAAGCAAATGGACCAAATGCTATTAGATCACCACACAAGATGCAGGAACAGATGGAGTGGGAAGATACGATAGCTCCAATATCTGATGCAATTAGTAACATGCCAGAACATCATCGCGATGCGTGGCTTATGTATCATACTTTTCCAAGTAGCACAACACACCCATGGAATAGAGAGATGGTAGCGGACGCACTTGGAATGACTGATGGACTAGAGCCAGGTTCTACTGAGTATAAGAGGAAAGTTGAGCGCGTTAAGGATGCTGTTGGTAAGGGTAATAACATCGTTAATAACCAGATGGCACCGTTGCAGTATCTGTACGACCCTAATGCGAAACCTGAGACTAGTATACCATTCAAAATTGGTGATGAAGTCGCTATTAATAGACGTGATCCGCAGACTGGTTCTACATACCAGTTGCGTGGTATAGTCGATAATATTAACCCAGATACAGAGACTGCACTCGTCCTAGTTGATAGAGTAGCACCACGTAGTTCGCCTTGGGCTAAGCGTATCGATGAAATGAAGAAGAAAAATGGCGAGTATGCTGTCAATTTCCCTATTATGGAGATAACGAAGGTGTAAGGGAGGTGATCAACCATGAACTGGTTGGTACAGCTACTCAAAAGTGAGGAAAACTGGAAGCCGTGGGCGATCGCGGCTGGGGCAATACTCAGAAGGTTTGCCACTATTGCTGGGTCAGCGTTGCTGACTTATTGCTCTGATAATTGGATTACTTGGTTGCATAGCGCAATCAATACTAACGAGAAGATTGCTATATATTGGGGAGTTATCTATATAGCGATTGAGTTTGTACAAAAGGCAATACGAGAATCGAAGAAACAAAAGATAGGAACCGCGACTTGATCTTATTTCTCGTGGTTTGTTCACTGATAATGGCTAAGTCTACATCGGACTTAGCCATTATCATTATTTGGATAGCGGAAATAGAATTAACGACGTCTAGTGCTCCCCGTACGTCTACACTGATAGGAACGAAAACGTGTTCACTTTGTTGATAATAACATTAAAGTGACTGTAAGGAGTCCATCATGCTATATAATGACGATGATACTTCAGATGTAAAGATGGTAAATATTATAGACTGGAGTAGAATGTTGATGGAAGTATTATTCCCTAACGGGATGGAAGAACCATTGCCCACAAAATGGGATCATCAAGCGTATTCTAGCTATTTAGGGTATGTGGATCCTAGAAACATGTTAGAAATAACTACTCCAATATACCCTATCGATAGTAATAATAAACTTGGTACATCGATAATGGAGATAACACTTATTGATAATAGCAGAATTGTATTGCCTATCATAGTGAAAATATTAAGGTCATATAGATTTCATACGCGTAGTGAAGCATATAAAGCAGAAACCGAGTTTTGGAGTAGCGAAGCCTCTATACCAACCGTACCAGGTGTAGACGATGCAACTCTTATGTGTAGATACCACATTATACATTGATGACCTCTAAAGAATTGGCATTTTAGGTGTTCTCGGTCTTATATATCACCCAGAATAATTTTAGGAGGGGTCCAATGACCGAGAACACCCAGGAATTTAAAAATTTAGGGCAGCAATCCATGGATAAAAGTGAGATTGATAACGGTGGCAATAGGAAGCCATCAATCTCTGATGTAAAAGAATGCATGGCGCAAATCTACAAGGATGCATACCTACGCAAGAATCACCGCATTGACTTAAGCCACGACGAGATTGAAAGTGAACCCATTGCCACGATGGAAGCAATCGTTAAGAGTAATGTGTTTACTGATGAAGAAATCGAAAATCTACAGGGAGAAGCTGGAGTACGGTTCGCCATTCACCAGTATTGATGACGCGGATATGCCATTCACATTCGACTCTATAAACAAATCATGTAGTATGTGCGAAGGCCACTGTGAAAAATGTTCAATGATGGATAAGTATATATTACACTTGAGTAATATCACAGGAATGCCACCAACAGTGTTTATGCGCGATATGTTAGTGGCATTCATCCGATCTGTGGTCACCGGTACAGATCGGATGATAATTAATAATGAGGGTCGTAAGGCTACAGCTAATTTACTTGATATAGCATCTCCAATATACGGTAGTAAAATGGACAGAACCGATGCTAGCGCGATGTTAGACTTCATACTAAGAATTATGCGTGATATGAATGGATATAAACAGGCATCTGAGGAGGCAGTAGCTCTTAATATGGTTACACTTGCTTGGATCATAGGATTTGCGATGGGTAGTCGTTCATTGCATATCAAGAGCTTCGAGTCTCTTTTCAAAGAAGGCAAGGACGATGTCCAATAAACCTTAAGACCTCAAGAGTCCTTTTTGATAAAAAAGCTGTATCCTTCGTGACGGGAGTATCATCGTCAGGTCTCCCGTCACGATCCTCAAGAACATACGGAAGTCCGACCTGGCCGTAACAGACATGAACCGAAATTGGCCCCATTCGCTCCTTGCTGTACGTCTACACTCTTAGAGGGCGCGGTGTGCATCCCTTGAAACTTACGGAGGTAATTGTATGACACAGTATCCAACTCTGGATACGAAGATCGGTAAAGATGCTGTCGGGGGTGTAAATATGGCTGATCAAATATTCCGTGTACTGCATGGAGGACAGTCTGATGATACAAAAGTAGAGGAATACTTTTGTAATCATTGCGGATTAGATGTAGAACAGCCAGTAGAGAACGTAAACATACCCGATGGATGGCTCTCTGTAATTGATAATGAAGAAGAACACAGTTTTTGTTGTAGACCATGCATGGTGGCGTACTATTTGGGGAGATTAGCGGAGTCTGGACAACCGGTATCACGCGATACGGTCCGCACAATCCTATCGGATGCTGAAACCCGCGATGCAGCATTGCATATCACGGAAATAAACTCGGCATCAAATGGCATAGCCTTAAACGATATGGGCGACTACGTACGAGCCATATGCACAACTGGAGATCCAAGACTGCTCACAACGGCAGCAATATTAATAGCAATCGGAGCCTACAAATATGATGCTCCGATGCAATCATAGCGACTATAGGGGGGCATTAGATGACACAGCAGGAGTACGACACTATCATAATTGCGCTTCAGGGTATAAAAGATCATGCAAGATATAAGCGGGATACAAGTGGCAATGGACTCCACACGTATTATAGAGGTCACCATGACGGCATAGCTCGTGCTATAAATATACTAAATAAGAATGTGACAGTCACGGAGCCTGATGTCGAATCACCACCAGAAGTAGCAAAGAAGATGGCTATGAAGCGCGATGAAGTCCGCGCTAAATATCGTACAATACTTAACGACATACAGGATCTCAGCAAGATGATATCACAGACTAGACTATCACGTTATCAAATCTCGCATTATCAAGGGGCAATTGATAATGCTGAGGTAGCATTAGAAGAAGTTGGCAAAGAAATGATGAAACTGCAGCGCGAATTCAGGGAATATATAGTGAAGCATAACCTCATCGGTATGGAGATGTAAATGGATAGATATATATTTTTAGATATAGATGGAGTATTAAACGATCACATATCACATGCTAACGGTTATTCCGGTATCAAAAAGGAATGTGTTGATAACCTCAATGCGATAATTGATGCGGTGCCTGATGTGAAAATAGTAATATCATCAGCGTGGCGATATATGGTACTACGAAAATCTATGACAATACTTGGATTTGAACACATGTTACTCATATGCGGAGTAAATTGTGAGGGTAGGATTCACGGCTATACTATTTCGGACGAGGACGTAGACGTATCTGATGAACAGTTAGAACAATGCAAGAATTTGTATGAAGTTGGGCTTGTAGAGCGTGTTAATGAAATACGTCAGCACATGAGTTTATGCGAAAAGGATTCTATGTTTGTGGTACTAGATGACCTTCCGCTTGACATGCCAGAGTTAATAAGAGTTGATTGCAATACTGGTATGACATCAGATGACGCTGCAGTAGCAATAGAAATGCTGGGAGGCTACCAGTTCCATGGTAGAGCAGAATTCACACTCACGCGTGACCCAACAATCACGTTCCCAACCCCGACCAATTAAGTCAGGATGGTCGCGTGGACTATGCAGAGGCAATGATCATCAACGTTCTCTAAATGAGGATAGTATCACAGTTAGAGAATGGTATAAGAAGAATAAATGGAAGCAACGGATCATAGTACTCTTTATTCATCTGCTCTACGGGATCATAATGGGTGTGGTAATGGGTACTATGTCGAGACTAATTCCATACATACTCAGATAGGAGTTATACATGACTTATGAGAAAATATCTCGTAATGCGCGTGATCAAGCAAAAAGTCTGGGTCATGATATGTCGAGATTTGGCGCACTATCGTGCGTTATTGGTGGTAGGACATCAACATGTAGGAAGTGTGGCATGATTATACGTATAAGCACACTAAATAAGGTAAGTGGTGATGCAATTAGTGTAAGATGCGGTAATTAACAGTTTGCCGGTACTGGCTGAAAGGTCAAATGTGGATGGTAACATTGGCATAATTAAAATCGTGGCATGCGTTTGAGAAGTACGCTGTACCATGATAAACACACAACCAAAAATACAACAGCAAACCAATGATTGCTCCGTAGTACCGGCATTATTTGAAAGTGAGAATAACAAAATGCATAGAGTATATACCATACACGATAAAGCAGGATTAACTAATCCTGATTTCTCCAAAAGACTTAGCCGACAATATGCTGGTAAAATGGACGCTATTGCGGGTATGAAGACATACCGCGAGGCACACTGTGTAATATCATGGATTGTTGTAAATAACATTCCACGTGACCCACAGGTTGAGTTTGAGTATCATAGGAAGGATATAGACAGTTGACGAATATATGTGAATCACCCCTAGACCAGAGTGCAGTTGACTACACCATAGATGGAAAGACGTTGGCGACCGCGCTCCGCGCTATTGGGTCTATACTTATGGTAATGCCACCAGATTCCGAAGATCGCGGTGACATAGTAGAAGCGTGGGACAAGATACGCGGACTAATGAATGCTGGAGGTGAAACTCGTGAAACAAGTAATCCATGTTGAAATGACTATCGATAACAAGATCGACGGCCAGGATGAAATGATTAAGGAGAAAATACTAAAGAGTCTACTTCAATTGGAAGTTTGCTGGAATACCATGTACGCTTCGCGTTTACATATTAATGTAAAGAGCGACGAGGATATTGATGGGAATAACAGTAGCGACTGATGGTAGCAGCTATAAAGGTAAGTTCGGTTGGTCATTCGTAGTAGCACGTGATGATGGCAGTATTATCGGCACGTGCTATGGGTGTAAACTTACCAGGCAGTCATGGGCAGAATCCGCGAATGTAGCGGCTGAGTGTACTGCCGTTATAGAAGCACTTAAAATGGTGACCGGTGATAATATCACAATTTTGCACGACTACAACGGAGTTGCGCATTGGGCTAGTGGAAAATGGAAAGCGAACAAGGTATGCGCTAAGGGCTATGTCAAGGAGTTTAAAAAGCTTAATGTATACCCACATTTTAAATGGACTGCGGGACATTCTGGCAATCTGTTAAATGAAATGGCAGATAAGCTTGCGAAACGGGGATTAGACGAGCAGCCAGATGAGCCAGTAGTACAGTGGTTTGAGTTTGGAAATAAGCATAGAAGAATCTAAGAGGGGCATGGAATGGAATTACTTGGTATCAAGATGGGAACCAGTGTTCTCGTCGCGTCTACATCAGAAGTTACCGCAACCTATGTTAGCAATAAGTCGGTAATATCATCATTTTTGTTTGATGGTAAGAAACCACAGCCAACATTCCATAAACTGTGGTTTGCGCTTGATGGGATGCCAGAAACGTGTCAGTTGGTTATTCCAGAGAGTAGAGATTACCATGGATGGCGTCTTAGAGAAGGTTACGTTCCAACAGACATACTACCAATGGAATCAGATTCACCAGATGATAATGTATCTGCTTTGTATTATAGGGTATATGACGTGGTTCCCGAACAGTATGTCAATGAACAGCTATCAATCTCTGTAATAGCGGAAGTTGATAGTGTAGATGACCTGCGTGGATACTCGTTTAGCATTACAAAAAATAACGACTACGGTGAACGCAATATCAAAAAGACAATAACTGATAATACGGCTATTCATCAAGTGATTGATCGAGTCTTGTTCCCAGATATATTGCTGGCGACTAGGCCATGTAAACTTACATCAGAGGAGTCATACGCCATCATTAGGCATCATATCAGGGAAAATATCGATGGCCATCACGCCAGGATGAATGACTATGATTTCTGTCTCACGGTGACCAAGAATATAAGATTGGATTCACCCGAACCATACACAACGGAAGTCATAGTTGGCAAAAAGTCTAGAAAACAAACGCAGTATCGTACACATCGAGATATAGAAGTGTGCAGAATGGCCCCGATTAGAAATAGAGATGGTCTATACAAGGGCTATCCAGCGTGCCCGATATTCCAAGGTGATAACTACAGAGATCTAGAGCAAAAGATTGAGTCATACCTACACGATCTCATGGTGGATATTAACGAACCACTAGAAGATTGCCCACATTGCCATGGATTTGGCGTATTACGTGCGTAAGGAGAATGACAATGCCCTGGCCAGAAGAACTTGGTACTATGGAAACGAAGATTTGGTGCGAATTAAGTGAGGGTGATCAAGTTTATGAGCTTGGTAAAAGACGTGATAAAAATGACCACCTAAAACCGTACTATTACGGTCCATTTGAAGTGGTCAATATCAACATGAGGGTTCTCAGGAATAAAGATAGAAATCGTGAATTCCTGTCATGGCCTGATGGTTTGTACGTAGAGGTGGCTAAATGAGTATAATTGTAAATAAAATCATTGATATGGGCGACTATCTAACTACCCATATCATCGTTTGCGTTGCAGTATTGGTACTGATTGGCATTTTAAAATATGAAGTCAATAAGAGGGCTTACGGTACTAATTGGTATAGGAATATGCCATAGCTAGATTGTAGAGGTGGCTAAATGACAAAGCAGGAATTTCTGCAGATATACCAGGAAGAGCTGAAACGTGTAGTAATAGAACTGCCTGATAAATATGCGTGGCCAGTAGAAAATATGCCGATAGTAGCGGCGAAAATGGTAGATGCTATGATAGCTGGAACGGCGAATTTATACAGTGTAGCTATTAGGAGAACATGTAAGAGGATCGGCATTCCACATACTAGGAAGGCTATGAAGGAATTTGTCGCCGGATTGGAGAAGGAACCATGAAGCGTGTCATAGTTGTCATAGTTGTCATACTTACACTAATTGCTATAGGTGGCTGTGATGATTACAGTCGTGAAACTAAGTGCGTTGGGTCTGATGGAAAGACAGTGATTGTAATGAAAGAATTTACGGATGGTGATAAAGGAACTCAGACCATAACGATAATACAGAACGGTAAAACCCGCATATTCGATAAGTACGATAAAAGCGGTGACATCTCAGGAACCATATATATATAGCGCGGAGGGTAAATTAATGGAAGAAAATGAAAGAGATCCACGTGGACGCACCAAAATTATCATTCAACTTGGATACCAGGATTTAGTAGATCTCATTGGCGGTGATTCACAGGCGGAAGTAGAACTCAGAGACAATATCGTACAATCGTTCGCATCAAGATATCTAAAGGGTGTCGCAAATACGAAGATGGTACAGAATGCCGCAGATGCAGCTAAGATGTACGTAGATAGCCTGTACTACGAAAAAAGTAGATCTAACTCGTGGAATAGAACGCTAAAGGCCGAAGCTATCAAGATGTTCAATGAGTGTCTAAAATCAGAAATGCAGGATATATATGCTGAGTTTTCGCCAGATAAACTTAATGCGACAGTATCCGCTAAATACACCGAACTCAATAAGCGTATCGAAGAGAAGATTGATAGCCTAGATCTTGATAATATGATTAATGCTGCCATTGAGCTATCGGTGCAGAGACGTATCAACATAGGCGTAGAGAAAAGATTGGGTGCCATAGCAGCGGAGATAAATAAAACGACATAGGAGGCGCGATGTTCAAAGGCTGGATCTACTCACAAGACCCCGATATTGATGGACCGCACCTAGAATCACTAGGAGTATCGGTAGTCACGGACTCCTACAACACCGCAAACAAATGCTTTGAAGAATGTTCTGTACCAGACGAGGTATTAACGCAGACCCTAGATAGACACTGGGGTAGATACTTCTGGGGTCTTGAGCGTACAAAATCTGATAATTAGGAGGCCAGATGTCTAAAGTATTAAATATGATAGAGGATGGCAAACATGTTGGCTATGCCATCCAATGTCCAGCATGTAACACATGGCATATGGTTGATGATAGATGGACGTTCAATGGTGACTATGAAAAACCAACATTTCAGCCATCAATAAATGTCAATGCAAATACACCACAAGACGTACATTGCCATTCATATATTACTGATGGTAAGATTAAATTTCTTTCTGATTGTGGTCATGCTATGGCTAACATGGTGGTAGACTTACCAGATATGGAGGAATAAGTGGGAGAAGAGGCACTTGTATGTAGAGAAGACCACAGAGGAAATTGTAGTGGTCCTGTAACGTATCAAATGGTAGAAAGTGCAACATCGGTCAGTGGCTATAGAAGCTACCCGTACTGTGAGAACCACTGGAAAGAGCGATGTAAGTTTGATGAGGAACAGCGTACCAAATATCCGGTGAATGCTCCCTCAGACTTTGACCCCACATATGCTGGGGAAAGATGGGAGGATGGCTACTAGTGGATAGATTAATGGAATGTCTCAAGTGCGGATGCCCAAATTCTAGCGTAGATACGATCTGTAAAGAGTGCTTCTCTAGAAATCTCAAACCTATACCCACGTCCGAGGAGAGACACCAGATAATGGCTGAGGCTGAAATTAGAGGTTTCCGTGATGAAGTTAACAGCATCGCGCTAATGTTGAGTAGTCTAGCCGCTAGTATAAAGGAATTTAGTAGAAGAGATACAGTCGCATACTTCATGCCGGATGGCGGATATCGCATATCAAATATGACTGAGGATGCGGCAGGTTATATCGAGACTATAGTGCCACAGGTAATGAGTATTAATCAGGAACTACCGAAAGGTCAAGAATTGCCAGTCTGCTATGAGGTGACTGGTGATGGATTCAATGGTGATACAGATGAAACAGATCACCTCATTAAATGGGTATTAGCACCAGACGATCTGGCATTCAATACCTGGTACGATAAACAAAATGGCATTTCGGATCCAAGAATAATTGAGAATCGATTTGGCATTGGTATCGATATAGAGCTTGATAAAGATGGGAATGAGATTACTAATGTGGTTACATAAACATAGTTGGAAGATCATCGATTCACAGCAAGAAATAAGGAAAAATATTTTAGATCAGCCGATAGAGAGGTATACAATAATATTAAAGAAGTGTAGAGATTGTGGCGATATACGGGCTGATCGAATACCTGGTACATGGACTTTAGAACAATTACTGGAAGGGAGAAAAGGCTATGGGGAACATGGGCTACTGCAGATTCGAGAACACATTGAACGACCTGAAGGATTGCGTCAGGCACCTGGATGATGAAGATCTATCAGATAGTGAGAATAAAGCAAGACAAGAGTTAATTGCTGTAGCTATAAACATTACTAGTGAATATGGTGATGAATGATGGAAATTTCAAATAGAATGTTTAGTGTACGGCATAAGGGCGTTGATGGTAGAATTGTAAATACTGAATTATTCAGCGATGAAGAGTTTAAGATACGACTACCTCTTCACCATCAAATCGTAGAAAAGACTCCAGACATGGAGAAGATTACTGTGCAATTCGCACAACGCGTAGTAGAATATGTTGTGGTGTCTGCTATTCGATGCTCTATATGTGGTAAGCCGATGCTGCAGTACCCACGTAGTAGCGATTGGGATTGTACAGCATGCAACGCGGTTATAAAGATTGGCGGGAAATAGAATATTTAGTAAAACGTAAATAATATTAAGAAAGGTAATCACATGCAATTCAAGATTTTCAAAGATGCTATAGCAAAACAGTTTAGTCTTATGGCGCAGTACAACATGTTAAGAACTGATGTAGATAAGGATGTCCTATGGGATACGTACCTAAGTAGTTTTCCTGAAGGTACGAATCCTATATACAAGGAACGTGCGGAGTACGACTGTACGGCTTGTAAGCAATTCATTCGGACTGTTGGTGATACTGTCGCGATTATAGACGGTAAGCTTGTGAGCATCTGGGATATCGCGCTTGGTGATGATACATATCAGGTCGTTGCTAATGCAATGTCCGCATTAGTAAAATCCAAACCAATAGAAAATATATTTTTGCATTCCGAAAAGGTAGCTGGAATAGATAAGAATTTCTCACAGCTCACATCTGGTATGCAGACGTGGGAACATTTCTTCGTGCACATACCGAGTGGCGCACGTGGCACCAGATGTTTCTATAAAGCGAGTAAAGATATTGGTCCGGCGTTGTCAGAGGCTCGTGCCCAACATGATGTATTAAAACGTAGCCTAGAAGAGATAACTAATGACTCCATCGATACGGTGCTAGAGCTAATAGCTCAGAATGCGCTGTATCGAGGCGTGGAGAAGAAGAATCTCGTAGAAGCACTCCAGCATATGAAGGCTGATTATGATCGTGTAGATAATGCCGATAGAGATCTCTACGTATGGGCACAGCTTGACGGTCCGTATAAGTTTGCATGTAAGGTTAGAAACGACGTGATAGGAACACTACTCGTCGATTTGTCGGATGGTGTAGACCTTGAGAGAGCTGTAGCTTCATTTGAGGCGAAAGTTGCTCCAACAAACTATCAGCGTCCAACTTCTTTAGTCACTCCGAAGATGGTGGAAAATGCCAAACAGACAATTGAAGGGCTTGGGCTTACATCTGCACTTGATAGACGATATGCAACTCTCACAGACATAACGGTAAATAATGTACTGTTTGTCGATCGAACGACTAGAAGCATTATGGAAGGTAGTGTATTCGACGACCTTGCTACATCTGCACCCGTCAATACGAAAAAGCTTGATAATGTTCAAGAAGTCACTATAGAGAAGTTTATCGAAGATATCCTTCCAAAGGTAGACTCTATAGAGATAATGCTGGAAGATGCACATGCTGGAAACCTAGTTAGTCTGATAGCTCCAGCGGATCCAACAGCAGGACAGTTATTTAAGTGGTCTAACAATTTTAGCTGGTCCTATAGTGGACAGCTAGCTGACTCGATTAAGGAACGGGTAAAGAAGGCTGGAGGAAATGTAACTGGCGACTTGTGCTGTCGCCTATCGTGGGATAACACAGACGATCTAGATTTGCACATGATTGAACCGGATGGATATCACATCTACTACTCGAATAGAAGGCAAAGATCTGCGTGTGGTGGGATACTAGACCTAGATGCCAATGGTTGTGATGGTAATAGGACTGATCCATCAGAGAATATCTATTACCAGAATGAATTTAGCATGAAAGAGGGAGTGTACACCCTTTACGTGCACCAATATACAAAGCGAAATCAGAAGGACTTCGGATTTGAAGTCGAGATCGATTTCAAAGGTAGTGTAACAAGGTACGCGTATCCAAAAGTGATGAATACAAATGACAAGGTGATAGTCGCTAAGTTCCAGTATAGCAAGGCGAATGGTATAGTATTCCTGGAGTCCCTGCCTTCAGCGCAGTCAGGCAAAGAGATTTGGGGACTTAAAACACAGACGTTCCACAAAGTAAATGTCATGCTGCTATCCCCGAATTACTGGGATGGTGATGGAGTGGGCAATAAGCACTACTTCTTCATGTTAGATGGCTGCAAAAATGATAGCCAGCCACGAGGAATATTTAATGAATTCCTTAGTGGTGCACTAGCACCACATGGAAAAGTCTTCGAAATGGTCGGAGCTAAACTTACGATACCTGAGTCCGCCGAGCAATTAAGCGGCATCGGGTTTTCGTCTACGCAGAGAAATAAGATACTCTGCAAAGTCAGCGGGAGTTTCTCCCGAATCATCAAAATAACGTTCTGAGGAGGAATAGCGTGTTTATTAAAGCAAGCCGTATTAAGCTCAGGTTTAATGTTAGTAAGGGTATTGTTAGTACTGAGGATTTGTGGGATCTTCCACTTACTTCTGATAGAGGTGGAGCCAACCTGAACGACATCGCAAAAGATCTATATGTAAAGCTCCAGGATAGTGAGACTCCGGACTTCGTGGATGGTGATACTAAAACAAACTCAGTGCTTCAACTACAATTTGACATTGTGAAGTATGTCATTGATGTCAAGAAGAAAGAGCGAGATGATGCACTACAAGCCAAAGCACGTAAAGATGAAATACAGCACCTGCAGAGCATCATAGCTCGTAAGGAACGTGAAGTACTTGAGGGTGCTTCGGTGGAAGAGCTTCAGGCTAGGATTGCTGAACTAAGCGAGTAAACTATTTGGAGAGTACGGAGCTGTTATACTCCGTACTCTCCAAATAAAACAGGAGGTAGGTAGTGAGAAAACTAAAGATTAATCTAAACTTCGAAGATGATGCGATGCTCAATAAAGATGAAATTGCGCGTATTCTTGAGAGTTACGCATATAACCTTAGAAGTGGGTGTGAATATCGCGCTGATCATCTGATGGATATAAATGGCAATACAGTAGGATATGCGCAGATCGTGGTTGAATAGAAATGAGGGGCTATGGTGGAACTGGCATACACAACAGATTTAAAATCTGTCGAGGAAACTCATGAGGGTTCGACCCCCTCTAGCCCCACCAAAATATCGTAGGGGTGTAATATGGAGATAGAATTAGATTCAATAACTAGCTATTTTAACGTAGCGGCACGGCTCCACAATGGACAAGTTGATAAGGCTGGGCAACCTTATATATATCACCTAGTCAGAGTGGCCTTATCACTAGATGATGTGTTCCTACAAACAGTAGCACTATTACATGATGCTATAGAGGATGAGAAGACAACATTTGAAGAATTAGAAAAGTGGGGAATGCCAGTAGCCAATATAGTAATACTCATTCATCTTACACGCAGAAAAGATGAAGAGTACTTTGACTATATCTTTAGGTGTTGCGAAGATCGCAATGCCGCAAAGATTAAAAGAGAAGACCTGAGAGATAATTTATCAAACGATCGACCAGGAAATTACAAAATTGATCCAAAATTGAGACAGCGTTATGAACGCGCTCTTATCATTGTTAATGGGTCATTGGTGGAGGTGCAGTAATGATACTGATATGCCCACGATGTGGTAAATTATTTGATCAGGTATCGAATGGTCAGACTGAACAGTACGAGATGTGTGATAACTGCAGAGAAGAGTGTAGTACGACCACTAAACCTGCTATACAGCAGCAAGTTGAGGTAGTAGAGCCCAAATGGCGTGGTCGACCCAAGGCGGTTATATTACTTGAACATCTTCTTATCGGTGGCACATTTAACTCTATGGGCGAAGAATGGGGAATGGACGATAGTGGAGATCTGGCGGTAAAACGTACCCGACAGCGAGGGGATATAATTGATCAGGTGTGGTTACATGTCGACACTAGCATAAAATTTCTAGTAGATACGGCTAATAACATGTCAGATGATGATATATTTTTGATGGCGGTACAAATAGCTATGAATAGAGGTAAATGATGTCTAGTGGAACACCATTATCTAGTGACACTACTCGTACCACTCATGGTAGAGTTGGTGGAATCGCAATGAATACCGAGGCAACCTGCTCAGCGTGTAGCACAGTTGTGTGTCCAGAATGTGCAAAGTCGTTTCAATCAGTGAAGGTTCACATACCACTTACCGAGACATGCATGGAGTGTCTACTCAAGATAAGTGATGAGACTAAGAATTACAGAATGGAGATTGTAGTAACATCGATCCCTGGTGTTATGTCAAATATCATAGACCAGATTAACTTCATACTCAAGAATAATCCGGTTAAGGGTCTGATATCTAGATGTGAAGAAGTATCAGTAATAACAAAGAATGGCTCACCAGAAGAAGACGCCATGTACGGTGGAGGAGAAAATGAGTAAATTTAGTGCACACTCTATGGCGGACTTCATAGACGCCATAGACGTTAACGGACCAATGATCTGTGCGAAAATGGCCTCGCGTATGGCGGGCCCACTCGCGGTACATCTTGGTGGCAATAATAGCAATACTCAAATAGCAGCTAGGTCTATCGATATAGCTAGATGCATTATTAATGAGATACTCAATTCGGAGGTGGAAAATGAGAATACCTAGAGAGTTTACAGATTCAGAGTTAATCCTTATTATTGATAGGAATATCATGCGCACCAGGTACTGTAATGGTTGTACTGATAAGACTACTCCGTGTTACACATGTGATTATAATATGACCGAGGCTGAGGAAGATAGAGATACTCTGCTTACTGAGGTTATCAAACTGAGAAAGATTATTAGTAATATACCACTATCTATCGACGAAGAGTACGCGTTAAGAAAAGCTGTTTTAAAGAATTGTAGTTGCAGATCAACACCTAAGACAATAGACATATATAAAAGTTTGGTGACCAAAGGGTTAGTAACTATGTGTAGTGGACTTGTGTGCCCTACTGAAAAAGGTATAGACATAGTTAATAAGATATTTGCTCCTAGCAAGAAACTTGTGCACCCTCTAACAACCGAATTGTACTTCGACTGCCATTGCACTGATGGTAGTAACGCATGTTCAGGAATGTGTAGAAGATCAATCAAAAACGTAACCCATGTCAAGGACGAGGCTACTGGAGCATACCACGAAGTATATGTCTGCTCAAATTGTGGTGCTAACTCAGACGATATGCCGGATAGCCATCTTAATGAGGTATTGCACCACTTGTCGTATAAAATACGATATAGTGGTGATAAGTTTGGTGATACCTTAACAGAAGTTAAGATGTACCTAGATCATTTATCTACGCATGATAATCTAAATAGTGAGTGGAGAAGGATTTTCAAGACATTATTGGAATGGATCGGAACCGGTACTACTGCAGACGAAATCGCAGACATGATGAATCTAAAAGTGACCGATTTTGAGGAGGAAATGTTAAGTGATTAGTGATTGGAGAATATGGGTAGGTACGAGCATTATTGGATTTGTATCGGGTCTAGTTGCTCCAGATACAAATAGGACTAAGGTAGTATTAATCCTAGTGCTGTTACTGTGGGTACTGACTATCGATATTATCAAAAGGAATCTAAAATGAACCTCGCTATAATAGGTAACAAGGTATGCTGCTGTAATGCAGAGTTAGTCGATGTCTACATATGGTTCTGGCCATTTAAAGGTGTGTACTGTATTAATTGTAAAGAACTACGATTGACAGGTGGACCTATAATGGAAAAGATATGGGTATGGTTCGTATACCCATTCTGGTTTGGGAAGGTCAGGATATGTAATGCCGATATAGAAAAGTTCCGAGAGGAGATAAAGTGAAAGTAAGACTCAATATGAGGTTTGATGCACAGAAGTTTGAGTGGGGCATGGAAGACGGCTATCGGTACTCACCACCGATTGGTGGGTTCACATCAGATATCATCACTAAGGATTCAGTAGGATATAATCCACAAATAGCTATAAAGATGTGTACACCTCCCATAGAGGTGAGGCCAGTTTTAGTAATTAGTGACATGTTGCCATTTCTAGATATCCACGAAGGTGATTATATCATAACAGATGAAGAGGGTGTTAAGTCAGTTGTGCCGAATGAAAGGTTCGATCTGTTATTTGAAGTAATCGACGAGAAGCCTGAACACTATTACGATGGTGGCTGTGATAGTGCGATGCACATGCGCCATTTGTTGGAGGATTAACTATGAAGGTAAGGTGTAAGGAAGAACTCACGGCAGTCATTTTTGAGTTAGGAATGGAAGATGGTTATCGGTACTCACCAGCGTTATATGGATTTACACACGATGTCATAAGGAGTGATTCTCCAGGATACGATATAGAACAGGCCATGAGTAATAGTTTACCATCACCCGTACAAATTACTGCAGTTATACTGACCACAGAGCGTGAGTATGGTAACAGAATTATCCGTAATGTGCGTATTGGAGATTATATCGTAACTCTACCAACAAGAGAGCGAGAGGTATACACACCCACTAGATTTCATCAGAAGTTCGAGGTAGTTCTAGAAAGAAAGGAATAGGAGCATTATTATGATATACGGCATTACTGAGGGTGATAAGTTCTCTAAACTACTAAATAGAGTAAAGAAGCTGGCTGCGTGTGATCTGGAGGTGGAATACGATGAATCTAAGATTATGATTGTTGGTAATAACCCTATGCCTGGAGCAAAAGTTACAGTACAGTGGAAGTCCCCAGAAGGTGAACCTGATATCATAGCTGAGGACTCAGGTTACGTCTTCACTCTGCCGTTCGAGGACTCATGTGACATTTTTATGCATGGAATAGTCCATATTCCGGAGGTAACAGCCGATATGGGCGGTGGAGAGCCTTGGTGGGAATTACTTATTGATATTGCGGTAAGGAAAGATGTCCATAAGGTCATTATATATGCGGAAGGAAAGAACCAGTGATCAGATGGACGTGCGTTATAAGTGGGAATAAGAACTTCGAGGTAGGAAAGATAAGGCACGCTATTAAAGAGCCTGGTGGGTGGGGAGAAACGTTACCTATACCAGCGACCACATATTGCGGGAGGAAGGTATACGAGGATGACTACGCGGGTTATGCTTATAACCACTGTAAGTCATGTGAGTCCGCAATCCTTCGGAAGGAGAGGAAGACGTAATAATGGTGATTGATGAGTGTGTAAAGGATTAGTAAGAGAACGTGTATTAGAGGTAGTAATTTATTCGGGAGTGCTGCTTACTAAGGTGTATTCACGTAGTGTGAGGATAGAGTGTATAGCACTCCCACCGTTCCCGCATAAATTGTATATATCAGAAGATGGTTAGATATACTATCCCAAGCGTAAAAGAGATATTGTCTACGCGTAAAAGACCCCCTTTAGATAAACACCGGATTCTCACTACAGCCATCGCTTCATGCTCCGGATTATACCACTACGGCTACTACAACTATCCACCACTACCCACCACTACCCACCACTACCCATACAGAGGCACCGGAACCGGTTCTCTTGCGTCCTGTGTTTATCTTTCCAATTACTCATGTACTACCCTCCAATTGCCCTCATCAGATATCGGCTACGGCGCTCTTTACGCTTATAAAAGCCAATTATCGGATGTGAGTCTGACTCACATGCTTACGCGTAGAGCAGTTATCATTGATTGTCTCGGTCCCGGTAGGAATCACCCACTGTGTGAGTCCGACTCACATTGAGTATACTCCGATATCCCATCTGATATATGTCGATATCTATTTGATATCTCATGTCGATATCTGACCTAGATTCCCAGATAGAGTATATACTATATCCCATATATAGGAGATATCACCCAGAGATAGAGTATATACCCCATATACCATATACTACCCATATATCCCTTAAGCCCAGGCATATATAGGTATACCCCCATATAGTATATCCCAATACCCCATATATAGGTGACGGCCATGACGACAGGACGGAGATGACGATAGATACGACAGTGACGATAGTGACGGCCAGAAAGTCGTCAAGGTATATGACGACAGTAACGATATGGTGGAACCAATGTATATAGTATTTCCCCTATCCTTATCTCCGCCATGTACCCTATATATGCTGTCTATATACCCCACAGAGATAAAATGAACACCATCTGCGGGGCACCAAACGTCTACACTTGTAGGACGCTGGAGTGTGTCCAACATGGAGGTAGCGAATGAAAATAGATGGATACTTAGTAATAGTGAAACGAAATGGTGAAATAAACCTCGATGAGGCAAAGTTCTACACCGATGTACGCGATGCTGGTGAGGAGGCTGGAGATCAGAACTTGCACCGACTACCGGACGTTGACAACGATGCTATAAATCACCGATATATCGTTCGTCCAGCAACAATCGAGATACACGACCTTGATAAGGAATACCCCGAAGACGAAGATTAGTGGAGGTAGCAAGATGGCAAAGAATCTGTACCTGATATCGATGGTAGTAGATGTCCCAGATGAAAAGCAGTTACGCGAATACATAGGGCACGAACTCTCCGGATGGTGTGGCCTAGATGTAGAGACTGAAGATGGACCAAACGGTCCGATAGTGTCAGATACGATAGAGCATGGACTTGAGCAGATGGCAATTGGTTGGGTGAGATTAAGCAACCTGAAATACCTACTCACCACATCCGAACTGAAAGTCGATAGCATCTTTGTACAGAAGGTGGAGGGTGTCAAATGAGAATTAAATTAGAGATTGAGTTTGATACTGAGGTCATTAGTAGCCATAATGCAGTTGACTTAGTCAGAGATGCTGCAGACTTAATGGTTCGTGTCGATGGAGTAGTAGCATGTACTGTAATGCGTGTGGAGGATAGCGATGATAACAAAATTTAGGAGTGAAATAGATTATCACATTTTCATTGGTCCACAGGTAGACAATACGATAGGAAACTTGATCGTATTTAAGGATGGAACCGTAGCTACATACGGATTCCTCTATACTGAATGTAGAGGGTACTGGTCAAGTGATATATAAAGTGATGTTGATAGTGGCGAGATACAAAATGCGTATACCGACATATACCGCGAATTTACCGCCAATGACTATGAAAAGAATCCGAAGAATACCAGGATCCCGACATGGGGCGCACTATCAGACGATATCAAGGCGAAAGTAAAAGCATCTCGCTTAACTGATGGAGAGTGGGATGCGGAGATAGTGGAGGAGATTATGAACTGCGAAGATTGTCCGGTTCCGGCAGAGCAATGCGAGAACCAATCGATATGTCCGGTAGACGAACCGGAGATAACAAGTGAAGATTTGGCAAAAGAGATGAATGAGCGACATTACAGCCCAGCGACTATGCGTGGCAAAGTAACACTAGTACAGAACTTCTACAAAGATGATACGTGGGATCACGAAGAAGTAGTAACCAACTATTCTGGTGAAGGCTACCTTGAGGATCATCCAGAGGGAGCCGACCGTGGTGGGTACGTTCCATACTGGGAACGTGGTGACGCGACTGCATACTATTCATCAAATGAGGAGTGGGTAGCAATATGAAAACACTAACATGTCCGAATTGTCAGCAGAAGATAACTGCTGACTCGTTGGTAGCGCAGACGATAGCGATTGGGAATAACGCTCCAATTATTATCGGGGAAAATGGTAGCAGCCCAATAGAGGCCGCAATTGTAGAATCACCTGACTACAACGAGATCGTACTTGAGGTATATCATTGTTGTGGCCATAAGGTGGGGTATGGTCAGGACTACCTAAATAACTTCATACCCAACAAAGATGTGAAGGGTGATGCGCTAGGAGCAAGCATAGACTACGTACTAAACCAGTACTCAACGATGAGCTATGCTGAGAAGGCCGACAAGTTACTAACATGCATGTACGGGTTCATCGACGAGCTTCCAGCAGAGGAACTGGTAAAGATGTTGCGCGAGGCAGCAGACGATATAGAGTTAGGAGGATAACAATGAAAGATAGAACACAGAAGGTCATTAACGATAACTGGGAAGAGCTGGTCAGAGAAGAAGCAAGTATGATCGGAGTGAGCATTGAAGAAGCCAAGGAAAACGGTATAGGATTCGGCACAATATCAGCTAGTGCGCATTGTACAGAGTTCGAAGTAGCGGTTGTCGCCGACATCATGGAATTCCTGGGACTTGAGTGGGACGGAGAAATCAATGATCGTGATGGTAAGCATGATCGAGCGCAGTTGTATATAAACTTACCTAACGACTACGTACTGCTGTTTACGTTCTGGGTAGATGACACGTACGACAGGGATACTCAAGCAGACGACATCGATGTAGAGTTTCAGAAGGATGGTATCGATATCGCTAGTACAAACAACTGCACCACATACAATTTCTGGTTAGCGGTACATCAGGCATTAAGGGTAGCGTAGCTACCCTATCATAGGTACAGGGGGCATTCTAGAATGTGTAGTAATAAGTTTAACATTGTAAGGTTAAGGGACATATATGCCGGTAGTCACGACGCGATTATCACAAAACCGAATGAGAGTAGCCACGACGCGATACTCAGGTCCCATGGGCTAAGGAGCGATGACGGTAACAAGATCGAGTTCGATCTGGAAGATAGACAGTGGTACTACGAATCCAAGGCGTTTGATCCGTTACCGGAAGACAAAGAACTCATCAATGCATACTATAATGAAAAAATCGGCACGATAGATGGCCTTGTCTACTGGCTCCATAACAGTGGGATGCATTGCCACGATTCATTAGAAGTAATGTTAGACAATAATGCCGATAGCAATGAAGTCAAGGCCATACGTAAAAGCATCGAGTCCTTCTCAGCTCTATGTGATATGGTAGAAGATACTCCATGGGAGGTCGAGCACCTAATTGGAATTGCCATGGAAGTACGAATCACCAGCATGGAAGAGAAGCTCAAAGAGAGACTGATGACAGCCTATCCGACCGTATACGCCGGAATTCAGAAGGCTAATGATAGGTTCGAACATACGGTGGCAATCGCTAGAAAGAACTTCAGCACTTACGGTGACACATATCCAGTGCAGTTAAAGCGGCTAGAGACTATAGTTAAGCGTGCTACTACCATACGTGATAAGGCACTCGAACCGCTCAATTTTGAGCTGAATAGCTATAAGCAGATGTATAGCTACCGCATGGAACAGGTAGATATCGACAAAGTAAAGATAGCTCTTAAAGCGTCCAAGAACGCGGACTATTCCGCTGGACTCCAGAGTAAATGGAACGATCTCGTAAGCGATTGGGCATGTGCATTCGCGAAGGTAGAAAACCGGAACGAAGCTTGGAAAGACGTGCCGAAGAACGACCGCGAGCGGGATATGAAGCTGCGCAAAGAGCTTGAAGAGTCCGAAAAGTACGGTGCGGAATTTGGGAAAGATGTCTTTGAACAGCAGCCTGGTGAACCTGTAAAGATACTTGACGAAATAGAGCATGGAACAACCACCTACTAGTTAATATGTGATGGGACCCGGAGGGGCAATTCCGGGTCCCCTTGGAAAGGAGCATACCTGCCGAATCGAGCGGCAACTATGATATAAAGATAGATCCTTTCGGAGTTTCATCTTGCGATAGCTTATGAACCTGGGAATTTGAGATAAAGCATAGATAGAATCCCTCTTCCCTTCGACCTTATACCATATCTGGTTTGGAAAGGAGGTGATTCTTATGGCGAAAAGACTAGAAGTAGATGATCCAGTTGTATGCCAGGTTTGCGTGGAGCAGGGAGTCGCTGAACCGTACACGGCAGCGTCAATCATCACACACCTTGGTAGAGTGCATGGCATGAAGGCCAAGGAGTACGCAGAGAAGTATAACGCTCCATTTGTAGCGGCATCGCTCACCAAAAAGTTTAGCGATTTTGGCAAGGCTGGGGCAGCTAAAGTAGCATCAAACAAGGCAGAAAAGCCTGCTGAAGATAACGTAGTTCAGATCGATCCCGCAAATCTCAATTTCCAGGCGTAGTTAGGTCCCACGACTGTCCCGTACTAATATAGGATGTGGACAGTCAGGACAAAAACTTAATAAGCATTCACATCGTGTGGCTCAAACTAATCCTGTGCTGTCCAAGTTCTGGTAAAATAGTTTGAGCCACATTCATGTTTGGAGGCTTACGATGCGGACCTATCTCCTCAAGGAGGATAATACGAAATACGAGATACCAATAAAACCAGAACCACTGGTAAATACGGTCAATCTCGAAGAGTGTGACGCCAGCCATGGCTTCAATCCACTCTATAACGACGCTGTAAAGAAGGGTATGTTCAAAGGATGGAAACACGCGTGGGTTCATATATGGATAGTACTAAAATCATTTGAGGGTGAAAATTGCACATGTTTTCCATCATGTAAGACTATCGCTGATATTGTCGGCACATCTCGTGGCAGGATAAATATCCACATACACGAAATGGTGAAGGCAGGTATCATTGAAATACTCGATAAGGGCGACGCTGAACGTAGCGCGACATATCGGATACTTACTTACAGTCGCGTTCAAAGGCCTAAATCGAAATCTAAATAGATATTCTCAGAAGAAGCATAGGTGTTTCGCGGGCGAAACATATAGGTGTTTCGCGGGCGAAACATAGGTGTTTCGCGGGCGGAACCGAAGAAAAACCATTTTAAGAAGAACCACGTTTCCTTCGGAAACGAAAGAAGAACCAACAGGCGACGAGTCGCCTCAGATTATCGATACGATATAAAGGAGGTTACAGATGGCTGTATTTGGTTGCTGTCACTCCCACCAATACTGCGTACGAACCAAGAAGTGCGCTTATCCTGTACCACTTACAGGAATGGATCCGAGAACACGCGAGACTGTAGTATTACTAGACCCTGCAGATTGTCAACTCAAGAAACGCTGGGAAGGTGATGTGTCTGTTATGGTAGATACAGATAATCCTATCTCTCCAGCTAAACACTATATAGACACTCACCCGCTTAGAGACGTACCTTTTGTCGAGAATGTCCAAGAACCCGTTCCCAATAAAGAGCCTATTCTTCTTGCGAAGGAAGACGCCAAGGACGTACGTGCCCGTTTACGACGTCGCATGCGTTCTCGCGAGAGGAGAAAGTGATGACTAGAGAACAGATCGATAATTGGGCTAATAGGTTTGTTGGTAGGGTTATCCAACGCGATGTAGATCCGTCGGACCCAAAACTCAAGGTAGTTAGCTGGGATTACGGAAAGAGAAATAGGGGTATTTGGTTTACGCTAGGAAATGGGAACACCGTATATCGCCCAATACCATCAGATCTTAAGAGAAAATTCTGAATCCAGCCGGAATCGGCACCGCCTACTTCTTGCTAGACGTCTACACTCGTGGGAGGGCGGACGGTATCGACGCTCCGCACCTTCAATTAAAAACATAGGAGGCCAACGACAATGGCAGACAAAGTAAAAGATCTCGATCAGGAAGAGCGAAGAAAACAGCGTGCTCGTGCACGTAGGAATGCACAGCGAGGCGACATCGAAGGCGCAATCGAGTGCGAGATATGCAAGATGAACGGTAAAGAGTACAAGGCAAATAGCCTGGTCACTCACCTGAGAACAGAGCATGCGATGGATGCGCTGGCATATGAAGAGACTCTGGGTATCGAGCCCGGATCCGGCAAGATCGTTTCGGACAAGCTGAAAGAGAAGTTTGCGGCATCGGGAGCCAAGGGTGCCAAGGCACTTGCCGAGAAGAGAGCACTCGAAGCTGGCGAGGTCAGCGATTCTGATGAAGACGAAGACCAGGATTAATATGGATCCTGGCGCGGTCGGGTAGGTGGTAAGTACCTGAAGCCCGACCGCATACTTTATGTGGAGGTAGCGTCAAGTGAATGAAGAACTTAAGCAATTGATAGTATCTGGCGACACGCAATCAATATTATTACAATCGATACACGAAACTCTACAGCGATACGAGTGCACTAAGAAATACAACGCACTCATAGCTGAGCGTGTCCGTACAGAAGAGGCTATGGGCCCGATCGAGTTTGATATGCGTGCCCAGGCAATCTCTGAGGGCGGAAATGACAAAGCCAGAGACGCTCTCTACAAATCGAAGCTGATAGACCACGTAGAGTATCAAGAGCTCGTACGTAGTAGGCGAGAGTCTATGATTCTTGAAGCAGACCTTATGGCGGAGATAAAGCTACATCGCGACCTCTGCCGCATATACACCGTTTCCGCAGAAGCGATAGTACAAGCGCAGAAAGGATAATTTAGATATGCCCGATAAAATGATAATCGCGGATGGAATTACCGCCGAAGTTGACGGCGATGAGCTTATCCTTAGGGTAGACCTTACGAACGACGCTGGCAAGACCAGCTCAGGTAACGACATGATAGCTAAGACTCCTGGTGCAGCAATACCAGGACTCAAGGGAATCAAAGTAGGCCTGAACGTCTATCGTGTGAAGCCAAAAGGGTAAAGTTTGCCGCATGTGGAGGGCGGAACAAGTTCGCGTGTCAGCGCGAAATCGACAGTTGCCATCTGTCGCGAACCTCCACTGAACGTGGGCTGGTTGTTGAAAGATGACCAGCCCACGATAAAGCTGGCTGATATAGGACCATTGGGACACGCCATTGCTGGTATTACCAGCCTCAGTGGTCCTATACCAGCTAGTCAAGTTCTAGCTGGAATGAACGTTAACAGCGTTCGTCGCGTGTCGTGCGTCTACACTCTTGGAAGCAGGTGTGGGCTCCTATGGTCCGTTGCAATACCATAAGGAGGAAATGCCATGGCTAACGAGAAGTACGACGAACAAGAGGAACAGCGATTCCGAGCGGCTACTGCAGAGTCAGTAAAACGTGGCGATGCAGCGTTCCGAGAGCAGGGAGAACAGATGGCGCAAGCCTCGCGTGAACACGCTGAGGAAGAGTCTACTGCTCCCTACGAGACTGGGAAAGCCCGATCGGTCGAGGGTGGAGTTATTTCAAGGTCCACCGATGCGGAAATAGCTGGAGATAATACTAGAGTTCGTAGAAGAGAATCCAGACGACAGCCGCAAGCTGGTGGTGTCTATGAGGAACCCGGAACCCAGGGTGGTATGCAGGAAGTTAAGTGTGGTTTATGCGGATGGAAGGGACTAGCACTTAGTACCCACATTCACCAGGCACACGGCTTGACTGCAGAGGAATATGAGAAGGAACTTGGCCTGGAGCCAGGTGGATCTTGGATGGTCACTCCGGACCTGATGCCAAAATTCAAAGAGAGTGGGCATCAAGGTGGAGTTATCCGCGCAGAAATAGCTGACGAAGCTGAGAAGCGCGAACATGAGCGTGGCCCCCACGATCCCAGCGTACATGAGAATGAGGACCGACATGGTCCCCAAGATGCAAGGACGACTGCAAGGAAAGATCATGGGAAAGCGGCGTAGACCGCTCATGGTTGGGGATGGGGTATTTCATCCCCAATAGAACGCTTTAACTAAAGAATGGGAGAAAAACAATGTCAGCTCAAGTAAACGGTAAGACAATTACAGATGAAGAGGCTCGAAAGATCGAGCGTGCACGCATTCGCCGACAGGCCAAGCGTGGTGGAATCCTTGATGGAGAACCCGTAGAGTGCGGGTTGTGCAGATTTAAGGCACACAGTCTAGTAACACATATCAAGCAGGCACACGGACTTGATGCCACTGGATATGAAAACGAATTGGACCTTCCAGTAGGTTCGGCGAAGCTCGTTAGTGACGCACTTCAAGTGAAATTCAAAGAGGCCGGTAAGCGTGGTGCTGATGCATTGGCCGCGAAAAGGGAAAAGGAGCGACTTGAGAAGCTTGCAGAGGAAGAAGCCGCACAGGATCCCGACAACGCTGGCAAACCAGGCACTACGACTAAAGCGGCATAAGATAGTGCTAGTTGGGGAGTGATAATGACCCCCGTCACTCCCCAAAGCTCCTCTCGGCAAAGTCGACACCATTTGTTTCTCACCGTACGTCTACACTCGTAGCAAGAGCAAACGGCTCTTGACCTACATGGAGGTATGTACGAAGATGGCAACAATCGCTACATGCAACACCGAAATTCCACAGTATCACAGTGGTATCATCGCTCAGATCGAGAGTGAGATAATACTGCCAGTCACTAGTACTGGTAGCTCTATCTATACGCTCATAGTTAACGAACTCATTGGTACTGGTCAGGTAAGATTTGGTCCTAGACCTAATGAGGCCACATTTGATCGTCTCCACAGAATCGTCCGCGCTAATGTACAAAAGAACAGCCCTATACCAATTCTTGTACCGTCTGGACCGAAGAAACCGCATAGTGGAGAATCGATAGACCTTGCAGAACTGTATGCTATGCGCATGATGATGTGTATGCACAACAGAGTGTCTGAGGTCTACCCACCAGGATGCAAATTCTATGTCAGACTAGAAGATTTGACAGGGTACGCGCTCGAAGCACATGAAGTAGAGATTAGGCAAGACATTGAGAAGTATATTTCAGACTACCAGAATTTGTGCAATGTGCTTGGTTATGGGCAGATAATTCATCCGATAAGAGAGAGCATGGTCACCACTGAGAGCGCGTATATGAATTGTGTAGCCCAAATATTTCCAGTGATGGCGGATTACCTCAGATACACAGATATAAATGGAGTGGGTTCAGCGTATCACTCCGATGCGTACCAAGAGCTCCTTAGGATGGGCTGGATTGGAGTCGTACCAAAAGAGCAGAGGGATTTCTACAAAGGGAAATATGAGAGAATCTACCCGGATTTTCCACAGTCTAGGATAAATGACTTGATAGCCATGTATTTCAGTGTGACACTTGCGAGAGAGCGTGTTGGGCTCGTGATACTCCCGAAGGGAATGGATAAAGATTTTGTACAGATGAACTTTGCTCCACAAGTGCCTGGAATACCGGAAGGGTTTGCTAGTAACCGTGTTTACTACCGAGCGATACCACTGTCCATATCAAAATCAAATATACCATACTGGAGAGCTAAGGGATTTCTCAAACTTGGACAGACTGTACAGCCTTGTCTCACTACGTGGGCGGATCCGACACAGTTTAGTAAGATGACCATCCATCTTGACCATCCTAGCAATGGAATCGGTGTGGACATAAGGGCGGATTTCATACATGCCGCGTAGGTAGTAAAAACGAGACTGGCACCGCTCTAGCTTCACCGTACGTCTACACTTTTGGAGGAGCAAAACGGCTCCCACAACAATTTTGGAGGTAGGATATGAAGTGTTTGATAGTTTCAATAAGGGAATTGAGGGGCATATTCTATAAAGATCATAGCTGGGTGCCGCTCACCAGCTATATCGACGCTGCTGAGAGAAATCCTGAGTTGTACAAGGAACGGGGTCTTTTATTGGAATGCGATACTGAGCCTGGAGTGATAGAGGACGTTGATTCCTTGAAAAGGAAACAGGCTATCCACGTTCTGGCAGAGGTTATCAACGATGCCAATTATTCTAACGATAGCACATCACCTGACATCATTCGTATTAAATGGACAATCAATAAGGATGGTACATGGTTCCATCGGTTGACAGATGGTGATAAGTTAGCTCTAAAGTTGTGGCTTGGTAAGATTATTGATAACGATATAGAAGATGCGATGAGTGAGAATACCAGTAGGTGGCGCGGATTCAAAACCGTCGTTGAGATAGGTAATTTCATCATCAAGATGATGGATGCGTATTGGGTACTGTGGCCGGAGGAGACAAAATGAGTAAGGATATTTTACCAGAAGAGGTGCGCGATCCAAGATCATGCATGATGTGTGATAAAATGTCTAGTAGAAGAGATAAGAGTAACGATCCAATATATGAGAGGTTCATTATGACGTGCCATAATGACGAGTGTGAGAACCGTAAAATTGATATTGACTTTGTCGGTTGGATAAATGATGGTGCGGGTATTAAAGATCACGCTATGTTAGTGAGAATAATTCGTGGCCTTGTATTTGACGCGGTTAAACCTGGTCGACACGCTGCCTATATCGAACCATACGGTGATGACATACCACATGGTGCAGTTGTTATCTATGAAGGTGCAGAATGTACAGATGAAGAAAAACTGCGCGATCTCTTCATTAAAAGATTAAATTCCTAAAAGCGCGAACCTCCACTAGGGCTGGTCAAAAGCCAGCCCACTTTTATCCCCAATTACATCCCATATAATAAATAATTAAGATATATAAGCGTAGCCTAATAGTTTGGTCGTCACGTGACATAACGACTTTCCAGCCGTCATGCCATATAACGATATAGGATATGCCATATTAGCACCGTTTATCCGGCACCAGACGTCTACACTCTTGGAGGTGAACAATGTGCGATCAAATTAAGCGTAGTGGAGGAGGTATAAATGGATAAAAACATAAGGTGCGCGTACGAATTAGAAGATGCAGCTAAGACAGCGACAGCACAGGCAGAAGGATTGGTACGTGCACTAAATCGAGGACTAGATCGGGCAGTCTGTGATAAAAATAAGATGGATAGACAGATAAAGAGGCTGGAGGAGATTGGATCATTGCTATATAATCTCCAGCTTGAGATCGAAACTCTGATATAGCTGGAATCGGCACCGCCCAACCGGGGCCAGGCGTCTACACTCTTGTGGGCGGGAGCGCACAGCGCGACCCGTACCTAGGCAAATAAGAAAGTGGAGGAACACGAAAATGGCAAACACAACAAAGACAGCAGAGCAGATCGCACAGGAACAGCGAAGCAAGACCAGAGCAGCAGCACGCAGAGCAGCCCAGCGAGGCTACCAGCTCGGAGCAGATACGATCAAGTGCGCACTTTGCGAATACGAAGCACACAGTCTAGTAACGCACATCAAGAGTGCGCACGCAATGGACCTAACAGCATATGAAGAAGCTGCAGGACTCGCGCTAGGTACGGCAGTTGTGATCAGCCCGTCACTCCAGGCGAGATTCAAGGAGGCAGGGGCCAAGGGAGCAGCCAAGCTAGCCGAGAAGAAAGCAGCCCAATCAGCCAACGGATAGTCAACCACACAGCGAATCGGGCGGGGCTAACCACCCCGCCCACTCCAACAAATAGCTACCCCACATACCTTAAGCACATCCCACCATATAGTATATCCCATATATGACGTATATGACGACATGACGACTGAAAAGTCGTCAGATATCCCTATATACCCATATTATCCCCATTCGGGATATACCATACGTCTATACTATTAGTATATATTCCCATAGGGGTATATCTGGAGTACCCCTCGGATATTGGCACCACCTAGATATCGGCAGACGTCTACACTCTTGGAGGTGGACGGAGCAAGCGACCACCACGGAGGATGCGCCGCGATTGGCACCACGTGGGGAGCGCAGGACGTCTACACTCTTGGAGGCGGAAACGCCCAAAACGAAGCAGGAGGACACGACCAATGGTAACAGAGCAGACAGTAGAGCAGAAGGCAAGAGCAGCAGCGAGAGCAAGCGCGAGGAGAGCCGCGAAGCGAGGCTACACGCTGGAGGGCGAGGGCGTCTCGTGCGCTCTGTGCGGTCACACAGCCCACAGCCTCGTCAGCCACCTTCGCACAGCCCACGCGCTGGACGCGGCAGGGTACGAGGAAGCCGCAGGGCTGGAGCTCGGCACAGCGAACCTCGTCAGCGAGGCACTCCGCGCACGCTTCGTCAAGGCAGGGGCGAAGGGCGGAGAGGCAACGCGAGAAAGCAAAAGGGCTAGCTAGCCCTTTGAACACGGGGAGGATGAGACCAGCTCCTCCCCGTGTTCCAGCTCTACTATGTGAGTAAGCGTGGCGCATAGGAGGGCATAATGCCTTGTCAGAATACTATCGATAATAGAATAGCTTTAGGTGTTTGTGTTAGATGTGGGAAAAATGCTCCTGATGGCAAACATAAATCGTGTAGCTTATGTTTGGAGAATGAACGCCTAAATCATGCCAATCGTCGAATGAAACGTAAAGCGACGTCTCTTTGCGTTGAATGCGGAAAGACTACAGTTAACATACCTGGAATATGGTGCCCAGAGTGTCGTAGTATAGAACGAAATAGAACCTCCAATGCTAAGGACAACGATCTCTGCTCCTATTGTAGGATTAGGTCGGCTCAGCATGGGTCTGGTATGTGTTCAATGTGTTTAGAAAAGAAGAGACTAAGATATAGAGCTTTAAAACAGAAAGTTATCGACCACTACGGTGGTAGGTGTGAGTGTTGTGGTGAGAGTAGACATGAATTTCTAAATATCGACCATACCAACGGTGGCGGTAGAGCGCATAGAGATAAAGATTTTGGTGGCAAAAGTGGCGCGATATTCTATCGTTGGCTAATAAAGAATGGGTATCCATCGGAGTTCAGGGTATTGTGTTGGAATTGCAATTGTTCAATTGGCCTATTCGGGTACTGTCCACACAAGCAAGCAGGCTAGACAGCCAAGGGAGGGGGCCGGAACCAGCGGCCCCCTCCGCAACCAAGCGGAGAGAGTTGGCGCCACTCGACCCCAACTGAACGTCTACACTCTTGGAGGTGGAAACAATGCCGTTATCAACACAAATCATACGAGATGGAGAGCCACTAGAACTAAGATGGTCACTGTGGCACGCGGCTTGCATGCACGAAGCCGCGAAGAGAGAAGGCAAGGACATCAACCAGCTTGGTACTGTAGTCCTTGAAGAAAACCACACTTTCGTTGACGAGAGCGATGGCGAGGTGCTCAACCTCAAAAAGGGAGATATCCTCAAGATGTGGCACAGCAGGTTCTAAAATGAAAATGGGGGTGGCATCGGCCACCCCTACAATTTTGGAGGTAAAGGAAATGACAAAAGCAATAGTTTTTGCAGTAGCATCGATAGCCGTATTGATTTTCATGGTATGGTGTGCGATCGTCGGAGTACGAAGAAAAAGATGGGCAATGGCAGGTGTATCGGGTACAATGGCAGTTATCTGGCCAATAGCAATGTGGTGGTTAGCCACGTATTACTACGAATTGGACATCATCACGCGCTAGTGGTGACGCGAATTGGCACCATCTGGCTTGAACCGAACGTCTACACTCTTGGAGGTGGAAATGCAAAAATTAAATAGGTTTATGATCTTCTTCGCGGCTATAATGGCCGACAGTCTTGGAATGTACTGGTGCAATCATGGTCGAATAGATGATGGTTGTTCACTCCTTATGATGGGATCGATACTGGGTATTTGGTTTGGTACGACTATTCCACAACTCAATCCAGATGCCAAACCTCATAAGTGTAGCGGTGATTGTGGGCATGAATGTGATGGTAGCTGCTAGTGACCACCAAAAAGGTAAAGCCCCACGAAAGTGGGGCTACTCCTCTACTAAGAGGACATGATATCGTTTTTAAAGATGGTAAGGCTAAAAACATACATGAAAGGTATGGTAGAATGTACAGTAATGCAAAAGCTAAGACCGCTACTACAATAGTAACACCAGTTATTCCAAGGTACGTAGGATATGAAACATCAAATATCTACGCTCTTGCAGAATGGGCTAGTAAGCAAGACGGATACTCCATCTGCAAATTCACATCAACCCTCATCAATAAACAGAGCGAGACTATCATGTACACCGTCCTAATGGAACGCGTATAAAGTGAGCGCCGTTTCGCTCTTGCTATGCGTCTACACTCTTAGGAACGAACACGCTTACTGGAGGTAAGAATGAGTAAAGAGCCTTTAACGCCTGAGCAGATCGAGGAGTATAAGAAGAGCATTGATGGTATGACTCAGTATGATATGGGTCGATTGCAGAGATTTGCTCCTATTGGTCACCCGATCTTCGATTCAAGGAACGAGGGATTGTATGAGTACTTTCAAGAGAAATTCAAATCTCTTGGCGGTATGACACCTGGACTCTCAAAGGAATTGGGGTTCAACAACCAATGAAAGAGATAAAGATTTTTGAGGTTAGGGATGATATGACCTGTATGCCAGTATTGGCTATCAAGGTGGTTAATCCTAGACTAGGGAGTAGAGAAGATAAACTCCTTGGTAAAGCCGGATGGGGTCGTGATGGCGGAGTCTACATGATCTGCATGGAAATGAACTCTGTACAAGATGATCCTTACAAATGGGGTGACAATACACGAACACGTACCACGGCTCACGACTACATCAGGGAGCATTTTGACGAGCTAGAAGATGGTGCTATGATTGATGTCAAGGCGATTCTTGGTGAAGAACCGATGGAATCCGACATTGACAAGCGCGAAATCTACTAGGTACAGTCTCTGGAGAAGAAAAGTTTGACAAGTCTCTACCTCCAGAGAGAAGCGGTGTAAGACCCACCTCTTCACAATGTGGGTCTACACTCTAATTCTGTGTGTGGAGATAGATATGAGCAAAAGAAATACACTCTCGGTGAGATTTATGAAATCGATAGTGCGTGTGTATGGTTATTTGCGTAACGTAATAGTAAGTTTTGGCGAAAATAATGAGCTGGAGGGCATGAGTAATGGGATCAAAGAATCCTCAACTATCACAGAAAGAGACAGAGAACTCATCAGTCGATGGGGAAAACGTCACAGTAGTAAAAATGCATATTCAATCACTACCGCTTCTACAAGAAGTCATGGCAAGGGTGAAACAGGACGGTCCAATAACAATGGAGGATATTAATCCGATATTGGAGCGGGTTGAGAATCCCGATGATAAGGCACACCTTATCACTTTCTGTACGCGTATGGTCGAACAGATCAATGAGACTGGTGAAAAGCCAGCATTCGACTTCATTGATGCTACTGTAAGCGATACACCAGAAATAGGAGTGTTTGACGAAGCTCTCCACAATGATGATGTCGAGACAATCAAGAAGATGTTTGAGACTATGCCGTATCTGCGCAATCTAACAAAAGAGAATGGTACAAACGTTCTTATGTTGGCAACTGCCATGGATAGGAAGAACATTGCTAAGTGGTTGGTAGAAACTGGGTTCAACTTCAATAAATGCCGCTACGACGGAATTAGTTCATTCCATGCCGCAGTCGTAAAGCTAAACTACGATCTGGTAGAGCTAATGCTCAAGAATGGGTGCAATCCTGATACGGCCTTCGGTGCTGGTAGCGCGATCCTTGGATTTGTAAAGGACCATGGATATGATCAAATGGCAGCTCTACTGGAACAATATGGGGCTACTGGTGAACCCTTCTTTGGCGAAGAATATAGTCGTATGGACGCGACCATAACTATGCTTAGTGACATTGGTGGGACAATGAATTAAGATATGCCATATTGGCCCCATTCCATCGGTGGTAGACGTCTACACTCTCGGAGGTGGGCGGAATCCCACACCGGACGGTCACAGCCCAGGACACATGGGGTTGGCACCGCTCGGTGGGCGGTGGGCGTCTACACTCTTGGGAGCGGACACAGTGTTCCGCACCAAGCGATGGAGGATAGCAACAATGGCAACAGAACAAACACAGGAACAGAAAGACAGAGCAAAGAAGAGAGCATCAGCCCGACGAGCCGCACAGCGCGGATACTCGCTGGATGGCGAGATGGTGAAGTGCGCACTTTGTGACCATCAGGCACATTCGCTGGTGACACACATCAAGTCAGTTCACGCGATGGACCTCACCGCATACGAAGAGGCAGCGGGGCTGGAGCTAGGCACAGCAGTCGTGGTATCCGACGCACTCAAGGCCAGATTCAAAGAGGCAGGGGCGAAGGGAGCCGCGAAGCTGGCAGAGAAGAGAGCAGCCGAAGCCCAGACCGCCTAGGACACATGCGGCTGGCACCACTTCGGGGGTGCCAGCCGTCTACACTCTTGGAGGCGAGAACACTTTTCGTCTCGCACACCACTAGTTGGAGGACATAGACGATGGCAGTAAGTACACGAATTCAGAACATACAGACATTCCAAGAGTTACTCTGCAATAACGAAAGAGCAGCATTCGCCTTTTTCAAGAGTATGCCAGAAGACGAAAAGCAGGTACTGAGGGACGATCTGCACAGTGTGGTCGAAAAGATTAAGGCCGAAGAAGAGAAGAAGGAAGTTTAGAGAATGGTTGGAGGACATAGACGATGACCAGATTGTTTAGAGAGAATGAACAGCCAGATATCAAGTTCATCATGTTCGAAAAGGATACATTCATCCAAATACCCGACGAAGAGCGGGAACAGACCTGCCCAGAGCTACTAAAGGACTACGGTACATGGGCTAGCTACTACCGTAACACCGCAGACTACGATGATTACCTAGTTATCGCACAGACCCACGATAGGATGGCGATACTGAGATGTAGAGAGTCAGTAGCGAAATCGATATCGGTAGCCACGGCAGATATAGCGATTTAGGGTTGCCGTGATCCCGTTTGGCAACGGGTTAGCGATCCTTGGGGTGGGTCGACGAGGCTCACCCCACAAATATAGCGTTGGAGGAAATAGTGAAAGTACCAGATTTAGCATTAGACGAATTCACAAAGTATTCTGAAGAGCGTACAAAGAAACTGCAGGAAGTCATGGCACAAGGTGATGAGGCTATGATAGAGTACCAGAAGAAAATCGAAGAGTCTCTGTACGGAAATAGACCTGGACTCAGGAGATGCGCAGAGACTGTATCGGCAACAATGGCACTAGCTATGATAATGGGCTCATCACCCATAGTAGCCACGATGACAGCTATGACAGTGATGTTAGAACTGTGCGACTACTCAGTAGAAATAGCAACAAAGACTAAAGTTGATGAAGCAGCAATTTCGCAATCAATCATGGACTCAATAAACAAGACCGCGTAGACGGTCAAAAGTTGGGGGCACTAGGGTAAATTAAAACGAGGAGATGTTAATGTCTAACGAAATGACTATCGAAGAAAAGATGATTCAGATGGCAGAAACTCACTTCCCCCAGTGCTCCCACTGTGGCAAATTTTCATGCGATGGAAGGTGCATCGTAGAATCAAATCCCACTGACGCGTCGTGATCCTCCAACACACGCTGGGTAGGGCTTCGTCTCCCTACCCAGCGACAATCCCCACATATACTATTCAGCAAAATCTGTGTCGGGGACCCATATGACGTATAGTGTATACTAGGCTGCTTTTGTATTGGAACCCAGTTGGGAATATACATGTACTAGAAATAGGCATACTAGCACCGGAGATAGTCGGAATAGCGAATGAGGAGGTAGCAAAGAGCTTTGATGAAGTTATGATCTCGTAGTCAGAATTGGTATATGGATATATACCATTGATATACGGATATATCCGGAATATTAATGTACTAGAGAGGAAAGGAAAGAGACAATGCTTACAATTACGGTGAAAGAACTATACAGCGCCAGTCCATGTAGAGAAGGCAGAGAAATGATGGACAAACTGTTCGAGGGGTATGACGATGACAGAGTACTCACACCAGATGACATACTCGGATTTCCTGCGGAGTGGGCTGCATGGGGTATAGCAGAGATCCGTGGGGATCAGAAAGAAGAGAGTGACCGCACCCTGAAGACGTACGCATACCTTTGCGTGGATAGAGCATGCGCGAGTCTCATCGCAATGAAGACTGATGATTGCGATGAACTTGAGTGTATAGAAACGGTTAAGAGTACCATGGAGATGTGCAAAGATCATCTGCTCGGTAAGACTAGAGCAGATGATATGGTAGATCAGAGGGATATAATGTCTGATCTGGTATATGGGGGTCGCCCTGATGGGATAGACGGTAACATACTAAGCTCTGTATATCACCTTGTCGATGATCTCGTAGACTACGCATGTATACCAACAGATTTCTACAGTACGCTGCACTATGCTAGACTTGCTGCGGAAGACATAGAGGCGGAAGATAAGTGGCAGGTGGTCAAGCTACACGAGATATTAACACACCCAGAAATGCTGTTTCCATGTAAGGAGGACGAAGATGCTAAGCATAACTAAGAGAGAGCTGCTTGATGCTGGGCCGTGTTATAGTGGCAGGGATGCAATAGACGCAATACTCGAAAACTACGATTACGATACGCCTATACCAGTGGAAAAGGCACTAGAATTCGATGCCGAGTATACCATGTGGGGAATATCGGAAATTAAAGACGAAAGCCAGGAAGAGGAGCGCGATCGCATATTAAAAACGTTCGCGTATCTCTGCGTAGAGCATGTATACGAGAACTTTGAAGAGCGCACTGGTGATCGTGAATGTACGGCAGAGGACGTAAAACTCGTCAAAGATGCCGTTGATGCATGTAAGGAATACCTACTTGGGAAAATAGATATAGATGAACTATGCAGATACGATGGACCGGTAGAAAGCCTTACAAAACGTATCGACAGCCTAGATACAAATAGCTATATAGTAGATGCCGTGTACTACCTCATAGAAGGGCTCACGTGTTGTAATGACAACGAACTAGAAGACTTTACCGACGTAGTTAGAAGTGCTAGGAATAGTATGTATTTTGAAAATGATATAACGGAGCATAAAGAGTGGCAGAAGAAGAGGTTGCATGAGCTTCTGACACATCCTGAGATGCTGTTTCCATGCAAGATGAGAGGTAAAGAAGATGCGGAAGAAGAATGTGTTCAAAGTGGAGAAGAGGAATCCTGACGGTACTTGGGTAGAAGTAAAACAGGAAGAAGTGAATATCGGTGACTACGTTAGAGCCACTGATATAAAAAGTGGATTTAAGTTTAGCGAAGGTAGAGTGACCGAATGTACCGATAATTGGATGAAGGTGGTGACAGAGAAATGAACCACGTGATATTCTTACTACTGGCAATATCGTTTGTAGTACATATACTAACAATAATAACCGTATTTAACCTTAGCAAGATCGTTATCGCACACTTGCAAATGCATATAAATAGGCTTGAGAAGTCCATAGAAAAGTCCGATGCGATTATAGCAAAGCTAAACAAAGAGCTTGGTGGGGAGGGGTAATGGACTACCTGAGTATTGAGAAATCGAGGGAGCTTAATGACCTTGGTGTCTGGACTGGTAGAAAATGGAAGATAGGTGATATAATATACGCCGACTGGATTAACCAGGACGATATAGGAATGATCACTGGGGTGTCCCGTACAGATATGGAGTACTACGTTACCATATATACTAACGGGTACAAAACAGGTGGTGAGTTTACGAATCCCACCGGAATATTCCTTCTACCAAGGATAGACGACGTGATCGATGCGTTCAAGGAAGATGTGATGGACGCGATTTTCGTACATAAAGATAATACCTGGGAGTGTTCAGTAGCTATATTTAATAGTGAATGTAACTGCATATTTAATATAGACGCGGAAAGCGAATCAAAGGTAGAAGCAGTTGCAATGTGCCTGACGAAGTTTATGAGGTGGAGAAACAATGGCAAATGAAGAAATATGCCCGAAGTGTGGGACGAAAATGGAGTATTGCACAGGCAATACGGGTGACTTTGGTGCCAATTTTTGTCGCACGATCAAACACGAGACTGGCGGTGCGGAATGCTGCATGAACCAAATACCGCAGTTAAAAGAGCAAATAGCGAACCTCACAATTAAACTTGAAGAGGAGACAATACGATCTGACGAGTGGGAAAAAGCTGCAATAGCATCAGATGATAGACATAGAATAGCTCAGGAACGTGCTGAAAAGGCTGAAAAGGAGAGGGATGATCTTATTCTGTATGTGCTAATAAGGTCGGTCAATGATTGTGGTGACTGGCCTCTCAGCGATCAGGAGGTATTAACCAAGGCATATACGTCATTGATCAATGCAAATCAGAGTCATCACATCCCTTGGTTACAAAATCTCGTGGCTAGAATGAGTAAAATGCTATAGGTGGAGGTAGTAATGGGGCTTACGTGGGTAAAACCGGAAGAATTGACAAATGATAGAGGTCCGATAACTATTACGTCGGACCAGCTAGCACAGGCTATGGTAGATTCTGAAATGACGCTCAAACAGATAGTAGCATTTACCGATAGCCTTGGGCTCGATATGCAAGGCGCATTTGTATCTGATAAAGATCAATTGAAACGTCTTGGATTCGGCGATGATACGCCTAGTGCTGCGTAGGTAGTGGGGAGTCAAAGATGTTCACATATATGGATAAGGAAGATGGGCATAAAATACCTATCTCGGTTTGGTTGGATAGGCATGCTTATTTTAATGATGATGTACTAGTTAAGCAAACCGAGAATCTAGCAAGGTTGCCATTTCTTCATGGGCGGGTAGCGTTAACACCAGATGGCCATCCTGGATACGGTATGCCAATCGGAGGTATAATCGGTGCACGTGAATATGTCATACCAAACGCTGTCGGGGTAGACATAGGGTGCGGAATGGGTGCTGTTAAGACTGATGCAAAGGTCCCAAACATAGAAACACTTAAATTAATTAAAGCTAAGATAATGACGACGATTCCTGTGGGCTTCAACCACATGGATAAGCCGTGTTCTCATTCACTGATGCCACGTACAGTTGAATGGTTTACACAATCGGATATGGTTAAAAATCACGAACTGTATCCGATAGTATCACAAGAATATGAGAAAGCTAGATACTCTCTCGGTACACTTGGTGGTGGAAATCACTTTATTGAATTGCAAGCAGATGAAGAAGATAATCTGTGGATTATGTTACATTCCGGATCCCGTAATCTAGGTAAGAAAGTGTGCGATTACTATAATGATGCCGCTATGGACCTAAATAAAATTTGGTATTCAACGGTACCAAAAGAATGGGAGCTGGCGTTTTTACCTATGAATGAGGGTATTGGTCGGTCATATATCCGTGAAATGGAATACTGTTTAATGTTTGCTAAAGCAAATAGACAGTTCATGATAGATGTTGTCAAGGGCATACTAGCTGATAGTATAGGGTGTTGTTTTGTGCAAGAAGTTAATATACACCATAATTATGCCGCCATGGAACATCATGATGGTGTGGATGTTATGGTGCACAGAAAAGGTGCGACTAGAGCTCGTACTGGAGAGCTTGGTATTATACCAGGTTCACAAGGTACGAACAGCTATATCGTCAGTGGCCTTGGGAACGATGCGTCTTTCATGTCTTGTTCACATGGCGCTGGGAGGACCATGGGGAGAAAAGAGGCTATTCGGAAGCTTTCTCTTATAGATGAGACTAAAAGCCTGAATAAGCGTGGTATACTGCATTCATTAACCAATCAGAGTAAGTTAGATGAAGCTCCATCAGCATATAAAGATATAGATACCGTAATGGCTAACCAGGAAGATTTAGTTAGTATTGTTACTAAACTCAGGCCACTAGCAGTAGTGAAAGGATAGGACAATGGCTATATCGTATACCAGAGATATGAGGAATGCCGCTAAGGAAGATAATCGCATGCTCGTATCTATACAATTTGACAATAGTGAGCAAAACCCTATTGGAGGATCATATGGGTACCAAGGTCCAGTTAGTAATGAATTGGCAGAAGAGTTTAGGATATTTACCCATAACTTTATCGCAAAAGCAGTTCAATGTAAACGACCTGGAGGATAAGATAATGGAACGAATAGAGCTTAAGAAGAGGTATGTAAAATTACGTGAATTCCTAATGGAAGGGCATGAACTCGGCAGTTATAAACATCTCACAATAATAAGTACTGCTGGAAAGCGGATATATACTAATAGGTGGGAAGCTAAGTGTAAGTGTAAGGGCTGCGAATTTAGTGTGCGGATACACTCAGACGCGTACAGCGATGGCACGTCATATGCCCATAAAGGGTCTATTGACCACGGTGTACCACCGATAAAGAGTGTTAGTGCTATGACTGATGCGTGTAGGGCGTACGCATGTTCCGCTATGACGTGGGAGGAGGCTGTAGCTAGTGCCAGATAAATATAATAAAATAGATATGGAACGTTCGGTCTTGTGGAAAGCTTTTGGTATTGGCGCAATCACATGCAATATGCGTAATAGTACGTGTCCACCTAAATGTAAGCCACAGACCCAGGTAGATTGCGTGTGCAAATTTATGTATAGTAGTGACGTACATAAATTTGAATGCCCGTACTGCCACAGCACACATTCGACTATCGAATCTATGCAAGATCATCAGAAAGATTGCGAATATAATCCAGATATGCATGGATGCCAAACATGCCACGTCAATTTTAATGGTCCATGTACACATCGCGGTAAGACGTGGAGAATAAAATGTGCGTATTGGTCCGACAATAGGTAGTAGGAGGTATTATGCCAGAGCAGATTAATCTAGACGATATTAGGCGCAATGTAGAGGTACGCAGAAAAGATGTCTCAAAGTATGATGAGGCCATGGCCGATGGTATATCCCATGAAGACGCGGCTGGATACGCCGGAGATTTTGCAAGTGATGTAGTTGACGCTAATTCAGAGATACTACAGCTCATATCGGTAGTTGAAAAACTTACAGGTTTGCCTGTCGCTTCAGTAGATGGCGGTCAGGCAAGTATGCAAGTTTTAAACCGTGTTGTAATTGATCATGGTGGGACCCACTCCTATCTAGTGGCTGTGAAGTATTGTGTAGAATGTGCATGTGCACATACCCACTTCCAAGATTGTAGCGGACCCTGTGCGAACTGTCAAGTTACCGTACGGGATATAACTGAATGTGATCGGCCAACAAATTTTGTACCACGTAAACCTGAGGAGGAACAGAAATGCTAGTACTAGTAACTGGTGGACCGACAGAGTCCGAGATAGACACTGTTCGTGTGATTAAGAATAAATTCAGGGGGTCGACAGGTACTCAGATCGCTGAGTATTTCGCTGAGCAGGGCGATGAAGTAATACTACTAACTTCTGACGATAGAGTAAAGAGGGAGAGCTTGCCTGGAGTGCAGGTGATGAAGTTTCACACTTTCACACATTTGCATGACTTTATGAAGAAGTGTATCGTGGAGTACCAACCGGACGTAGTAATTCATTCTGCGGCTGTAAATGACTACGATGTGAGTACTGTCGAAGCCCTTGTGGACGGTGAATGGGTAGAACAAGACCGATCTACGAAGATAGGCTCGGACTTTAATACCATGCGTATGACTATGGTAAAACTACCAAAGATTATCGATCGAATACGCGGATGGGGCTTCAAAGGGGTACTCGTGAAGTTTAAGTTGCAGTCCGGTATGACTGATGAACAGCTCATAGACGTCGCGAAGAAGAGTATGGAACACTCTAATGCTGATCTAATCGTTGCAAATTGCTTCGAGTGGTTCACACAGAGAGCGTACATAATCGATAAAGACGCTTGCATGAACGTGAAGCGAAATCACCTGCCGTTCATGCTTAGAAAGGTAGTGTTGGAGTATCTAAAATGAAAATATTGCTTGGAGTAACTGGTAGCGTAGCCTCTACCCTTACGCTAAAATTTGTAAAGATGTTGCTTGAGGAAGGCCATGACGTAAAGATGGTCTACACAGAGAAAGCTGAATACTTCTTCTTGCCTGATAGGGCAGCGTTACATGTTCTATCTCAGACCAACCTGCACTTTCGATTATTTCATGAGTATGAAGAATGGTGTAATGATGGAGTCATTTTAGATCAATACGTGAAAGATCAAAAAGTGTTGCACGTGGAACTCGCGATATGGGCAGATGTTATAGTTATCGCACCAGCAACCGCAAATACTATTGCCAAAATAGTAAACGGTATCGCCGATAATTTACTGACATCAGTGGTACTCGCAAGGCCACAGAGTGTACCGTTAGTAGTAGCTCCGGCCATGAATACCAATATGTGGTATAGTAAGCCCACGATGCATAATATAGTGGCTCTTGAGGAAATGTTTGTGACAGTTGTTGAACCGCAGAGAAAAAAACTTGCATGCGGCGCGGATGGTATAGGAGCACTAGCAAATCTTGACATTATAATACAAGAAATATATGATGCCCAACAAGAGCGTCTAGATAAGGGGTGGTAAACAATGGCTATACTCATGGTAGTGTGTGTCCTTGCTATAATATGGACCATAATTGTAAGTGAGCGTAATAATAAGGTGTTTAATTACCGCGAAAGGATGCGTAACGCTATAGACGAAAAGTCTATAGCTATGATCGATGCGCCTATACCATTTAATATATATGATGATAATATAGCATACGACGTTCGTATGAACATGTTATATGAGCATTATTCCACACTTCATAATCAAATAGAAGAATTATATAACGCGTTTAGTGGTGTATCGTATCACGTAATGGTGCATAAATTTTGGGTACCAGTGGAGGACTTCTATAAAGGAACGATACTGGAACATATGTTGGAAAATGAAGAGAAATAAAGTTGGCGACATCTTGGTCGCTGTAGACGTCTACACTTTTGGCGACACTTCGCCTTGGAGGATATAATGGGGCAACAACTTGAAACAACGCCATGTACACCGGTAGAGAGCACTACTACTGCGGTAATAGGACAGGCTGAAGAGCAAACGATGTTCGAGATCAACAATCTTATGAGTCAGCCATTGAGTACCCTGACATTCACACAATTGCTACAGATCATGTCAAGACCAATATCACAAGATGATGAGGATGAACCAGATGGCACTATCATCAGGATGGCAAAATACCTTGGTTGCACACATGGCGACATGTATGAATCAACGGTGTCGTACGACGCATATTTAACCCCACATTACGCAAAGGCTATAGATGCTGTGGTCATGCCAAATGCGGTTGCAGGACCATACCGAATGGACAGATTTGGTGGGGAAATTCCATACCAACAATCCGAATTCGAGGTAAGATATAGGAAGTTTGAGACTATGGTGATTGGTGCATATTACCACTCATCAGCGAGTATTGATGGCAACATAATAAAATATGTACTGTCCACTTGTCTTAATGAACAGTATTTTGATATTACAGTACACCCTCAGCACTCACAGTATGTCGATAAGATAGCTGATCTTATTAGACACTATGTACGTGATCATAACTATTTGAAGGGTCAGAAAATAA